CCCCCCCCCCCCCCCCCCCCCCCCCACGACAGTGCACACTCTTTCCCTACACGACGCTCTTCCGATCTCGGAGTGAGAGGTAATTATTCGCTCAACTAACGTAGAGCCAGTGCGAGGCAAACCTATTATAAAAATAGCTTGTTCGCCGCGCTCCATACCAGCTTGACTGTGACTAAACAGCTCAGCTTTATACACCTCTTCAATTCGCCTCATGAATCTAACATCTTCAAATACATCATATTGGAATCTCTTTCGATATAGGGCTGCACCTTTAGACCGCCAACTAAAACTTTGCTGATAATTCTTACAGTCTTCAAGTTCTTTAGCTAGTGCATAACATCCCATAACTTTCGCCAAAGAGCTTTCTGGTTGTCGCTCGATAAATTCCTTCAATTGTTCAATATGATTGCTTGCAAGCGATTGCTTAAATAGGTTAGATCGCAGAAAGATGGCTTCGTGATGGTCTGGGTCAAGCTCTAATACTCGCGGATGTGCTTTCGGTTCTTTGCCAGCACTTCGCTTCGCGCGAGCGAGCGCGAGACGCTCTACCGCTGCCTCACGTTGCTCCGGAGTCATAGGTTTGCGCTTGCGCTTAACCTTCTTGGGAGTGGTATCCACGCCCATCTGTTCGAGCATAGACTTTTTCTTTGCTTCCATAGTTTTTGCTCTTTTTTGAGCAGGTGTTAGCAAATGGTCCATATCATTGCTCATTGCGCTTTCCTCCGTTGTACTCGGTTAACTGTCTGTGGTCAAACTCAGTCCATCTAGAAGCATCGTTGTCCCAGACTTGGATAATATTTTTATCCTTGTTTTCCTCTGGGCGGTATGCTGTTGTGTCCCAACTTTTTAGAGTTGCGTTCAACTCAACTTCCTCGCCTTCTTTGAGATACTTTAAGTTGACAACGCCATTTTTAAGATGCCTCATGATAACAGGATACATGGGTCTCGCGAAAGAAAATGGGGGTATTGGTTTCTTTTTCATTTGTAGAAAATGTGATTATCAATCACAGTTGTCCTATTAAGTGAATCTGCCCAAAAGGGATGTACATAGTCTGCGTGATACCAAAGAGCACCATCGGTGAAGTCTGTCCAGTAGGGTGATGACTGTGCCTCAAGTACAGTCTCTGCTATACGCAATGACTGCTCCCATGTAACACTGTCGACTGGTTTGTCCGACTTACCGTCACAGTACCAACTAAACTGGCACTTGTTGCGCAAAGGGACTTCTCTGCCCTGAGACAAATGCCACTCGCTGAGGTGTCCCTGATAAATGACGCCGCAAACTGAATCAGGAAAGTTTCTATCAACCACTCGATTCAGTACAACTTGAGATACGGCAATCTTGCCAGCGAGTGACTGATTACCTGCCTCAAAATAAATGTTTTGTGCCATACAAAACCTTGCTCCGTCTTCATCAGAACTTATTGCTGGCGCTGACCAAACAGCGATGACTAGCAATGAGAAAATGAAAAACGCAGTCAATAATGTTGGTCGAGGATCCATTACGCTGCCTCCGCAGGAGCGTATCGCTCCAACCAAGCAGGAAGATCAGCGAAAGCAACCACATCGCCATTGATCATCTCATAGGAGACACCGTTAGACACGACCTCACCGTCGTCCATGACGTCATGTGCGTCAAACTGCTTTGCGATTTCCTTGCGCAAGTAACCGAACTCCGTGTTGTTGGTAGTGCGATGAAAAGAGACGCGATCTTCCTTGACCGTGCCATAATAGGGAGCATCCCACTCAGCACAGTGGTCGGCAACGTTGAAGTCGACATCATCGACAACAGTCTCGCCTATTGAGACCTCCTCGAAGTACTCGCTCTTGCTAGTGCAAGCAGCTTCGACACGCTCCCACCACTTGGAATCCATGTTCTCCTCGATGGAGCAGGTGAAAATATAGGTGTTGCCACCCTTGGGTTTCCAGTACTGCGGGCACTCGCCAGTACCGTCCCAGTCATGGGCACCATAGTTTTCATAGTGTTGAGTTTGGATAACTGCAAACATCTTACCACTCCTTGAAGTTGTTGATTGCTTCGTTCGCTTGGAAACCTGCCATGTACTCAGCGATCTCTCGCTTGGTCATGTTTTCCTCAAGCACTTCCTCACTGGTGTAAGTATCACCTTTGAAGAAGTGAGGGCGAGGACCACGCTGGTAGTAAGAGTCAGCAGCGCCACGATCGTAAGGACCACCATGTCTTTTGTTCATTGCTTTGTTCCTTTATCAACCTATGAGACTATTATGCCTAAAATTGAGTGAAAAAGCAAATCGAAAAAACTATAATAAAATCAATAACTTACGTTTTGGTTATCACTTCCACGTTCTCTGGGAGCGATATTTTAGCGTTGGGGTGCTTATGGTATAGGACGAATTTGACCTCAGGAAACTCCTTGAAGATGTTGAACCAAATCGGTCTCCAGATATCAAGAAGTCGGTGGTTGTTGTTATCGGATCTGTCACTATTTAGGACGGTGTCAGTGTACGATCTCATATTACGGTCAAAAATTGAATCGAAACCATACATATGGATTTCGTCTGGTTTGTGTTTACGAGCACTGTAATGCGCCGCCATATGTCCACAGTTGAAATTTGTGGCAGCTGTTGCAGCGTCGGGTCCACAGTATTTTGGAACATCAGTATAAAACTCTCGAATGTGTCCAGAGTGTTTCATGTAAAACGCTGGGTTTTGATCGCACCAAATCTTAGGGCGATTACCTAACACCCAATAATATTGATCGAGTACGATAGAACCCTCGGTCAATGCTTGCATCATTTTAAAGTCAACCATCACCGTAGCATACACATTATGTACTTCAAAGGGTGGTTGATTACAAATTAAAAGTTTACCATCACGCTCATAACGCCACTTCTCAGGCATCATCTGCGCCATGTCGCCATTACCAAGTATGTGTACTTTCTTAGTCATAGTCCAATTTGTTTTTTAATCTCAAGTTTGCCTTTCTGTCCAGTCCAGTGCATAATCACTGGATTTTTAGGGACATTGTTATCAATAATGTCGATACGAAGCACATTAAACTTATGCGGTGCTTCACAAATATGTATAGTCTTTTGCATCAGGTCGCCACCGAGCAAAGAATGAAGTGCTTCTTGATCTCCAACGTGCCTACCAGTTTTACATTCCGCATACCACTGCTCAAGTATCAGCGGACTGTTTTGAAAGGCGACTACTCCGGAGTTGTACCAGTGACCCAACTCTGGTCTGCGCTTGCTCCATGGATGGTCAATCACCATTGTGAGTTTATTAGGTTCTACCCAGTTGAAAATACTAGAAGGATCTGCCCGAACTTCGCAGTCAGTATCCAACCAGCAATAACTTCCTTGGTACAAAGTGCGAAGTTTGAGCATTGCTTCTACTTTGGTAAACCAACCATTGGACTTACACTTCATAACGTGTACTGAGTTTTCTTGAGCGAACTCAAGCATTCTTTCAGTCATACCAAAGTCAGCGATGACCAAGTCTTCATCACAATGATGATGAAAGTTTTTCACAAACCAAGGTAACTGCCATTCGGTATTTGAGTCACATCCTGTGAGGAAATATTTTCTCATAGTATTTTATAACTCTTTTCATCTTTCTGGTAACTATGCTTGGCGAGGCAACCTGTAACAGTTTGTATACTTGTGAAACTATCCCTCGCTTCAACTGGCCATGGATAATATTCTTTGATGAACTCAAAGTGCTTATTACAAAGGTACAGATCAGTCGGACATGCTCTGGAAGTAGCACGGCGAATCAATATATCCGCAGCATCAGGAGATACCCCATACGCATGCGCGCCAGGAAGGTATTCCTTAGAACACAACCGATTAACGCCGAGTTGAGGTGGAGTACGAAACTGACCATAACTAGGTGCCCCATAAGAAAGAACACCCTGTACAGGAATGTTTGGGATTGCGTCAACGAAGTATGCATCATGTTCAAGTACAACCAAAGATTGCTTCTCTTTAAAACATTTTTTCCACAAGCGATAATGTGAGGTAAAAGCGGCGATGCAATTATCGAAGCGTGAATAAACTTCTTTAAAGTCTACTGTGCTAATGCCTTCCTCTAGTAAATACTGAGCAGGATTATCTGCTGGGGTGGTAGCAGGAAACATCTCAACCTCAAACCCAACTCGCTCAGCAGACTTTATACAGCGTTCCGCTGATTTAACAGACTCAGGTAAGTCCATTATTGTGATCACATATCCTTTCATAGTCAAATTGCCGTGGTTGTAGATACACCTTGCTCTACGTTGGTGTAGTATGGGTACACTACTTTTAAGTCCATAGGAAATAGTTGACGGCACATAACAGCATCGTTCGGCCACATTCCTATACGTTCAACTTCCGCAAGTAACATTTTAGCAAACGCAGGTTTAATCGCGTATGCGCTGTTTCCAGCAAGTCCCATCGGTAAAGGAGGATCAGTCGGTTCGTCGATGATGGGTACTCGGTGTATGCCTTCCCCACACGATGCGACTAAATCATGGAACTTACGTCCCTTGCGAGTATTACCTCTCGGGTCATTCAACCCAACTGCACCCCAATTTTTTATATCCAAGTCTGACGGATCAAACTTTCGGATAAATCTTGCATCGTGCTCAAGCACGAGAATAGGTTCATCTAAATCGACACATTTTTTCCAAAGGCGAAAATGACTCAAGGCGCAGGCAATAACCCTCCTCTGGTCTTTCGCTACATATGCCTTCTTATACAAACCAGTAGACATATCTATACATTCTCCGTGGTACGAACTTGGCCAACTCCAAGGTATCTCTTTACCGAATACTTCAATACAATCTTCTTTAGTTGTATCTGGTAATGACGCTCTAAAAGTAGTTGTGTCTTGTAGATCGGTGTATTCTGCAACTGAAGCAATGGCACGAACTGCTCTGGCAAGAGAGTCCGGATCGTCCAACATTGTTATGACAAAAACCTTATTCATATTTTGTTATAGACCTTTCTATCGTCTATGCACCAGATGGGCATGTCTGGAATTGCCTCAGCGATTCCCCGCGACTGTTTCACACTACTCTCAACATACATTGAAATATATGTTTTAAACTGATTGATTTTACGAACTTTGTGTTGTACATGCCCTTCCCTTTCATCCTCTTTCATTATCAATTCTTTATACTTAACATTATGTTTATCTAGCCACTCCTCTGTGTAAGGACGGTTTCTTTCCAATCTGTTAGTGATAATAAATCCAATTTCTTTAGAAGGTATAAACTTGGGTTGAGCATTTAGGTAATACTCTATTAATCTCTTACCCTTATCATTTTCATGACTCGTAGGGTCGCGGCAAAGAACACCATCCATGTCAAATGCCATATTGTTAACACGCCCTATCTTCCAAATATTCCATTCAAACACACGAGGTTTCGGGCAAACTCCGGAAAAAATTTCTGTTTTCTGTTCCTTTTTTTCAGATGTCCAAACACAATATCTTACGATTTCATGATTCGGCCATGCGTTTTGTAATTTTCTACGTGCTAGATCCATGGATTCGCCTCTACTCAACGTATCGTCGACGAGCAAGACTCTAGCATTTTCCGGAACGTCAACTGTACCGTTATGAGTAATTGCAATTCTTTTTTTAGTGAATAACTCAAGGTCAGCATAAGGTATACCACCCATCATGATAGAGAGATTCACTGCTGGTGTTATACCAGACCTTGGCACGCCCACTATGAAGTCATATGGTCCTTTACTTTTTATGAGAGGCAGTGTGTCCGTGATAGATTGAAATAAATCGTCATAGGTGCGAAACCGTATTCTTTTACCAGGAGCAACATGCATATGCTTATCAATCATGCTTTAGTACCTATCACGCCAAGGTTTATCCAACCATGTTTTTTAATATTATCAGGAACAGTATTTTCGCGCTCTTTCATAACTCTAACATCAACTAGACCTGCTTCTTTGAACAATTCAGTTAGAAGTTTTGGCGTTAGCATAGATCGATGTAGGTGGTAATCGAAGTCTTTGTTCCTGTCAAGGGTGTAGTTATAAAGTTTTCCCTGTAACCATAATTGTGGATGACTTTTGGTCAAATTTGAACGCCACCCCAAATTTAGATGTTGCGATATTTCCTTACCCTCTTCCCATTCTAGAAGGCATTTCATAACCTTAGCACCATCAACTGTATGGACTTCTAACTTCCCACCTGGTTTTAAAATCCTTGTCCAACCTTTTATAGTATCGTGTAGATCATACCAATGCATATGTTCTATACAATGGGAAGAATATACATGCTCGAACTCTTCTCCAAATCTACTGAGATCTCTGGCGTCTCCTACATGGTTAGAGTCGCTCCCATCTGAACGATTTTCTTTTCCAAGATTAAAGGTTTCCCATCCAGCACCCAGTGCACGGTACGACCCTTTTCCTGGTCCTATTTCTAATTTTCTTCCCATGATCCTATGCTCATTTTTAAATTTTTTGCCATACCAAAATAATCTGGGGCGGCATATTGTAATCGAACATTGTAACTGTTAGTCGTCATATCGCCTTGCTCGCAACCGCTCTGTTTTACAGCATCAATTAATTTGCGCGCACCAGCAGGTGTGATCGCATATGACCCAAGTCCTGGTGGTATGTAAGCGCCAATCCAGTCGTTATCAAAATAATATGTCAAGTTTGAGCGATAAGAATGCACCCCTTCCTTAAAATCATATTTCTTTACGTGATCAAAACAGGGTTGATTGAATCCACTCACTGGGTTTAATATTAGAAACTCATCAAACTCAGGCGAATCCCATTCCCTAACGCACCGAGCGTCGTGCTCCAAGCAAACAATGGGTTCGTTTAACTCCAAACATTTATTCCAGAGACGAACTTGATTCGTTAAACATGCTTTCTTAGTCCAATAAACATCGCTTGACTCTGCGCGAAAACGTTCTATTCTAGACCTTGGTTTATCTACAAGAAGATAAGGGTATTTCGTAGTCCATTTTTTAACAGTGTCTTTCGTTGCTCCGACAAATAGTTCTGCGGAGAAGTTTTTACCCTCGCAAGAACTTAGTGCCTCCTCAGCATATCTTTCGGACTTATCATGCCCCTGCACATATATGATATAGGTTTTCATTTCTTCGCCCAGTAATTGCGCGTTGCACCAGTATCGAAATCATAACCCCAAAAGTCAATATCTTCTTTGTACCAGTCGGCAATTAGTTGAATAGTATGCGGCGTGTAAAGATCTTTATATGTGCCTTTATTTAACGCAGTGACATTCCTCGCGCGAGTCATCTTAGGTATATTGAAATATGCCTCTAGATCTTTATTCAGTTCTTCAAATCGAATAATGTCGCAACGGAGATTACCTTTAGTGTCGGTAACATAGTCTAAGGTTGGTCCCCAATATCGAATAGCACGATGATGTAAATATTCCTGTCCAATCCATTGATCGTACTCTTCGAGGAAATGCTCGAAAGAATTAATTTTATATTTCCCAACAGGATACTTCTTCTCTACTTCAATAACTTTCTTTGCGAAGAAGTAACGGGAAACAGTCCTATCCCATGGGTTACGCGCAACTGCGAAAGCATCCATAGAATTGCGAAAAGAAGGTTTAACGTCGCGCCAACGAGCATGTCCAATCCCAAGTTCCGCTTCAGTCGGCGCACTACTGAGATTCTCAATCTCAGTCATCTTATTAACCATGTTTTCTGCGTATTCTTGTGAGGCAAGATGATGAAGTGCATGAATGCGAGAAAACTTGCCTTTTAACGCATCAGAAAATAAAATAGTACATCCTGCGTTTTTGGGAATATGAATAAAAAGTTTTTCAGTGCCGAACATAGTCAATCCAAAATATGATGTTTCGGTTGCCAACCGTATTGTTTTAGTATGGTAGGATCAGCGCAGGTGACTTCTCGTTCTCCTGTTACTTGCCTTGTAGGTAAGTTATTTCCTGGCCAAACTTTATCGGCAAGTTGCCTAACAGAAACTGGTTCACCGTTGCCAACGTCAATCGCAACGTGTTGCTTCAACTCATTAAAGTTTTGTATACAGATATCTATAGCGTCACAAACATCCTCCACATGAGTCCAATCGCGAAGGTGGTTAGTGATATAAGTCACATCTTTTTTTAACAACTTATCATACAGCATATCAGTACGACTATTGGGTCCATAGACTGTATGGAACCTCAACCCTAATGCGTTAGAAGGTGCGATACATTCCATGAACCACTTGGTACTGGCGTATGGCGACAACCACCACTCGTAGATAGAAGAGGAAGAGGCATATATAATCGGAATCCGCTGTGCTTCGCACTGCTTAAAGATTAGTTGTGATGCCTTTACGTTGACATCCCAAAACTCAGTTGGGATCTCGTGAGAACGACGAACACCTGCGAGTGCCGCAAGGTGTACAACCATGTCATAGTCGAACATATTGACGTCAAAGTTTCGGATGTCGCCGTCATACTCAAAGATATTATATTTGTCTTTGTACATCCGGAGGAAGTTGCCGCCAATAAATCCTGGGCGATACCCTCTAGTCCCTGTCAATAATATGTTCATATTTTTTCCATCAACGCTTCTACGTTCTCGCCGTTCTGAGGCAACTTATCTTTCAGATAAAAGTGTATGAAGTCGCACTTCTCAATGTTATCGCCCCAAAGTGAACCGTAGAGTCCATTGTATTTCCAATCAAGATGCTTAACTGGTATCTTGTCTTTCTTCAACCAGTAGTTGAGTAGAGTCTGATCGGTGGACCACTTATAGTATCCAACGCCATCAAGCATGTCTTGGAACTCAGGACGCATCAAAAACTCACGTGGCGATTGTCCACGTAGAAATGGTTTTATAGTTGCAGTATTTAATAGCATCATTCCCATGTTAAAAAACTCAAGACCACCCCAGTCAGAGTATCGCCAACCCGTTATTTGAGATGTGACCTTTTGATACTGCATATGAGAATAGTTTTTGATCTTGATCGAGTGTTCGCCAGTGATTGGCATATCACACTCGCACACACCACCGAAAGCATACTCAGGTTCAAGTTCTTTAAAGATACAAGATGCGGTTGGGCGAATGTAGATATCTGCGTCGAGGATCAAAATCTGATCATATTCATCAAAGTAATTGAACGCATTTTCTTTTTCAAAGATAGGTAGATAACCCAACTTCTTCCAACCGCCACACTTACCTTCGCGATCAGTGCGGAACACATCGGGAGCGATGCGCAGGATAGGTTGGCGTTGAACGATGTGATCCGCGCCAACCTTCTCAGCATATTCTGCTGCTGACTGAATACAGTGTTCGTAGAGTTTAGATTGTGGTCCAACCGCAACCTGATAGATTAACTTTTTCATATTGTAGCAATTGCTTCTGCCAATTCTTCAATGTTCTCTCCGTTATTAGGCAACTTGTGTCGCATAAAGAAGTGAACGAAATGCGCTTCGGCAATCTTACCTTTCTCTAGCGCACTAAAAAGTGCATTAAACTTCCAATCAACGTGTTGAATAGACAGGTTGTCTTTCTTCGCCCAATAGTTTAGCATGATCTGATCAGTTTGCCAGCGGAATGGACCAATGCCGTCTATGAAGTCTCGGAAGTATGTGCGATTCATAAACTGTTTTGGCGTTGTGTTACCAAGAACCTCAAGCATCTTGTCGCAGTTATAAACGATCATACCTGAGTTAAAGAACTCGCCCCCATGTGGGTGATTGAAGTCCCAGTCAAACTGCTTACAAACTGAGTTAGTCAACTGCTCGCGCGAGTAGTTATTAATCTGTCGACTGTATCTTTCGTTTACTGGTAGTTCGCGCTCAAACTGAGCAGCGAAGTGATAATCGGTACTGACGTCAGTGAATACATCGGGTGCATCAGGTTTGATAAAAATATCTGCGTCGATAACTGCAACTTGGTCATAATCCTTAAAGTGTTCAAAGACGTTCTCCTTCTCAAAGATTGGCAAGAAACCGCCATACTTTTCGTACGACTCTTTGCTACGTTGCCCAGTAAACGGATCAGGTTTAATCCATAACTTCGGTTGAGTTTGTACAATGTGGTCGACGCCAATACTCTCGGCATATGCCTTCACACTCGCAACGCAATATTTGTACAGTTTCGACTGTGGTCCGACTGCTACTTGATAGATTGCTCGCTTCATACATTATGTTCCGCAGATGTACCAACCGCATAGTTCACTAACTGGAAGCAACTGGCAAACTTTAACTGATTGGGTTCAAACTCTTCCTCAGTTTGATTTAGTAATCTTTTTGCAGTTTGATACAAGAATCCGTCAACGTTCTCAGTGATTGGTTTGGCAACCGCCCAATCGCGAAGTATGCTTGCGCTGGTTCTGTTCACAAAGTAACCAGATCCTGGCGAGATACTTTCTACTCGTTTTCTCCAAGCATTATCATTGCGAGGAAAAGTTGAAAAGAATCCAATTTGTTCTTCAAACTTTGGTATCTTCTTATACGGATAAGTGTCGTGTTCTATGATGTAAGTCGGTTGCTTTACCTGCTTCCATAGATTATAGTGACTGTACCAAATCGCTTTTTCTATTTCGGTAAACTTGTTACCATTAAACTTTCTGTCAGCAAATGGCAGATCGTTACCGAGAGTTGAAGGTGTTGTACCTTCCTTCTTTATAATAGTATAACCTAAATTGTGCCATTGGTCAAGGCACATGGAGGAATAGTATTCTGACTTAGGATCGCTTGATACAACGATCATCCAGATGTTCATGACGTGAAGACTTTGACGTTATACTTGTCTTCGAAACGCCATGCGTCATCTATATTGTTGACCATGGGTTTGCCGCGGATGTTAAGAGAGGTGTTTAATAGCATCGGAATGCCTGTCTTTTCGTAATAGCATTCCAAGATTTGACGGAAAACTGTTTTGGAGTTTTCAGGGACTAATTGTACTCTCCCCGACCCATCAACGTGAGTCACTGAAGAATAGTCGTGTTTTGCCTGAGCAGTATACTGCATCCATTCATTCATATGTCCGTCAAAGTATTCCTCGGCATGTTCTGCTAAGATTGCTGGTGCGAAGGGACGGAACTTCTGTCGCTGTTTTATTTCGTTGACAGTATCTTTGACGTCATACCGTACATCAGCGATAAGAGAACGGTTCCCGTATGCGCGATACGAAAACTCAGCAGGACCATTTGCCACGCCAGCAACTTTATGTTCCATGATATACTTCACTACAACTTCTGGGTCAAGGTCGCCAGTAATATCATAACCCAAGAACGGATGCTCCCAGTTGATTCTGTCAGCACCAGTATCCTGCATATAATAATATGCGGCGGCACCCAAAGAGGCACCACCGTCGCCAGGATTCAGGTCAATCCAAACATCATCGAATAACTCGCGGAAGCGATTGTTCGCCATGATATTTTGCGCGACACCTCCGCTATAGCACAACTTACTACCGTGCTTTCTAGCAGACTTCATGTAATCATAAATGACTTCTTCAGTCATTCTTTGTAGTGAGGCAGCTGCATCTTCTTTATTTTTAGTGGATGTATACAAATGTTTGATCAACTTGTTCAAGAACAGTCTCTTCATTTTGTATTTCCACTGCCAATGAATGTTCTCGAGTCCATCCTGATCTTCCATGGTCCATTCAGGAATACATTTGAACATTTCGTATGCCGACTCCCAAGCAGTAGGTTCGCCGTAACAGGATAAACCCATGACAACGTATTCGTCCTCGTTAGATTTCAATCCTTGTATACTGTCTGTGAAGTTAGCATACAAATATCCGAGAGACTTAGGGAAGTTGGTTTCTTCAATCAAATTGAAGTTGTGATCGTAAGTAGCACTACTGCGCATCTCGCCTACGCCATCAATGGTAACGATGACGCAATCTTCTTTGTCAAAATGCTTTGGTCTTGTAGCGAATGCCGCTGCTGCGTGTGCTATGTGATGATCGGTGTATCGTAGTTCTGGACGAGCAGATGGATGCCTGCCCCACCAATCTCGATTGAGATCCCAGCGATGGGGCATATCCCTTTTTGATTCGTCAGTAAAGTTATTGCGAAACTCGAGTCTGTACTTCCAGTTCTCGTTCATTACTGCTTCGCAGTTTTCGTATTGATTCCAATACTCACTAAGGAATTCTTGACTAGGACATCCGTCGTGTTTCCTGCCAGAAAACCTTTCGTATAAAGTGGCAAACTTTATGTTACCTTTGTCATCGATGATGGTGATGCCTGAATCGTGCAGCATCTCACCACCAACTCCATAATAATGTTTCATAGCAAAGTTTGCCTTTTAGACGTTTTCCATTCTTGTCATTAAACGTTCCGCTCTATTAGTAACCTGACGATACCAAAGACTATCTCTACCTTCGACTGCTGCCTTCTTCCAATCATGGTCAGCGATCGCGGCATTAAAGTTCTTAAACTTACTTAGTCGCGTCCTTCCCATGTTGAACATCATATTAACCAAGATCTGCTGGACCTCATCGGGTAGGTCTCCAAAGTTCCCTTTTCCGTATAGGTGCTCACACTCTCCGATGGCGAGATCGAGGTCGTGCTCGAAACACTCCTTAACTCTTTCTTCCGAGATTCGAGTACCAATTGGTTGTCCGTGCTCTGGGTCACTTTCGAGGACAAGGTGACCAACTCCAAACGTGGCGTAACCGAGGTGATCGTTGTAGATTTCATATTCTACTCCTTCGTCGATCTTAAGTTGCTCGTATACTGCTTCTCTGTTCATTGATTGCTCCTAGAAAGCATTTCTTTTGTCATTATGTAATCACGCACAAAATCAGAACGAATGATATCTTCCCAACCAAACTCAATTATTGAAAAATTCTTCATTACTTCTATTATAGATAGGAACTCTTGTATACCATTCCTATCAGATTGTTTCGTAAAATCCGACTGATAAAAATCTCCCGCGAAGATTATGCGAGAGTCCAGTCCGACCCTTGTAATCACTGAGTCCAGTTCATGGAACGTCAGATTCTGCATCTCATCTACAATGATAATGCTGTTATCAAAAGTCGTACCTCTTATATAGGAAGTTGAGTAGAACTCAATGATACGTTGCTCTACCAACTGTTGATAACTTCCACCGAAGTTGAATAGGTCGTCGCATATCCCAATGTAGGGTGCTATGAACGGCGCAAGTTTTTCGTCAGCGGTTCCTGGGAGGAAACCCATGTCGCGAGTAGCAACTACTGAGCGAACGAGGACCACCTTTTCCCATGGAGTACTCTTATCTAGTACATCTTGCAATGCTAGATATAATGCAGTAAAAGTTTTTCCTGTTCCTGCGCTACCATTGAGTACGAGGTGATGTCCGTCTTTCCATTCATCCCATGCTACTTGCTGATTATTGGTTAACGGATCGAAGGTGCAAAGATTATCTATACGGATTTTAAAGTTAGACTCTTGTCTATGTCTTTTTGTTTGTGTCATACTTTGATGGTGTTGCCGCGACCTGAGTTCTTCTTAATGTTCTTTAATAAATCTTTATAACCATCAGGTGCTTTGGAGAGTGTACCACCAACCCCAGTGACTAGATTAGCAGAAGAATTTCTATGTATGAGTTGCCATTCTCCTGATTTAACATTTTCTTCCATTGTAGAGATAGAACAGAATACTTCTTTCTCTTCTCCATCCTTAGTTTTTACATCATATGTTGGCATAATATTCCCACTGGGCAACGATAGCTCTTATTTTAATGAATTTATACAAAATGTCAAGCCATAAAATAGACGATACCCCCACCGAAGTGGGGGCACGAGATAGGATCACCTTCCTTTAATTAACCGTGAGGGAGTCTTGGAGTTCAGAGATATAATCGTTAAGATAATCTCTTTTTCTTTCCACCTTGTGTGCTAGAGTAGTTTTACCTTTCTTATTCAGTTTATGAATGTAATGTTGTAACTCAGCGCTGTCCTTGCGTAATCGTTCCAATTGATTTGTAGTTACCATAGGCGACTCCTAAAAAATGTTAAAGTTTAGCATACCATAACAACAATGTTCCTCACGGTTATCTCGTAATGATTATCCTCCTATGCAGGCAACAACTGAGGTGCCGCTTCCTTTACGACTTTCTCAGTTAGTCCTTTACAGTCAGTTCTCTTAGCGAGCATCATTACTAGAATCTCTGCGTCGCGGGGATGTACTGATTCCAGAACGCCAATAAACATTGTTTCCCTTTTAAGTTCATGAACGTTGGGACCACCCTTAACGAAATATTTTAGTTTCATGTGCTGCTTGTGCCACGTGGAAGGAACGTGTTCTTCGTCAGCAAGGTCAAATGGGGGTCTACTTTCAGGGAGCAGAAAGTTAATGCGGGGGTCAAAGACACATCGCAGATAATCAGCAAATGCTTGGTACGTATCTACATACGACTTCACTAGATCAATCTTATCCTTTCTCGAAGAAGTTTTCGCAATGTTTTCTAGCATTTCATATAGTTCAGGGCGAGACTTCTTACCCTGTTGTTGCTCAGTAATCATACATCACCTCTATCATAAAAATATTTAGTATTTCACTTATTGGCACTCAAGTGCTTTCTCGATATCCTACAATTAATTATACCATTGTAATAGTCGTCCCTTAGCAGCACTTCACGGTCAAACTGTTCTTTGGTTTCATAGTATGCACAGTCTCCCTTCGTCTTGCACAGGTGAAGTATCTCACGGGTAAAGGCGTCTAACCCCTTCGACTCTATCAACTCTTGCACGCGCTCTGAGGAACCACAGTAGGTCTTCCAGTCGCTCTCCACTAGAGTTTTCTTACGTCGTTTGCGGGTTTTAGTTATGGGGAGGGTTTTGGTTCGGTAGAAGAACTTCTTACCGACATACTTCATGTCTGTTTCTTTTTCAGTGATAACATAAACAAAGCCATAATAATCTTCAGGCAATGTGTCAAATATCTCACCGTTATATGTCCAAGACATTACTCTACTTCTATAGGGGAAGCGCACATTGGACAGAAGGCAGGTATCTCATCAACCTCTTGTACAATCACTTGACACTCAGTCTCGCAGAGGTCACAGGTTATATAAAATGTTTCATCATCCATTATGCTTGTCCCCCTGCTTCTGATAATAACGCTGGTCTGACCATACTTATAGAAACTCTAGAGTCAGAAAGCAGGTTCACTCTATGCGTAATAAAGGAAGGCATCACCACCATATTTTTATTTGCTTCAACGATAATACTTTTGACTTTGCCTTCCACCAAATCAAACCATTCCCATTCTGTAGTCCCTTCTAAGTTAAAGGCATAGACGTTGTATCCGTCCATATGCCATTGTAAGGTGCCATGACTCCCGTCTGGGAGACTACAAAAAGCAGAAATGTTTTGACAACCAAGTTCTTTCATGATATCAGCGAAAACTTTAGGGCACCACCTACCATGATCTGCTTCAACCAAGTCATAATGCCTATGTACACATCTTGGTGGATTGACCCTTCTGTTTACGCTGGTCGACCAACCTTGGGGAGTTTTACTGCACATTATGAGAAAATCGTCAGCACTAGGAAACCTGTCAAGATAGTCTTTTGGAATATCTTGCGAGAATGGACTGTGATTTACGATTTCTCGTGTCAGTTTTTTCAAGCTGCGCCCCAAACCTCTTTCCAATCACCAGACAAGGCACCGCGAGCGTAATCGGTAGCACGATTCTCAAAGAAGTTTGTATGAGTTGGCGCATTGATCATTTCCTCCACCCAAGGGAGAGGGTTTCGCTTCGCTTTAAAAATACCTTTCATACCCAATGAAATAAGTCGTCGGTCACATATATAGCGAATGTATTTTTTAACATCTTCTGGTGTTAAATTGTCCATCGGACCCATAGCGAAAGCGAGGTCAATAAACTTGTCTTCAAGTTCCACCATCTTCTCAGCGATAGTATAGATTGAAGATTTGAGTTCATCGTTCCAAATCTCAAGATTTTCTTCAACGTAGGTGCGGAACAACTTAATCATAGACTCAGCGTGCATCGTTTCGTCGACGATTGACCAAGTTACGATCTGACCCATACCCTTCATCTTACCATGACGTGGGAAGTTGAGTAGCATGATGAAAGATGAAAATAATTGCATACCTTCAGTAAACGCTGAGAAGGCAGCGATGTTAGTAGCAACCGACTGAGTAGTGCCGTTCCTAGAAGAGAGATCAAGGAAGTACTCGTGCTTCTCACGCATCGCCTCGTACTCCAGGAACTCGTTATATGTTGACTCGGGCATACCCAAGGTCTCGATGAGATGAGAGTATGCAGCGACGTGCAACGCCTCTCGTGCCGCGAAACCAGATAACATCATCCTTACTTCAGGTTGCTTGAAGTATGGTAGATAGTTATTAACATATCCACCAGCAACGTCGATATCGCCCTGAGTAAAGAATCTAAAAATATTTGTGAGGAATGCTTTTTCCTCATGTGTGAGTTTACGCTGCCAATCCTTGACGTCCTCTGCCATTGGCACTTCCGTGTGCAACCAATGTGATTGTTCGTGTTTTAACCATGACTCATATGCCCATGGATAATTGAATGGTTTGAAGTATTCTCGTTCGTTGGTCAAACTAGGACGCATTTATTTTTCCTCGTGAGTAGGTACTCTTTCTCCGTTTTTAAACCAAGTAATCAACACAGTTCTGGATCCCTCATACACTCTAGAAACACCGTGGTGCAGGTCAGGTCCATATATCATACTTTCGCCATCTTGTAATGGAACAACATCTGGAATGATTGGTCGCCCGTATGGGGGATCATTATGTTCTCGATCTGTTCGAGCACAATGCAAATCTGGCGGTCTACTTCTAGTTTCATAGATCGCTTGTACTACAGCATCGCCGCCAATTAAGTCAGTTGAGTCTAATAATGTAACAATAGTTAAGTCAGACTGATTGTCTTGATGTACTCTACAAAAAGAACCAGGAACATACTTAAGAAGGTATGATCCTATGTTGTGACTTTTCCTAGAGTATGTATGTAGTTCTTTTATGAATCCCAGATTTTGAAATTCTTCGAATGGCAAATCATATCGAAAACAATCGAAAAGATTGTAATACTGGTAAACTCCGTACCAATCAACAGTCGAGGCATACTCTCGCGCCTCTTTCAATGCTTTTTCAGAAAGAACTATATCCTTTATGTATCCTTCCATTTACCCCTCGCATGCAATACATTCATCATCATTAACCATTGCGCTCATATCTATTTCTTTAATAACTTCGCGCTCAATCCGCTTTGATACTCTGTCTGCCTTACCGAGTTTCTCAGACCGACAGTAGTACAAAGTCTTCATGCCTTTCTTCCATGCTAAAAAGTGTACTGCGTGCAAGTATACAATATTTGTATCAGGACGGAAAAATAAATTAATTGATTGAGATTGATCAATGAAGTTTTGTCGATCAGCAGCGTGCTCAACAACCCAACGTTGATCAATCTCCATTGACGTTTTGAAAACGTCACGCTCATCTTCAGTCAAAAACCTTAGATGTTGCGCAGAACCATCGTTAGCAATAATGCTAGACCAGATTTCATCATAGTCCTGCTTTGTCTCACCCGACTCAATCTTAGATTTAATCAGTTGATCTAAATAGCGGTTCTTGTTAAGATACGCTCCAGAAAGGGTATCCTGTCTGTAAGCATTTGCTCGATATGGTTCAACACTTGGAGAAGTATTGCCCATGATGATGCTACTGCTAGCATTAGGAGCAATAGCCATGACGTGAGAAAAGCGTCTGCCAGTGCCTGCGGCGTCAGGTGCTTCTCCCCGTTCTTTACCCAGTTCCATATTTGCTTCATCGAGTTTCCTCCTTATCAAAGAAAAGATTCGATTATTTGTTACCTTCGCCATTGCGCAGTCGAAAGGCAACATTTTCTTTTGAAGATAAGCATGGAACCCAAGGGCACCGATGCCGATACTTCGTTCCCTCATAGCAGAAAACTTAGCACGGGACACCGTGTCGGGTGCTTTATCAATAAAGAACTGAAGAACATTATCCAGCATCTCTGCCATGTCCCTCAGAAACATATCGTTCTTGCTCCAAGCATCATAGTGCTCAAGGTTTACTGACGATAAGCAGCAAACAGCAGTGCGTTCCTCGTTAGTCGGCAAAATGATTTCGGAACAAAGGTTGGACTGATGAATCTTTAGTCCAAGGTCTTTTTGAAACTCTGGCATCAACCGATTACTGGTGTCGATAAAGTGAAGGTATGGTTCACCAGTTTCCATACGCAACTCTAGAATCTTTTGCCAAAGTGCCTTAGCAGATACTGTGTCGCGGATCTCGCCTGAGTGTGGATCTATTAAGTTCCAACCATCGTCAGCGTCAGCATCTTGCATACAACGTTCGATAAGTTCCATAAACCTATCGCTGATATTGATGCCGTGGTGTAAGTTTAAACAACGACGATTCTGATCGCCTGTTGGTTTTCGCATCTCAAGGAACTCAGTAATGTCTGGGTGAGAGATGTCAAGATATGCCGCATAGGAACCACGGCGAGTTTTGCCCTGACGATACGCCAAGGAAGATGCGTCATAAGTTTTAAGGTGCGGAATAACACCAGTAGACTTTTCGTCCGAGGAACGGATACCGAAACCAATGCCGACACCGCCACCCATCATGGACAACCAGTTCGTTTCGGATAAGTTTTCTACAAGACCTTCAGCGGTATCTTCAATGTAGTTCAGAAAGCATGAGATTGGCATACCCTTTCCCGTGCGTCCATACGCGAGGATAGGAGTAGAGTAGGATAACCAGTGCTTAGATGCGTAGTCATAAAGACGTTGAGCATGTTCTGGGTCTGAGGCGAAGGTAGTTGAAACGAAAGCAAAGCGATGTTGAGGGGACTCTTCATCTTCCCTCATATAACTTTCGCGTAATCTTTGTAGACCTAGTTTATCGAAGAGTTCATCGCGGGAGAGATCGATCTCGATCCCACGGTATACTTGCTTTGCCATTTCGCTTCCTTAACGAATTAATTTTGAGGGTAATGTTATATATTATATTCAGAACTGTAGACAAAGCAAGTTATTTTTGAATCTTACGCATTCTCCCCATAACTTCAATGAAGCGTCTGGTAATCGGGTATCGCTTCTTTTTACGAGGTCCCATATTAGCGGTGTCTTGAGGGATGCCAGCGTCAGCAGTAGTCATTGCGTCCTCAGCGGCAAATTCCTTAAACTTTTTCATTTCCTGAGTTCTCCCACAGCAACATACAGTTGCTTCGCCGTTCGTTCGTGCGTGACCTCAAAGATGTCTACGCCAAGTATGTTTCCTTCTGGGTAGGTGTTGTCAAAGACTCGTACCTTGTCGCCCTTCTTACAAACTTCTTCGCAGGTGGTATTAAGCATTTTATCATTGGCAAGGCGATACATTCCTGGTGACAACATACCATCTTTAGTACAGAACCATGAGGTATCTTCGTTAAGTCGCTCCAGAGGGTCTATATCACACGCCTCAACAATCTTCTCAATGGAGGAGTCCGTTAGGTTTAGTTGTTCTTTTATCAGGAACAGTGCCGCTGCATAGGAAGCAAGTTTGCTACCGCCACCAGGAACCTTGGCGAGAAGTTTTTTGAGATTAAAAACCAAACGATGAAATGCATTGTAAGCACTTCTCTCTTCAGAAGTATCTGGTTTTTTGATTTTCTTACCGTCTTTGTCGATCAGACCAAGTTTAAACGCAGTGGTATCTTCAAACTTGGTTGTAAGCAGACGAAGGAATCGAAGGGTGTAGACGAGGTCGCCTGTTCTAGATAATAGTCCCATTAGATGTTTTCCAATTTTTGGACCACCCATGGGTCCGATTCTATTCCTTCTAGATCCCCTTCTTTCAGAGCTTTCAAGTATTGAAGGAAGGGTTTTAAAATAGGAAGATTGTTCCCCCCAACCTTAAACACTAACATCAATATAGCAGGTTCGTTACCGAATACATTTAGGAGGATGGTGATATGATTCAAGATCAATCGTTCTTGAAGATCGCCTCCTCTAGTGTATCTGTTGAACAATCGCTTTAAATACTTAAAGCGGTTCAACTCCTGATAAAACTCATCTGCGTCTAAGCAGCGAGGACTGTAATAGTTCTTCGCTGCATAGAGGAAAAAGTTTTCTTCGTTTATCTCAACATTCATACAGATTATATAGTTGAGATATTATGAATCACTTTTCCTTGACGCTAGATTGCAACTCTTTGATCATGTTATCTTTGGTCTTGCGCTTATCAAGTTCAACACCAAGTTCACGACCAAGTTCTTCCAACTTTGCTTTAGTCAGTTTTTTCAGGTCATCAACAGAAGGCAAATTGTCCAGTGCTTCTTTCACGTCTTCTTTAACGTCTTCAACCACCTCTTCAATTTTGTCTTCAATTTCTTCAACTGTTTGTTCGACTTCTTTGGGGTTCATTACCCACCAAGCAGCAATAACAACAGCAGCCACAACACCTAGAATTACCAATTCCATTATAACATACTCCAATGTATTATGAATTATCTTTTACTTTCTCTGGACTCTTTGAGTCACCGTTACCGAGATTGTCACCGCGACGGGAAGATGCTTGAGATTTCACTGCCCTTCCTGCCTTTGACACGTCATCATGCCCTTGCTCTTCTTTGTCTTCGATTTCTTTGTCAGACTTTTTGTGCATGTCCATGAATTCTTTTGACTTCGGGGATTCCTTATCAGCAATCCCTTCAGGATCTGTAGCACCTTTGGTGTGCTTTTTATCAGGCGAAGCAACAGCACGCTCAAGAACTTCAGCAAACTCGCGAGTCAACTCTGGATAATCTTGCGCCATTGACTTGTCGCCGTTCTTCTTGTCACCCTTACGAGCAGGAGCACCTTTAATAGGATCAGCAGGTGCTTCTTCCTTTATGTGATAACCTTTGCCATCACAGTGGTCGCAACCTTCACCCTTACACTTTGGGCATTCCATTTTTGCTTCTTTCTTCATACGGTCTTTGCCGCAAGAAGATTCGTCTTTCTGCGCCTTCTTGGCACGGAGGGCAGCGAGGTCGTCACCTTCGATATCCCCGTCCTTGTCGACGTCTAATTGCTTTTGCTTAGGAGAAAGTTTCTTCTCGGTTACTTCGAGATATCTCTCCCAAACTTTTTTCATGGAATCTAAGTCCATCTTTATTACTCCTGATCAGTAGAGTTAGTATCGTTATTTATATTCTTTTTAGTTTGCGCTGTGATCTGTTCTTCATAATAAATGATGATTGCCTTTTGTTGCTCAAGATATCTACGGATATCTGCAAGGTTCAATGACAGGTTCTCATAATGCGGTACAGACAACGCAAAGAAAACTAAATCGCCGTTGGCGTTTTCAAACCTTTCCTCAAACTCATGAATGTTGTCAGTGGTAACTGTGTACCAGTTAACATCAACCATGTTGATGGGACGAGGAGGAGATCTTAAAGGAATATCGGGAGTTTGTACTACCGTCCTAGTGACAACAACCTCTTCAGGTTTTAGGAAACTACATCCCGTTGTCAGCAGGAGCAGGCTTGCCACTAATAGTTTCAATCCCGTCGAATGCTTTCTTAGTTCCATTGTTTATTCTCTTTTCAATCAATCCTGGTTTTTTCAGCGCGAGTCGAGTGAGGTCGTGATTGCCAAACACCTCAATCAATCTGTTTCTACTTTCTTCCGACTTCGCTAAATCTGCTTCTAACTTTAACTGTAACTCTGCGGTCTTTGCAGCGTTCTCTACCATAGTATCTATAGTCCGCTGATTATCTTCTACAGCGATCTTTAGTTGTGCATTGTTTGCTTCAAGTTGACGAATCGTGCTTTGAGTATCAACATAATAGAAGTACCCACCGCCAGCAATGGAACCAAATAGTAATAATATAAGGAGGATTGGCATCTTATTTCGCTTTCGCCCTCAATGATTTGATTAACATGATTTTAAACTTTCGCTTGTCGACTGGTTTCTGAATACTGTCGTGTCGCTTCAAGAGCATATCAATCTGCGATGGAGTCAGCGTTACTTTCTTACCAGTAGGGGATACGGTGATCGCCTGCTTACCGCCACGGTCTTGCGCTTTGCGTAACTGCATGAAGATGTTACGATCTGCTGGATCAGCGGAACCAGTGCGAACCTTACCCTTTGAAGTTTTAGATACAGGTTTCGCTGGTACTGCTTTCTTCGTTTCCTTGTCTTTTTTCAGTTCCGCTTTTGCCATTGCTTTATATTTGCGCAGGTCAGCAGCAGTCATTTTCTTCACACCATCTTTATCGGCGAGCGCACGAACTTTGTCTTGCATTACTTTGGACATTGCTTCGTTGACGGACTCTTTCATCGCTTCGCGTTCTTTAGAGTGACGGTTCTTGAGATTTTCTTTTTCTTTGGCATGCTTCAACTTCAAACGTGCACGTGCTTCAGCGTCTTCTTTCTTGGTGCCATACTTCGTCGCTATCGCCTTTGACAGTGCTCCTGCTGCTCGACGAGAAGCAGCAGGATCCTTATCTCTGATCATGCGACCCTTTGAGTCAAGACCGGAAGTCGTCTTAGGTTTGCTAGGCGAATCGCTGGTACGACCATACATTTTATTGGCAGCACTACGTTGCGCAGCAGAAGCGCGAGGATTGTACGCTTCGTCCTTTGGTTTTTCGCCACGCTCTTTTTTAGAGATAGCAATTGCTGCCTGTTGAGCAGGAGACACTGCTTCTCGTTGCTGTGCTGCACGCTTTTCTCTTTCGCGGCGCATCATATCAGCAACCTTACCCATCTTATGTTGGTCGGAGGTGGACATACCTGCTCGTTGCTTCTTAGCACGAATCGCTGCTTGCGATTGTCCATAGGCAGCAGTAGATTCAAGTTTCTTATCCAACTTTTGACCAGCACGAGCAACACCAGCATATCGCTTATCTTGCTTCGTCGCTGAATCATTAGGATTAGGTTTTGATGCCTTGCGTCGATAGTTGTTAAGAGTCTTTACGCTCAACTCATTAACTGATTCTGGAACACAATTAGGAACTGACTTGCCATCTTTCTTTTTCATACCTACCTGCTTATATCCGTCCCAGCAACCCTCTTTCTTTTCTCCGCGCTTGGCGTCAAGATAAGCAGCGATTGCCATTTCTTTTCGTTTTTCTTTTGACTTGCCCTGAAACTGCGGAGCATCTGATTTTTGGAAATCGTCGATGTATTTTTTGACTCCCATTGAAGGATCTAACTTTTCGTTCTGTACGTCTTTATGTACAGGGACCATGCGAGTCTTGCGCTTGCCAGTGACAGGATCGGTATAATCTTGAGGTTTCTTAGCAGCAGCATTGGTGTGACCAGTCGTATCAGTTTGCTGATCATCTTCCCTTTGTTGTTTGCCTTTGTGCTTCATATATCCTCGCTTATCGTCCTTCTTGCGGTCTCGCATTGGACCACCCTTATTAAACTTTCTGGCATGTTTTGCTACTGGATTTTTCATCGCTTCTCGCTATCTGGCGTAACAACAACAACATTAGTAGCAGTAAACTTGATCGGTTGCGATCCAGATATAAACCTTCTTGTGCTGTTAGCTGGCAAGTTATATGTTTGACCAACAACCATTGAAACTGGAGTTCCGCTGTCCAACTCAAGACTCCATCCAGAACCAGAGTCTAAAAGAAGATTACGCTCTTTCGCGTCATCAGTCCAACTCCAAGTATCAGTGTTAGTGCCAGTGAATGTTAAAGCAGTAGCAGAATCAATTTCTACCTGCGTTATTTCTCCAATAGCATTTATACTAGACATTTATTCTTCCTCACCATGCCTTACAAGACCAGTAACGTGCTTTCGTCTTTGGTCCTGGATTGTCGCAATTATGCCGAGCACGAAAAGACTTGCGGCGAGCAGGAATATTCTTTTTAATCCGCATATTCTTATCACCGAAGTTTACCTTCTTGACGTTACCAGTCTTTGGATCTTTTACATATACTTTTGACTTGGCAACATCTCCTGGCATTGGTTTGTTCAGAGTTACTTTCCTTCCTTGGTACTCTGCTTCAGAAAATTGCTTAAACCTCAACATTTTCTTTTTACCCTCGTTTGGCGTCTTTTCCCTGGCATATTTATCGGAGGCATTAGTTCCCCACTCATGTTTTTGCGGATTATATTTCACGCTAAATCCTGATCGTGGTTTAACTTAACACCTTTTTTCTTTTTAACTATGAATGCGTTGACACGTGCCATGCCCCATTGAGATGGCGTAGTTCCTGGGCGGTGACCTGTTCTCCATGCGGCGACACCGCGATTGTAAACCTTTCGCAGCGTACCAACGGAAATGCCAGACTTGTCTGCTTTTTTAGCGAGACCCTTAGAGACGTCCTCTGCGATATAGTCCAAAAACTTCATTTGGCAGTACCATTTTAGATTATAGTACTGTTATTTATACCGCAGAGGAGTTTAGATTTTTACTTTTTTCCGCTCCATGCTTGAGCGCCAAAGAATGCTGCAACTAAACCAGCGACAGCGACGAAGTAGGTTGGTGCCATATCGCCGAGAACGTCTGATGCTTTTTCTAAACCAACCACATCAGTGCATATTACAAGGACTGGATAGAGTAACATACCAGCGAGAGCAAACCAAGTCATACTACGCTGAGCATCACGCATCGCGTCTTGATCTTCAAGTTCCTTTCTCTTAAACTCCATATACATAGCATGTTCTTCTTCAGATACCTTACCATCACCATTGGTGTCCGCTGGGTGATAACCTGCTGCTTTTACTTCTTCTTCTGACATAACTTCCCCCTATGGATTGTTGAGTGGATTGTCGAGAATGATCTGCATTTTTTCTTCGAGTTCTTTTCTCGTATCTCGCAGATCTTGATCGAGTGTTCTCATTCGTTCGTTAACACGAATCTCAATAGCATAAACATCATCGCGCAATTCACGTTGAGTAGTTGCAGTTTGATCGTCAACTCGACGAGCAAGTGCTTCCACTTTATCCATATCCTCAGTCATATCTTCTTTCAATAAATCAATTTTTGTTGAGAGAGCAGATAAACCAGAATTCAAAGATTCCATAGTTTCTTTTTGTACTGCTAACTCTTGTTCTATGTGCGACAGATCAGGAGCAACATAACTCTCAATCTGTTCTTTCATATTACGGTAATCGTTATAAAACTCGAATGCACCCCATGCACCGCCACCGAGCGTTGAGAGCGCGGTAAGAATCACAACCATCTTACCGCCACGGAAAGTCATGCCAGCGAATTCAAATTCTGCCATCTTTCTTTGCCTTTTCTGCTATTTCCCTATCAGTTGTTCTGACAATGATATATCCCTTATCATCGTATACCGTATACCATCTCATATGATACTCGCAAATCCTCCGATAACTACACCTACAAATACTAGAAACCCCAGTATTGCTATGCCGTCTATGATATTTGCTCTTTTGCGCGCTGCCTTTTCTGCTGCGGCAATTCTTCTTTGTCGAATGACACGACGCTCTTTCATCATATCGTCGTAAAACTGTTGTTGACCAGTATACAGCAAGTATTCGTATAGTTCTTTTTCGAGTTGCTTTATCTTGTGCCTTGCTGCGGTGACTTGTAGTGCCTGCGCTTCCACACTGTTGCCACCGAAAAGAGAACCCACCATCGATGGATTCTTTGCATGTTGATCTGCCTCTGCGAGTGCTTCTTTAGCATCAAAAAACTGAGCAAACTGTGCGTACATATCTTGTACTTCACGCCCTTGTTCGATTGCCCCTTTTAACATTTTAAAAGCAGAGCCTGCCATTGACAATGCTGCTGCTACTTCTATCATGTTATTCCTCTTTTGGCGGTCCTGCTACTAAACTTGGTGCCATTGGGTTCCCAGATCCTTCAAACTTTAACTGTCGCAGGTTTACTATCTCCTGCTGTAGTTTCATAACTTCTAATCGTTTCTTTTCCAATTCTAATTGATACAACGCATTACAATTTAATCTTTGCTTTGGTGCGCCAATCGGGATAGTAATCTTCCCGTACACACCAATATCTCGCAAGAACTCATTCGTATTATAACGGTTGTACATATATGGATCTTGAGAAGCAAGATTGTAGATTGGATCTTCTTGATTCAAAATACCAACTACACCAAACTCTACGTTTGTAGATGACCCGATTGCTGCTGAGCATTCGACGTCACCTGCCCTAACTCTGTCTGATTGGAAGGACTGAGGAGTTTGCGGTATCGCAATGTTTATTCCACTATTCTGCCCATAAGCAGCACCGCACCACAATCCGACCACAAAATAAACTGTTAACAATAATATTCTATTCATAGTATTTTCGAACATATCCGAGAAGATACAACAGTCTTGCTTATATCTCCTTGTAAAATCATTGACCGACTACAAATATAAACTGAACGAAGGTAGTCTGCCTCTTTTAAATAAATTACCACTTCTTTCTTTTTTAAATAATCTAACTGTATCGTTCTTTGTGCTGTAGCAAACGGTACAGATTTAAACTCCTCATCAAACACTTCAAATGTATAATACGAGACATCCTCTCTCGAATTAAACAAGTACATCTTTGCTTGATATATCCCAGGAACAAATGAACCAGTTACCTTGGGATATGTGGGCGTCCACTGGTGAGCATTAACTTGCGCGCACAGCAGACACCCGAGTATCATCATAACGAAGCGCATTGTTTATAGTGCTATACAATTCGCTTCAACGATAGCAGTGTAAGTACCGCCAGGAAGTGCCTTGTTAACACCATAGTCTGCTGTTGATGAAACAGCAAACCAAGTGCTACCAGTGAACTCAAGGTCGATCTCTGTGGTGCTATCATATGTGATTTTCGTTGTGTCATATGCTGACATCTGAGCATCAGAGACCGCATCTACAGCAGTAGATCCATTCCATGTTACAGTGTCATTCAACGCAGGACTCTGAGAGAAAGACGATGGATGCGTGATAACCGCCTTGTATGAATCAGCGATAACTACATCGTATCGAATCACTGGAGCAACTCCACCGTCAACAGCATCAGTGCTTAATTCACTAGATGTTGGGTTTCCATAGACACCCTGTTTGTCGAGAGTTACAACACACTTTGACTCTACATTACCTACAATTGGTGCATCAAGAGCGAATGCATTCACCGAAATAAACGCAATCGAAGCAGCCAAAATTTTCTTGAACATTACTGTTCTCCTTTGTATTGAGATTTTACTAATTTTTCATGAAGTAAGTCTTGCGCAAACTGTAATCTACGACCCCGATTATTCCTCGGGAGTCTAGAATCCTTTAGGACTACCGTGTCCTCTATTTTCGTATCAGGCAGAGTTGTGAAATATATTGAAGAAAAAGTATTTAATGCCATCATCTGCTGTTGTTTAGCAGTGTCCTCGGCATTTTGTAGTGACCTGTTAACTATACCCAAAATATTTTCTAGGTCAACTTCCTCTTCATCTTCTTCTTTTTCTTCCGCGACTCTTAATCTTTCTTGTTCTTCTTCGTCATCCTCGTCGCGCATAGTCATCTCACGATCGAGTTCGTTTTGTATTACGTCGTCAGCGAGTGGATCAACTGGTTCGACGTTTGGTATGTCTGGCACTTCAGGTTTATATCCTGGGCACTCTGGATCGGATTGTGGGTCGAAGCAAGTGTCATACTGATACGTGTATGCTACAAATGGTTCAACAACTTCACCTTTCCCTTCCCATTCAATACTACCGTCGCCCCAACGTTCGATTGGAACCTGACCGACTCGTATAACCTTATTTATAGTATTTCCTGGAATACCTGTCCAGTCATCCTTTTCACGAAAAATGTACTGCCCTTCGTTTTGTGCGTCTTCATTCTGCACATAAACTACCATGGCATCTTGTTCGTTTTTGATAGTCGTGTAACTATAAATCACATTACTAACAGTCAACCCTGTCGCCTGAGGCAACACATTGGACATAACCCAATTAAGACCAGCATCCGCTGCATTGGTTGTTGTACCAAATACTTGCTCAGAGTAGGAGTAAGAGTGCCAACAACCCAGCAACACCGCCACTAGCAGCTGCTGTGCTCTTTGTAGTCTCATCTAATCCTTCCTTCGGGACTTCTGGTTGATTTTCCATCTCACCTGACGCCAACCATGCTGCCTTTGCCTCATCGCCGATTAATCCGTCATATGGGCATGGCGTTCCTGCGTTCATCATCGCCGTAAACACTCGCTCGTCTTGACACATCATAGAAACAGCAGCGACCTTCATACCCATGTCGTACAAAGTCTTTGCGTTCTTGAGTCGTTCACAGTTTTCGTCTGTAAACTGCGTACCAGTAGAGATACCAAGGATTTGAGTTTGAACAGCACCAGCAACTCCGAAAGTACAGAGGTCAGAGTTTGATGTGTTAATGGTTGGTGTAATCGCCGATGCAGGTGGCGATTTTATTGTTGTGGTGGTAGCACCATTCGTTGTGATTGTACTGTTGACTTCCGACTTAGTTTCTACCAAATTGGGGTTAACAGCATCTTCCTGCGCATATAATGCGGGAGCAATGGAGAATGCAAAAATAATAATGCATCCAATCAGCACAATCTTTATAAGACTCGAGTCTAACTTATCCATCGTACAATTCCTAATGTAATGAATCTAACAAATCAAATCAGATTTGCATTTTATTATTCAATATTACAAAGGAATTAAAAAGTTAACACCCAGATCAAAACATGCTATGTACCGAAAGGTATTTAGTCAATCCTTTCCGTACATCTTAGAAAATGCTTTTGTGTACTTAGATGGTTTAGTTTTTGCGGTTGCATCACCAGGAGCTTTCTTATATGCTGCTGGATTGTTGTCGTCCATATCTTGCCCTTTCTTAAAATGGGCATCGCGACGTTTCTTGATTGCTTTTGATAGACCCTTGTGGTATGCCTTTGGTTGAGAACCTTCACGGTCTTTGATGTCTGGATCTTGTGCTGCTTTATACTTCTTATCTTTTTCTGCTTTCAGAGTTGCGTATCTTTTCCCGCCAGTAGGCGAAGGAATAAACTCTGCACTAGAAACATACTCATCTAACTTTTCAATGGCATCTAACCATTTACGCACAACCTTATCTTCGCTCAGTTGAACGATAACATAGTTGCTGCCCAGATGGGTAATAGTACCGACCTCTTCAGATTCTTTTACAACAACCTGATCGCCGACTTCGAACAACTCTCCTTTTACAAACTTCTCGCGAGTCTCTGATACAGGATCAAGTTCTACGTGACGTTTGAATACAGTTTCTTCTTTGATTCCCATACCGTTGCGCACATCAACGAACAACTTCTTCGCGTCCTTGTTACTCATAGATCCGAGACCTTGTGAGAAACTTGCGAAGTCATTATCTGCTGCGAACGCACGGAGTTTAGAAGCAGACATACCCTCTACACCTTCGGCATCAGGGTCGCGTGCTCCAGCAGAAACTACTTGGATGTTCTTGAAGTTATAAAAACCGTGACGTCCTTTCTCGCCGTTGTACTTGTCGAGCAATGTTTTAAACTCTCTTACACGGTCAGAACCTACGACCATGACCAAGTTCTTAAAACCTTGCTCATACAGATATGATGCTGCATCAAAGGCAGTACGAATCTTCTTGTTGATTAGAACACGTCGTGCGTGACGAGGAAACATCTTACGAACATGTTTTACCTTCGAACCATAGTCGAGAGGATTTTTCTTGGCATCTTGTGACTGCGACAAGAAAACGAAATAAGGGTTCTTGCCTGCATTTTTTGCGAGCATGTCCAACAACTTCTGATGCCCAGAAGTTGGGGGGTTCATACGACCGAAGGTAAAGTAAGCGACCTTTGCTTCTTCTACCAGATAGTCATTGAACGACTTTATCATCGTCGTCTCCCTACGATTACATTACGAATTATTTCGCTGATTGCGCTGCTTTCTTTCGTTCTCTATCAGCTTTCCGAACATCAGGGATTAACCTTCTGGCAATGCGATCAATGCGAGGACCCATCTTATCAAGTTTCTTTTCATATGCTTGACGTTGCGCAAAACCTAACTCTGACTTAGATTTGCCTCTGGTCAATCTTTTCAGAATCATGAGTCTTGCTTTTTTCTTTGCTCGCTTTTTGATAACATCCATAGTTGGTGTTCTTCGCATTGCGCGAATCCTACCAAGTTTGATACGTGCCTTCATCTTCTTCATTTGAACACGTCGCTTGATGCGCTGAGCATGCGTCAGTGCTTCTTCTATCTTCTCACCTTCAGGTTGATAAGAAGCATACTCAGCATTGCTGCCAGCACCTTGTTGCTTATGTCGCTTGTGCGCCTGATAGTTGATATACTCTCCAGTTCCTGGGACGTAATCAACGACGACGAAGTCTTTAAATGAGAGCGGTTTTGCCACGTTTAGTTCCTACTAGGTTTATCCCATCCTTTCAATATATCTGGTGAAAAGTTGTTATATGAAAACTCCATACGATCAACTAACTTCACCGCATCACCACCAAGTTTGTCGATAGCAACAAATCCTTCTTGACCTGTTACTTTGTAACCCTTGCGTGTTTTGACAAAAGTGCCTATATTCGCAAGAGCGTTTAGTTTATTTATAAGCATTAGTTTCGCCAATACAATATTCTTTTGCAGTTCAAACATAGCGATCAATGATGCGGTGTTTTGCTTCGAGAAGAACGCCATAATTCTGTTGAGTTTTTCTCTTTGCGTTTTCTTACCACGCTCCGTGGATCGCTTGTCCATCTCTGCTTTGTACTTTGTGCGCAACCAACGCTGTAACGCGATTACGTGTCTGCGCGAGTCTTGTATCACCATACCCTTACGAACGAAAGTGTTGTTAAACTGTTCGATCAACTGAGCGAGTTCTTGGTTCGCTTCAAGTTGCCGCAGGGTGCTACCAGCAATCTTCTGGAATATCTTACCAGCAGTTGACAAATACTCAGTGACTTCTTTTGTTTGACGAGCAGTCAAAGTGGCAGTCGTCACGTCACGGAGCATAGCATCCTGACTCCAAACCTTACGACTGTTCTTCAGAGCACCAACGTTGACGCCGAATGATGCTCGCATACTTTCAAACGTATCACCAGTGTATGTTGTATGCCACACGATACCGATACGAGCAGTCTTCACTTCTTTCGCCGCAGCACTACCAGTAGGCAAAGCATACACGATAGTGTTGGGATGAAACGTGACATAACTATCGCCGCCAATATTCTTGGTCGTTACATCGCCAGGACCAAACAAGAAGTCTCCCTGTATGACACCCTTGATGCCAAGAGCAGGAAGTTCCTCAAGAGCAGCGTTGAGTTTTACGTTCAAGTCGCCGGAAGTGTCGGCGTCGACATCTGCCTTCGTCTTGTACACTTTAGGATTCTTGTTGAAGATACCCTTCTTCGCCACGAAGAACTTACCGTCGCGAGGGTCTATGCCTGCGAAGATAGCAGGGGCACCGTCCCACTTGACGGAGATATCGCCCTTATGTTTGCCAGCAAGCATATCGCGCAGGGAACGAAGTGCGTTGATCGCCTGACGAGTTCCCTCAACCCCACCGTAGAGGACTTTGTCCTCGATGTGAGTCATGTGAGTGTTCTTCGCCTCAGAGAGCATTTGATGTGTCATAAACGATTTCATACGCGCATTGTACTATATCTGGACACAAAAGTAAAGGATTGTTTTGCTATATGCATATAACTTTTAGTTATTTCCAGTTATCATTGCTGTACTAAAATTCCTTCAGCAAATACTGATCCAAAAGTAGAACCTGACAAAGACCTTAACTGCATTTCAATGTCGGTTTTTTCGTCGTACTTAAACGGTGCCTGTCTTACAATGTTCATGTTCTCAAAAAATGTGGTGTCAGCAACTCTAAGTTCACGAGCAGAAGCATTATTGGACACCAAGAAGTTTCTAAATCGTGCTGCTTTACCACCGTTCGCATCCGTACAGAATGCGTCAATACGAGTCAGAAAGAAACAGTATCCCGCAGGAACAGTGTAAACTGCCTTTTGACATCTACCGTTACCCGCTAGAATAACCGCATAGTTGTTTACGCCATCACCCAAAGTGACATTTCCTGTCGCATTGCCCGAGATGATTATCATATCGTTCACACGAAGATAAGAATTTGAAGTGGTTATGGGCGTTGTTCCTGTGAGAGTCTTTGTCTCACTGACTGAAAGAAAGTTCTCGTCCAAACCTTGAATCAATACAACAGCTGTTGTGTCACCGATTGCACTACTCACAAGACTGAGAGTAGATGCTGACGATGGGAAAGTGTAGTTGCTCGCTTCTTCCCAAGGAGTTCGAAACTCTGTGGTAACGATATTAGCGGCACCTCCCGTAGTTCCAAAGATGTTACGAACTGAGTACCCTTCAACTGTTCCATCTGCAATAGGAATATTTGCAGACGAACCAAATGAGTTGATGATATTGCCGTCTTTGTCAGCAAGCATCTGGACTTCATAGATGTCCTCGTTGTTGCCGAGCATGCGTTGAAATAGTTTGTTCCACTGTGCCATTTTAGTAAACCTTTGCGTATGGTCCTGATAGTTCTGACTCGGATCCAGCATAGTTCACTAGACCTGAGGCGAAACGATCCTTATCTTTCTTTGACATTGATTCGACTATGGAAATAAGTTGGGTTGTCATGATCTTAGAGACAAACCAGTTCATATCTTTTTCCATGACTGCTTTATAAAAATCGTACTCGTCCATCTTAGGTGTATCTGGACAAGCATTGTACCAATCGTAGAACTTTTTGATTGTTTCTTCGTTGCGATCACTAAGTTCTCTTTGAGGTATAAATGTTTTCGATGGTCCAACGATCATATCGACCAACCCTTTGATCGGACCACCAGACATCTTACCCATGTTCGCGTTCTTACCTTTTAGTTCGCCCTGCCATGTAGTGCCGAACTTACGAAACTGCGCTTTCCCACCATTGAAGAAAAGGTATCCATCTCCGGACTCAAAGAATCCACGGAGACCAGTTGTTGTTTTTTCGTATTTGAACGTCGGTCGTTCCCTACCCAAGTTCAGTTCTTTGTAAGTAACAGTTCCTACACATTTCTTGAGAGAAACACCAACGATATCCTTACTCTTAAAATTCTGAATCAACATTTCGTTTAGTTCAACAAAAGTTTTAGCGGAAGTCAGGGGAACGTTCGCTCCTTTTGGTGTGGTCATCCATATGTCAGCAGGACTCCACTTATTCGCGTCGCCGAACGGTCTACCTGCTTCTCTGTTAAGCAGGTTTACATGCTTATACAACTTGTCGACCCAAGCAGAACCGCGATGATGTGTATAAGATGAGGAAGGGAACTTCTTCTTCAATTCTTCTGCCACCAACTTGGAAGATGCAATCCAGTCGTCTGGCAGTTTGGTTAGCACGTTGTCGATTTTCTCGTCGACGTCGTACTTACTGCTGGCACCTTTGAGTCCAGCATGAGTGTATGGTTTCTTGGCGTAGCAAGCAGCGTTATAAACGCATTGAGCAGACTCAGCGAGCTTGGTGATGTCAGAACCTGCGCCTGATCCCCCGCCACCTTTTATCTTTGCTTCAACGTAATACGTTCCGATTTCGGTACGACCAACAGAGGATGAACCACCTTTGGGGTTGTACCTTCCCCTCAACTTAGTGGCAATGTTTCTCAATGCACCCTCTCGATCGCCACCCTTTTCGAGTTCGACGACCACCGTGCTTCGAGTCTTGCCTTGCTTGAGATCTGTGTACCCACACTTGTCGAGTTGGATTTTTAGATCATCTGTTGAACGGATTGCCATAGATACCTTCCCTTTGGATGTATCTATTTATATCTCTTCTTCCATCCACTTCTTGAAGAGTTTTTCTTCTAGGCGTCTCGCCTCTTTCTCCCAAGGAGTGTCGTTCTCGCCATACTTACCTTTTCCGTAATGAATCTTCCTGCCTTTCCAACGCGAAACAGGCAGATCCCATTCGTCGGGATGCTGAGTAAGTTCTCTTCGGAGATACTGACGAGCATGCACTAATTCGTGTGCAGTAGTTTTGAGTTTATCTTCGTAGGAAATAGGTTCGCCGAACTGACGAGTCGCAACCTGTATGGAGATTTCACGAGAATCACCTGTACATAATCCAAACGCATTATCTTCTAGTTCGCCGTAGTGCCACCTGAAATCAATCCATCCGCGAAGTTTATCAATACCAAGTTCTTCGCAGCACCATTCAACGAACTCCTCAATGTACTGAGGAGTCCTCGCATGATAATAGACCAACATTAGTATCGACCAAGGATCTTGTCTAACTTCCGTCCCATATCATAAATCTTACGATCAATGCCATGTTGAATAGAAGTTTCGATCTGCCAAGCAGTTCGATCAACAGTTCTCTGAATCACACGATCAGTCGCTGCTTCTACACGACCAGAACGGTCACAACTGTAGTGATACAGGGTGTTGGTGGATGCGCGATACGAAGGTTCGCGAGCAGATCCATCAGGTTGACAACCCTTGCCGCCATAAACAACTTTGGCGTTTGAGGGGATAGTGATATCAGCACTGTGAGTTTCTTGCGAATGAGCGCCGATCACTAAAACTACAAATATTGCAAACAGATACTTTGTCATAGGATTTCCTCCTTTGCCCTATTTATAAGACTATTATGACTGAAACTGTATACAAAAGCAAATAGAAAAAAGTCATTTAAAATCAATGACTTGTGACTGCGACCCCGTCTACACCGCTCTCCAAAATATGCGGTGGACACATCAGGACATCTCTACCATGCCCTCGCAGTCGTACCCTTACGTTTCCCTCTTTTGACCGGAACCCTGCTCCTTCCTTGTTAGCAGGTAATCTACGTGATCGAGATTCAACGGTTCTTCGTCGAACGCTCGCATCATGTTACACATATCTTCATACAACTCATCAGGTATATCACCAAATGGACTTATAGGATTAGTCGAATAATATTTGACATTGCCCTTATCATCATAATAGATCTCGTGAATCTGATATCCCAGCAGGGGATCAGTCTTAGGGCGATGCGCTATCCTGTAGTTCCAACTCATACTGGTCTCTCAACTTCAAGAACTCACCTACCCATTCGTCACGGTGTTCGATGAATACTTGAGAATCTCCTTCTTGCGTTGTAATGATTGTGACTAACTGAGTCACAGGTATTCCAGTCATTTCTTCAAACATGACTGCGTATGCAGCTTCCTGCTTGAAGTAGTTATATATCTTAGATCGAGTCTTTCGCCTCGCAGCAGTTTTCCAGTCAATCACTGAAAGTTTGCCGTCATACTCGGCGACCATATCCACAGTACCTGCTGCTCGCAGATACTCAGAATACATTAGTCCCTCAATCAACCTAACATTGTCGATGTGCTCATCAGCAACATCACGCAGGCGACCGAACATGTCGCGAGCGTTTGGCATTATTACGCCAGTGGACTCTTTCCCTTGTATGTAGTCCTCTATCAAAGTATGGACTGACGTGCCACGTTGAGTTGCTTGCCGAGATATTTTGTTCGCTTGCTCAGCACCAACTCGGCGTCGCCATTCATGTAATGCCCTCTTGGTTTTCTTACAAGAGGAAAGGACGGTGGTGACAGAAGGGTACGGAACTGCCTCCCCATCCTCTTTTACATAATGACGTTTACCGTTGACGGTGACGCGCTTGATCTTGGGTAACTCGATCAAGTCCAAATTAAATTTTTTCATAACTAAAAAAGTTCGCCAGAGAAATCCGTGTTCAAAGTTTTACCAAGAATTCTTTTTGCTTTGCCAAGATGCCCCTTGTTGTGTTTAGACCAGTCCCGAGCATGAAGTCCATCACGCCCAAAGTCTGCTACTGCTAGAGCATACTTATTATTTAATGTGCGCACCATATGCACTTCTACTGGTGCGTCTTTCCAAGTAAACTCCCATGCCCATCTCAACTTACCATATGCGTCGTGATCTGCTTGGGCGTCTTGTTCGAAATATGAAGAAAGAAGTTCTACTGCCACTAGAGCAGATGGGTTGACTTCTTCTATATTTTCAAGTTCCATTAAAGTAATCCTGCTACAACCTTAATCGCGTCAATCGCCTTGACTGCTTTGTTCTTAAGATCTTCTGTTTCTAGTTGATCTTGAATACGAGCGAGGTCAACAATATCTTCGACCAACTCCTCATACTCACCCTGAGTTATGTGTCCAGCGTCCAAGAGTTCTTTGTACTCCCGAACTTTTATTTCCGCTGCTTTCTGCCAAAGTTCTAAGTTCATTTCCTACCCCCGAAAACTTTAAGTGCTGCTTCAGAGGCATCAGCGATACTGCCTCGCTTGATCTTACAGTACACATCACTTGGTTCTTCTTTTTCTGCTAGTTCTGACACCAAAGAGTGCAGGTCATTATAGATCCCTTCAATGTTGTCATTCAACCTATACTTTCCATAGAGAACCAACTTGGCGCTCTGTCGTTTCATAAACTGTAACTCTCTAGGATTACACCAGTCTTTCGTTGGCATACCAGCAACGACTTGTATTTCCGCTAGAGTATCAAACTCGTTGTTATCGTACTTACTAGGAACCCATTTTCCAAGTTCCGCACAACCAACGATGAATGTTGTCGCAACTGCAAATACTAGATATCGCATATCTCTACCCCATAAGTAGAATTGCTTTCAAGTCCTTTACAGACCACCCACTCATCCTCGCTAGTTGTCGAAGGGTCACATCCCAGTGCGTATCAAAATAATCTCGCACCCTCTGTTCAGTCCAAACGCCTGACGGCATACATCACCTCCTCATACGGGCAAGATCTTTCGCTTGCTCGTCGTCAATGACAGGTACAGCGTTCGACTTATGCATCGTCGCGATACCCTTGACCAGAGTCCCTGTATACTGTTTCTTCTCAGGAGCAGCGCAGGGACCACCCTTCGTACAGTCTACCGAAGCATAGACCTGACCTTCATCGCGACGAACAGGACCACTACGGGCAGTCATCTCGGAAAAAGCAGGTCGCTTATATTTAGCGTAGACCTCACCCTTGGGTTTACTTTTCTTGATCTTACGACCAGTAAAATCGTGAGACATAGAACCATAAATGCGCATAGATGCACCTCCTATACTTTTATTATGCCTCAATCAAGGAGGAAAAGCAAGAGAAAAAACTCTAGTAAGATCAACGACTTGCTTCGTTCTTGTCCATAGTCATTTTCAAGTTGCCATAATTGAACGAGATAGCAACTCTACTCTTATCAGGGTCAACGTCTTTTTGGGGGCGAACCTCATGCTCCAACCAACATGGCCAGCAGTTCAGTTGACCAGTTGTGGGGTAGTGGGTGTACAGCATATCTTCACACCTTTCTCCTGGTTCAGAATGAGCAATCAACTGTCCATGAGGATTTCTGTATCTAATCTTAGTTGAGTTTTCGTCCGCATATGGATAATAGGTTCCTGCGACTAATGCGTATGGATGACTGTGTAATACATGGTCATCACCCTCGTTGTAAACTGAGAACCAATAGTCAAGGAAAGGTGGGCAATCTATTTTTCTTTTGTCCGCGAAAGTCTTGGCGGCATTCTTCATACAGTTTTCTAATGCGATGCGCCATGGCACTTTTAACTTCATGTACTCATTAAATTTTTTGTCATGATAACTTGTATAAGAATTATGTTTAGCAAGAGTCTCCCTAACATAATCACTTATTTCTTCATGAGGCAAATCTACTGTAGTAAACAGTATAGGAATCGGCCAGATTTCTTTAAACTCAAAATCCTTGATCATTCTCATGTTCCAGATCATGTACGTGCAGAGCAATCAAGGCATAGTGGAGAACCTTCAGCAGATCCTTACGATTCTTTCCTTCTTTGTTGCCATAACGCTGAGTGTATTTCAAAATGTTACCAAGGCAGAAACCCTCGCCATGACCACCGTCGATAATAAACTCAGTTGCTTGGTATTTGTTTTTGGAGTAATGCTCGTCGTAAGTTGAGTTGACATAATCTTCCAACTCACTGATCAACGCAAACTCATTATACCGATAATCAATTCCCATCAGTAATCCTCACCATCTTTGTATTGAGTTCGAATGTCTGCAAGAGGATCAAACATTGCGTTCTCTTTAGTCTTACCGCCGATATCCTCAGTGCCGTCAACAATGCGTTCCATGTATCCAATCAACGCACTTGCCATAGTTACATCTGCTTCTCCGCAGATTTGTTTAAACTGTGCATGCAGATACTCGGGAACACGAATGTTAAACATCCGAGTGTTACCTGATCTGTAACCGTCACCTTTGCTCATTTGAATGCCAAAATAATCAGTATGCCCAACAATAAAATATTTGTGAATGCTATCTCTACCGCAAGGATAGTATGATACCAAACCCACCTTGCCTGATAAACTTCCTGCACTTGTTCATTATCTGCACCAGGAAGTTTCTCAACGATAACAGTATCTATAGGGTTTTTATCAAGGGGAGTTCCCAGTAGTTTCTTAATCCACATCATACGTTCCACCACGCTGGTACTGGTCGCTTTGTCCATTTGGAGAAACTTGCCTTCGCTTCTCTGTAATAGTTTCTGTAGGACTCGATGGAGTCTCCTTCCACGATGCATTGAGGGAAGTGCGACATTGCTGGAGGTGGTTCGACAAATGGTTTGTCGTCAATATTTTGAGGGGGACGAGATAACGCGACGCCAAGCTTCGACCAAGACATATGAGTTTTTCCATAGCGCCAAGTGTACTCCTCGCAAAGTTTCGTCCACAACTGATACAACCAATTGTAGTTATTCTTACTTTCGCGAACCCACGCTGCGCTGGGATGATTGATATGACTTGCTTTGTACAGTAGAGAATCCATAACAGGTTCGGGATGCTTCCATCTTTTGATTCTTCTGCCATTAGCAGTCTTGTCATACCACTCATCCCCGTCGAGTACACGATGTGCAGTCGAGAGCATCTGTGGATACTCGATGTCCATCTTGACACAGTGCTTGTCGTTGTGCTCTTTGGCGCACTGCTCAGGGTCTTCGTGTAAGTAAAATATATTCATAGATATAGTGTACCGCTATCTGCGATTAATGTCAAGTTTTCTTTTTGTTCCTTCTTTGCCATTCTACCCAACCCTTTCTCACTTTATCAGTTGGATCATCGGCAAGGTTGATACCGTGCCCGTCATCTTCGGGTTCAGATTCGATTACTTCCATGTCTTCCATTTCTTCAGCAGGAGGCAAATCTTCAATCTCTTCATACTGCCCCATGACGTTCGCCGCATCATCTACCGCACTAGGGGGAGAAGGTGCATGATCCCAATCTACTTTAGTCTCTACCACATTTGGTGGATCAAAACTAGGAGTTGGTGTTTCAGGCAGTAACTCTTCTACATCAACAACGTTCTCTCGGTCAACCTTTAGATTCCCATCATCGGTGAACATCCTAGACTGCTTACGGGTGGAGAAACCCATGGTTGCGGCGAGGAGGAGGATGACTGCGAGAGGATCGAATACAGTAACAAGAAGGATAATAACGAACCTAACAGCACGATCGAAATGGTTTTTAGCATCGTCTTCTCCATAGATTAACTCAGCAATATATTTAAGTGGCCCGACTTCAACTTCAATCGCCAGCGATTCTTGCTGGAGCGGTGAGAGGTCCTCTTGGATTTCGTCAATTCGTGTGTACGCAGCATCGATCGTCTCGTTGAGTGCTTGCCTCTCACTTGATTGACTTTCGCGTACCGCAATCGAACCTGTAGGGCCACGAATTCTGTCATACTCAATGAGTACAGAGACTTGTTGGTCCAGTTGCGTGAGAACCGTTTCTGCATCTGCAATGATTGATTGCTGGCGTGCAATCTGCTTTTCCAAGTTGCTGATTTGAAGTGCATTATTGCCCCCAATTGATATCGAATGTTCCAAGTGTGCCTTCGACAAGAAACCGAAGATGCCCAAGGAAGTGATCACCATTAACACAAACACTGCTGATGTAAGATAAGTCTTCATCAACAGTGGTACTTTCTTCCAGTTGGCGTGTAACCATGCAGCAGTTACCAGTTTGCCAACTTCCAATACACCACCCATAATGGCGATCGCTATCGCCGCACCCGAGAAGATTGCCATGAGTCCTACGATACTATACCACGCAGCGACTCCAGCAATCGACAATGATGTGAGCAATGTTATCCAGTGCAATTAGTCCTCGCTTGATGACTCCACGATCATCCCTACCTTTTTCAGATCTTCTTGTTCGCCTGACATTTTAAAGATACGACCATCTGCTGTTGCTACTGAAATGACCTTCTTCAACATGCGAACATTCCCAGAAGGGTATTTAGGATCTTTTGGATACGGCCAGCGAAACCCTACGTGGACAACTTCACCATACATTCGATCTGAGTTCAGACTGGGTTTCCAAGAAACCTTTCTGCCAGGAACATCAACTGGGGGTGGGATCTGCTTCTTTCTCATCTTCTACCTCTACAATAAAATCACAGTTGGTGATAAAGTTGCCTGTGTTGTACGAATCCATCGTAGCAACATAACACTCGTGGTCCCCTACGCGGAGTAAGGGGAAAGATTCTCCTATCTTGTTAGCATACCACTTGCTGCTATCGTCACAAGAAATAACTTTTAGTCTCATGCCAAAAATATCTCCAAGTTGAAAGGTCGGGTCATGTACGGTTTTACGAATTCAGTAGGGAGTGGTTCGCGAAGTTCTTTGAACGTGCGATGCTTTTTGCTGAAAGGCAACAACTTGGTAAACTTCTCCCAATCTTTAGAACCTTTTTTACGCATCGCGATCAGGCGACCGCCATGACCACCCTCTATGAGATAATCATGCTGAGGAACTTCGTAATCGACTTTCGAATACGTTGTCGTTTCTCTCAATATTTTCATCATCAAACCTTCTTGCTATGTGCTTTTGCCTACGATCATCCCAGATATAGTATAAACTAGGACGACCATTAATGTCAAATGATACCGCAGACTTGTAACCCATCTTCTCCATGTGCGGTGTGCCCTCATGAAGAAACTTCACAGGATCCGCCCATTCTAGAGTTTCGGTCGGGATAGTATCAAGGACTTCGCTTTCAGGAACAACGTCCGCAAACATTCGGAGCATCATTAAAGATACTCCGGACCAGTCCAACGAACCCAAGAGAAGTCTCCATCGAGGATGTTTCCTCGCGCTTGGTTGCGGGCAGGTGCTGCCCAAGATGCTGCTTTCAGGATATCGCCAGCACGGAACTTCTTGTCATCTTTTTTGACAATGAAACCCCAAACCATCTCTTGACTGCCCAACTTCTTGACAATCTTGAGATACTTACGACCTTCTTCAACGTGCAGGTTATCGACCATTTCGCCGTAGTCGTTCTCGCTACCGTACTCACCACGGGCACGCCAAGCAGCGAAGTCCTTACCAATCGCGTCGAACAAGTTGTTAATAGCAATATCAATCATCATTTCATCTCCGTTATCAACCATACAGTTATTATGCTTGAAACGGGTATCAAAGTAAAGTCTAAAAAACTTTAGGAAAATCAATAACTTAGGAATACAGCAGAATCTCCCTCGCCTTTTTCGCTTCATAACCTTCTTCAGTTTTCTTTCTCCTGCCAGCAGTGTAGGTTACAGGAAAATATTTGTACGACAACTTTCCGCATTTGTCTTCAAACCAGTTGTCGTCAGCACGATTACTGTGATATGTGATCGGTTTATCTTGACAGAAATCAATCAGTTCTAGGCATTGGTCATCAGTAAACGCATTACCATAATCAGCAATGCTGTTTCGATAAGGCGGATCGAAGAAAAAATAACAACCTTCACTTGCTTTTTCGGCACATTGTTTCCAGTCAACGGACGAGAACTCGGCAATCTTTAGTGCATCATGCCACCAAGATAGATCTCCTCTGTTATAGATTGAGTCTGTTTGATTTAATAAACCACTAGGTGTGCCATAACGACCATTGGTGTTTTTGTTGATCTGGAAGATACCGTTAAACCCAGTCTTCATAAGAAAATACAAAGTCGCTGATTCTTCAACATCATTCCACTTCTCGTAATCCCAAGCATGCTCCTCTCGTACATCGTAATAAAACTTCTTACGATCTTCTTTGTCCAGTGGAAGATACTTTGCTTCCAGCGAATCTAAACGGAAAGTGAACTCAGACAAGTTGTCTCTGATTGATGTGTAGATCCTAACGATATCTGGATTGATATCATTCAAAAATGCTTTTTTGATTGGATAGTTTGACATAGCATGTATGAACATTGCACCACCACCAAAAAATGGTTCGCAATATTCAGTCGGAGGATCAATACGAGAAGGAAGGAGAGGCAGATAATGCCTCAACATTTTGTTCTTACCACCTGCCCATATAAACAACGGTTTAGGCACTTACATACTCCAAAACTTCACGCATAATCTTCTCCACCTCTTCATTATTATATCCATCTTCGCTGAGATAGCAAGAGTTTTTATTTTCCACAAACTTATTGAATCCATCAAGGTGTGCAACATTAAGCGTTTTTTCTAAGACGTGATCTGGTCGAGCACCCTCCCCACTACAGAAAGTCACATAACAAACATCGGGATTGATCAGTCGACAAATGTAATTGTTTTTGAACCATCTTTCTATGGCATTACCGCCAGTCCCCTGCTTTTTCGCTTCGAAGACAGCAACAACTTTTCCATCTCGCAACCAAACGCCACCGTCAGGTTCACAGGCACCTTTATTACCAGGGATTTGATCTTTGGTAAGTTTGCGCTGAAGTTGTAGGGCAGGAAACTCTTCCGCGAGTTTATCCTTTAGTGTTTTACATTGTTCGTCTAACTTACGAGCAGCTGCATCAGTAGCGCACATTCCTTTCTGAATACCGCCACGAAAACCATTTTCCCTTTGACTCATATCACATTAACTCCATAAAACACATTATTATGATCATTATACTCGCAAGTTAATGGAATAGCAAACAAAAGAAACTATAGTTAAATCAATAACTTACGATTGTTCTTTGCCGATGTCTTTGGTTGCTTCGTATGAATAAACGAGTGTGACGCCGATTGCTACAGGAGCAATCATCATCACAGCGCCGATTCCAATGATAGGTATTAGTTCCATTTACACGGTTCCTTGAAAGGGGAGACCGAAGTCTCCCCGAGTGTTTATGCCTTGTTATTTTCTACTTTGCGCTCTTCCACATAGTGCCAGTCACCAGTCTTTGGATCCTGCACGTGGTTCTCTGCTAGTTTGATCATAACGATACGAGTATGCCTCGCCTTGACGACGACTTCCTCGATGTCACTTGCAGTTGCGAAAGTAGAAAAGAAACACAAGGCAACGATTGCCAAGTTTTTCATTTCAGTCCTCAGTTAAAAGTTGCTTCTTACCCTTGGTTTTACCGATTGGGATAGCGCGAGGCAGCTTCTCTTTTGGGATCTCTACTTTCAGGTCAATGACCAGTAGTCCATCCACAAAATCCGCTCCGCTTACAACAACGTGTTCTGACAACCTAAATGTTCGTGTAAACTTCTTAGAAGAAATACCACGGTGTAGATACTCACGTTCTTCGCTTGACTTGTCACCAGCTACAACTAGGATGCCGTCCTTCACTTCAACAGTGAGGTCGTCTTTGCTGTAACCTGCCAAGGCAAGTTCTACGGTGAAGTTAACATCATCGTGCTTGACTACGTTATGGGGAGGATAGAGTTTGTTGTCTGCCATGTCTGACAGTCTTTCAATCTCATTCCAAACGTGATCGAAACCAATGAAGTGTGAACGTGGAAAAGAAAATGCTTTAGATACCATAACGGATCTCCTTATTTAAAAGCAAGATTGTTGTTATACTCTACCAGACCATTCTGCGTAGAGAACTGATGACCTGTATCCCACAGTATCATCGGTATTATTTATAGTATAATATTTCGCTATGAAAGTAAAGTGGAATATTTACTGATACTATATAATATTGCAGTAATAAAACTGTAATAAAAACGTAATATTTCGCCGTGAGGCGACGGAGCGTCGTGATGACGCAAGGAGAAATCCATGAAAAAGATAGCACTCATGTTGCTACTAATCCCTGCTATTGCTAACGCAGATGTGATTCCTACTAGAACACTCGAACCAGTTGTTCGAATCGTCGAAGACACAATCTATGTCACTGACAAAAAAGGCAACGACTGGGCGATTGTGACTAACTGTCAAATCAATGCTCGAGAGATCAAAGAGTTCACTGTCCGTGGCAAGGTATTGAGGTCTGGCAGGGTTGTAAAACTCAGCGACCAGAAGCACTGCGAAATCGAGACTATTCAGGCGGCATAAAACTGTTGTTCTGATTGTATCGATCTAACTTGGGTTCACCGCCATCTGGCATAGTGCAGGTGATGTTTGCTTTCCTGCCTTCAATGTATCTGACTTGGTACACAAACCAACTGAACGGTTCATTGCAGGCAGGTTCATAACATCGCCCTGCCATAAAGTATCTGTTTTGTCCAGTAAACCCAATCCTGTCATGAGTATTAAGATAGATGCGTTTGGTGGGATACTCGCTCTTGATCAAATCCCAACAAGTATCTTTCGCGACTTCGTACATATCGTCCTGCGCATGCGCATGGAATGCACATGCAACAAGGATTGTCGCACTAAACTTTTTCATAACCAAATATTTCAAAGTCTTGAGCGAACCTTTCGTTGATAAGTTTAACTGACTTATCGGTTAAAAAGTTCAATGCTTTTTCCACATCCCAACCTATGGTGTAGTTGAAGTCGTAGTCGTAATCTATCATATCAAACCCCAACTTCTTTAAATCTTCTTCTAGGTTTTCTTGGCGGATAATATCAGGTTCAGTCAGCAACCCTTCATACCAGTAATAACAAGGTCTCCAAGGTTCCCAATATCCTGGGTGATTAACAATCTTGTCTAGGTAACTCGCAAAATCTTGAGCAGGGTTTCCTTTCTTTTGTTTTTGTTTAACATCGTATGCCCACATAGAACATACTCTAGGATATGGGTGCCTGACAGGCAATATACAAGGGAAATCTAAACCAAGTCCATAGAACTTTAATGGGCAATGTTTATCCCAGGATGACGATTGTTTTTCTATGTATTCCCTCATCGGGGAAGTTACCATATGAATATCAGGAAAAATATATTCGTGCCTACAAGGATCGTGATCTAATATTATCGCCTTTATTGTTGCCCCTGCTGTTTTGGGAGGATGAAGTAAAAGTTTGGTCACGCGAAGCTCGCAATGATATTCTGCTCCAAAGAGAAGTTAGTTCCCAGCATATGTTTCGTTCTGGCATCAGGGTCATTAGACCAAACCAACACTTCGGGATCATCATAAAGGAAGTCGCAGTTCTTGCAATATTCAATGTCATCAAACCGTTCTTCTTCGTGCGCCTTACGCAACTCATTATACTTTTCGCCCCAGAAGATTTCCTCGAATGTTTGATCCTCGAAGTGTCCAAGTACAGACTTTGCCTCGTTGGGTGGACCAAGTGTTTGGCAGCAAGGTGTCATCGCGCCAGTCTTGCCGTTGCCTCCTGCGCGAATAGTAATCTCTGGTCCAAATGGTCGTCCGCAAGTTTTACGAACATCGCCTATCCTAGCATTCCCATTCGGATCATAGTTTCCTGACCAGTTGTGCATCTTCCATATGTATGCCTTACATCCAACGTGTTTAATAAAGTTGCCGTTGTACTCACTGATCTCGTACTTTATTTGATTGTTGTCTGTGATGAGGTGATACGAACTTACTTCTACAGGTGCCCTAGTGGTAAAAGAGTAATCCATGGTGTCCATTAGATTGGATCTGACTCTGTAAAAGTTATCACAATCCATCCACTTCTTATATTTTTCTGCATCATAACCAATGACACTGCAACGAATAAAGTCAATTCCCTCATCGACGATACGCTTCATGTAATCGCCGCGAAGGTTGTACCCATTAGTGTAGATGTAGCACTTGAGTCCTCGCTTCTTTACTTCACGCACGTATTTGTGTAGGTCTTTCGCGAGCGTGGGTTCGCCCGAACCCTCCAGATTGATTTGAGGAGTCCCGTATTTCGGAACGATTTGGTCAAGGATATTTGTAAATTGTTTGAGCGGCATCTTCCTAGTCCAGTCTTTACCGCGACCAGGATTCGTTTGTGGGCACATTTGACAGGTGTAGTTGCACCCACCGATTACTTCTAGTACAACCCTTTCTAGGTTTACATCAAACGACATTAAATCTGCTCTTTTCAAATGGCACTGTATTCTTCTCATCATCTGGGTCTTTATAGATGAACCAACCAGTGATGATGTATTTAAACTGCCCCAAGTCAGGGGAAGATCTGTGTGGATGAGTGTATGCCGCTGGCCAAATAACCAAGTCACCAACACTTGGTTTGATTCTCATGTTTTGATTGGGAAAATCTGTTGTTCCCCCATCGTCAACAGTGTTTAAGTACAGCATCCATACGCCGAATCTTCTTGAGGTGAAGTAGTCCGGACCTTGCTCAAAATGCATTTGACAAAATCCTCCACCAGGAGGAGTTCTCTGCATTTTACATTGAATGCGCTCCATGTGTTTCCAACTCCAACCCATCTTGGAACCAGGATCATTCCCTTCCATATGTTTACCCCATACTTCATTATCGTATAGGATTAGGCATTGTTGTAGTGCGCTCTTTAGTTCTTCTTCATATCCTTGCAGGGAACCGAACCTTTCCATTAATAGACTGGTGTCTATTCGTTTTTCGTTTTTCCGAAAAGAAATCCCCATCCACTCACTGTTACCATCGTGATCATCTGGTAAGCAATTTTCGGCGTGTTCTATTTTCTCATTCATCAGTTTCCTGACTTGGTAGCACCACTGTTCGTCAAAGACTTTTTTAAAGACTCCAACGTTATCAGTCAACATCTGTAATGCGATTTGATTTATCATCCTACACCTCGAATAGCAAGTGCTTGGTGTGCCTTGCTAATCTGTAATTGTGATAACTGTGCGCAAGTTCTTGCTCCCTTACAAGAAATCCTTCTTCATATGCACAGTTATGTATAAAGCGATAGAACTGTTCCGGAAGTCGAAACACTGGGGCATGAGGATTTGTGACTTGATGTGCTACAGTCATATCAGTTGTAGCAGTGATGAATAGTTTACCGAAGTTCTTTGCCACTACATGCCACATACCGTCATATCCTATACAAAATGCACATTCGCGAATATGTTCATAGACATCACGGAAGTCATCTCTGTATGTGAGTTTTACAATCTCGTAATCTGGGAACATGTACCCCAAAGAGTTGTGAAGATCTTGCCAGTGCGCTACACTCAAAGGATGATTTTTATAATCTTTAATCTCTTCAGCATTTTGATTGGGAGACCAAATACAGATTTTCTTTTCCATAGTTGGCAAATCATCCCAGCGCCACTCTGGACCACAGTATTTATGAAACGGAATACCCTCCTTCATATCTTCAATGTTGCCGCTCTCTACGATCCAACGTTTCGGTCTATGCTTTCTCCTCAATGCGTTGTCTTCCATCAACAAGTCAACATATGAAAACATGTCTGATGCCCACACGTTTTCGTATGAGAACATATCATTCTTCCAGAGTCTTTCATAGACGTGACGATAGCGATCCTCGATGGATTCTGGATCATCGGGCATTACTTTATAATCGCCAGTGAGTGGATTGCCGTGTCGATCCTTGCCCCAGTGAAGACAAATATGTACATGTCGATTGTAGTGTGCCGCCCATGCCGCTGCTACATTCAACGCACCAATAATGTCACCTGCGCCTTCGCCGCCTCGTGTATGGATTAGTTCTTCCATTATCCGAAGTGATCTAACTTTTCAGATTTTTCTATGAGTTCCTGTAGTACACGAACAGCATCGCGAATCTGCGCTTCTTGATGAGTAATGTTGTCGTCTCGGTTAGTTTGCGGGATGGGACCAAGTTTCACACATATATGATAAAGTGCCTCACGTGGCGTCATTTTGTATTACCCTCGCACATGTGTCTCATGTTCTTAACTATATTCCTCAGTTCACCTGCCATATCAAAGAGAGGTGGTTCATACTGGACTGCTTGATTCGCCCATAGGTGATCAAGCATATCGTCAAATATATCTAGGGTCTTTTCTAAACGCACCCAGTCGGCGTAGGTTGGGGCATCTTCCATATCAAGAGAGAACTTCGTGTTCTCATAAAATGAAGTGAGATCATCGATGAGTTGTTCCAATCCCAACTTATCGATGATCCCTTGTACTTCTTCCTCTTTCTTTTGCTTGAAAGATTCTATTGATACAACATTGCTGTCACTATCCACACTGTCCATTGACTTTTTCCAGTACCTTTAGTCTGCATACATTACTTAGATTGATATGCGTCTTATGCTCATGCTGTATAAACTCGCCTGTGATTGTATCCAGTTGTAGTTCATATCCAACAATGAAACGCAATCCATCACCATGATAAAACTCATGCTTCGCAATGTCGTACATGCTTTCCCAGATCTTATAGAGTTTGATTGAACCACCACCAAACTCGATCTCTACATGACGATAAGCATCATCATCCTTAGATGAGACTTCATAGGTTTGCACGGTCATGTCCCATAACTTATAATTCGTTTTCATATATTATATTATACGCGACTTTGACAAAGACGCAATACCCTGCGAAAATTTTTTTCTGAACACGTTTTGAAAACTCGCACAGTTTCAGGCGAACATGAGTGCCAGTATTCCTAACGCACAAAACGTCAGGAACACATACCACACGATTTTAAAAACGAAGGGCACGATAAGATTCAGTGCCCATACCATCACTCCTACGACTGCCAGTAACACCAGTACATATGGAGTTGCTATGATGACAGCTGCGAGATCCATTACGAGTTAAGTCTCTTCTCCAATACGGCGATCTCTTTCTGCTGCCGCTCATTTGGTTCTTGCACCTTCCGCAGTCGCTCCAGTGCACCCTGCCGTCTATTACGGACGTTCTTCTTGTGTACCATCGGTACTCTCCTCTTCATTACATCCATACTCAATGTATGGACACTCATTGGTTCGGTTTGGCATTTCAGTCTCGACGTATGTCATCCAGACTGCGAGTAACACCACGAAACCCCACATTACACTCCCTCCGGATTTAACCAGTGAGACACTTCATGCTGTGCCTCGTCTAGACTGAGATAGCGACACAACTTGCGCATCACTGCCTCCACGCTTTCATGCTCAAGGCACTCTAGTTGGTCCAAAACCCACTCGCCCATTGTACCACGAGCATACCATTTCACTTCACTCATCACAATCTCCTTGCTTCAATTGAACTCATACTCACACCCGAATAACGACTTGCGCTACCGAACGTGTTGTAGTATTTCTTTTCGGCACTATACTTTGACATAGCAGTGACCATGATATCAGTTGAAATCCCATCGACAAAGATTAAGTAACGATAGAACATCATTCGAAGAACTCTCCTGTCCAAACATCATAGTGATGCCAATCACGTGTATTGACTGCTTTCTGACGCTCTTTACTGATCAATCTTCGTAGTGCTTGCTCAAACTCTTGCTCTTTACCATTGAGTACAGGAGTCCCATCTCTACGAACGATAATCCAGTGATCAAGAAACATATCAATGTCATCGGGTAAACGAGGATCATTGTTTACCTTAATCAACGCATCATGCATTTTTCTCTCCTAAAATAGATGAGTAGTGAGGTGTCATTATCATATACACCGTTCGAGGGGATACAGGTGGTGTCAGTCCCTGCCTCACTACTCGCCCCCATTGAGCAACAACGTCTCGTCACCCATCCTGCGCAGGATACTTTGAAAACTGTAGGAGTCCCGTTGTTCGTTTTGTTCGCGCAGTGAAACATTGGGGGGACCCTAAACCTTGACCCCATTTTGAGTAGGAGTCCCGTGTGACCAATACCCCCCATAGGTTTGGGGGGGGGGGTCATACTATGATCACTCCTCGTCATCGGTACTCTTACGGAGTCTCTCTTTCATCCAGTCCTTAAGACCAGACTCTCCTCCTAGGCACTTGACCTCTAAGGAATATTTCTCTGAGATTTTCTCTACTAGATTAGCACTCGAGAGAACATAGAAATCACTAGGATGTAGCAGTATGTTCTTTGCTTTACCAGATGTTGCCCATCTCTCTATGCGTTCAGCAAGAGGTGTTGTCATTGTCAGTAGCACTATTGCTCTCCTCAAATTGATACAAAATACCATACACTAGATCATATGCCTGTTGTATCTCACTCAGGCGAATACGATTCTCATCAGATGGGTTATACTCAACAGCACGTTTTGCTGATTCAAGTCTCCCATGGAATGTGCCTTCTAGATGTGCACATAATGCGGATGTGCTGATCATATGGCCAACCCCATCATGACGCCGAGTATGACACCCAACGTGGCACATACGAGGATGCCTGACATGACGTCCTCATCGGTGTTGGTCTCACGCTTCTTATGCGCATAGTCCTTATACGGTTTCATCAAACTCCTCCATCAGAGCACAAATCTCTTCATGACTTTTATGAGGATACAAATCGCGCATATCGTCATAGACACTGTCATATGAGCAGTATACATGATCCCCATAACGAAACGAGTGATTGTAGAAGATTTCCTCGATCTGAGTCATTATGCTGCCTCCCTCTGTACATCTGCTTCCATGGCCATCAGTTCAGCGAGGATGATGATTCGCTCATCACGGTCAATCAGACCTGCTTTGAAATCATCATTTGCTTTCTGCTTACGGCGAGCGATCAGGCGAAGTACAGTAGAAACGGTCATATTCATCTCCAAGAGGGGAAGGTCATTCAGTTAAGTCTAAGAGGATCATCCTCACCAGTCGACACTTCACCCTACAATACCTATTATACTGATTTCTCAATCAAAGTAAAGCGAAAAAACTCCTGAAAAAACAGCGACTTACACAACCCCATAGCAATCATTAGCAATTTTCGTGGTTTTTCAGTCGCCCAAGCACCAACTAACGTTCCTGGAGTGCCTCCCATGCCCGATGATCAAGATATCGCCTATGAGCAGCGAGGGTATTAGAGGAGAATGCACCAGGAGATTCCAAGAGGAAGTTCTCTAAGTCATTGAAAGTCATACCTAAAAACTCACATTCCTTATAGAGAATGGTCATAGCACTCTTAAGAGTCATTATGCTACCTCCGCAAAAGCAAGATGAAGATCAATGAGTTCAGCATAGTAACCATAGAATGCTTCGAGCGAACCCATCTCTTCGATGACACGATCAACACCAAGATGCATCATGATGTCAGCTTCAACGAAGTCCCAGTCAGTATTGCCATCAACGACGTTCTCAGGATGATCAACATAGTGACGGAACAGTTCAGCGATTTCAGCGCGAATATTTGACATTATTGTGCCTCCTTCAAGACAGAGAAAAGACAGTTCTGAGCAGCGATGCCCCAAGCGAACTGACGAAAAGTCTTAGTTGCTTCAGGACCAAACGCTGCTTGGTATTCCATGAAGTTTGCTCGACAGTTCAACCACTCGTTTTCAGACCAAGAGGTGAGTTTTCGCTCAATCATTTCGTCAGTTACTAGGTCAAATGCTTTCATATCCAACTCCCTATTCAATATAATCATTATACTGGTTATGAGGAGCAAAGTAAAGACTGATTTTCTCTATATGAATCAGTGAGTTATGAAGAGTAGGGGATGAGTGGCAGGTTACTGATAATGCTTGACTTTTTCGACAGGATAGGGGTTCGGACCCTCCTCTCCGCTATAAAGGTTATTTTCACCTATAAATCCCACACCGTATATGCTTTCGCCCTATTATGAGGCGACGATGAGTGAAATCCGCCTATATGATGCTAAACTCTTGTTTTTCCTAGAGTTTTCGCGATATTTTTTAGATTTCACTATAGATTGTAGGATGAATACACGATAATAGACGTATGAGTAAGTAAGAGACTGTATAGGAGTTATTTTCACTATACTTTACACATTTTTATTGATTTTCAATAGTGTTCATGCACGAGTATTTACGGTTTGACCTCGTTTGTTCCTATAGTAAAAGAACATATATGCATAATACATCGCCTGTTTAGGATGATGTACTGGATCCGCTTTAGGATATTGTCTTAAAAACTCTTTCCAGAGGTCATCATTCATGATAGGAAGTTCAGTATAGCGATTGAGAGTAATACGAGTGAAACACCGTTCAGTAGGATTAACGCTCTATCTTTCCATAGGATACTGACTGCTAACCAACCTACAATACCGAACCATCCAAAGGCGATATCATAAGAGTAGTAATCAGGTCCAGCAGAACGAAAGGTCAGCGAAATAAGAATCAGAACAGATGATATCCATTTAAGATACCAGTCAAATGTACCTTTAGGAGTAACTGATTTCTGTATTCGATTACTATGTTCTATCTCTCCTACAGTGTATTCCTGACCTGTAGGTTCATTAGTGATCGTTTCTTCAGGTGCTATCAGAGAACCTTTTAGGTTCTCCTTTTCGAGTTCACTCGTATCGTTCACGGAAGAATCTCCTTATACGCATTTTACGATATACAGATAAAGCAAAGAAAGTAGCAGTAAAATAGACAGTGATTTCTAGAGCACTCCAGTCTAGATTTACAGCAATAGACGCCAATACAAAGTTAATAGGAACACCGATAAGAGTCCCTGCTACGGTATCAGTGAATGCTTCTTTAAAGTCAAGGGTTGTTTTCATAACTGTATCCAAGGGTTGCTATATCAGCAGCATGCCGTTTCGCGACCTCTTTATACGTTTCAGTGGTATAATACTCAGTGTAGTGTTTGTGCTCGGTAGAGTTCTTGACTCCGAGCGGTTCGTTACAGTTACAGAGTTCTTGTATCTTAGAAAAGTCAGTGGCGAGATTCTCGAAACGTAATATCAATGCGTTTGGCGGGAAGAAAGACGTTTGACGTCTCTTCGCATTTCCCCAAGACGTGTTCATGACAAACTCGTGAAAGTCATCGCTCACCCAGGACGCATTACGAAGGCGATAGTACGCCCAAGTAGACACGAGTCTATCCCAGGGATTGCGAACGACCACTACCACGGTTCCTGGATTCAGACGTCTAGCACGCATATGCGATTTGACTTTAGAGAACTCCCAGTGCTTACTTCCGAATGAGAGTGGCATATAGTCGGTGCCGTGTGCGTGGGTTTTTAACCACGAGGAAACGGCGGATCCGGCAGTTTTCGGGATGTGAACGAAGGTGAGTGGAATGTCAGGACAATATACTGCCATTATCTATCTGCCTTAAAACCAAAGGAACAACCAACACGAGGTTCAGTCAATGTAACAACTTCATGTATCGTGTTCGCAGGAAAGTAAATCGCGTCATTTTCAGAGAGTTTATACTTCATTCCATCTATTTCCCATACTGTCGAACCAACACACTGTATGTATAAAATATCAGTCTCATCAGAGTGTGCGCCAAATCCAACGAAGTCTGTATCGTAGGCGACATAGAAGTGCGCATCACAGTGAGGAGAATGCGTAGCACTCATTATCTGAGCACAGAATCGTTTAACGGATTCAGTCGTAATGTAAGCAGTCTGACTACAGTAACCGTGATCGTACAGTTTTATGTTATCAACCGAACGAGCGTAGGTAGCATCTGCTTCAGCGTCTTCGAGTGTAATGTTCAGATCGTAAAAGTTCGGGAGATATATTACTTCTTCGTTGCGTATCGCAGTTTGTAGATCAAGTGAGAAGTTCATAGTTCCTCAACAGGAGTTCCTTACGATTCTTTTCATCCTCGCGATAGTTCTTACCTGAATGTAGTGTGTAGGTCAGATCAAAGGTGTGTTGCTGCCAGTCATGATACATTGTTTTCAGCAACTCATTGTTATCGTAGGAGATCATCATGTTAGATTTACAGTAAGAAACCTGCGTATGAAACTCCACGTGATCGAAGTTCTTATGCATGTCACCGTTACGACCGTACAGGAACGATGTACCGTCCTTTCCTACTTTCGCATAGGGTGGATCGAGATAGATAAACGTGTTAGGATCATCAATGAGACAGTCAGAGTAGTCAACGTTGGTAATCTTCCAGTTCTTGATATGCTCTCCGTAAAGTAACAGCGAGCGAATGTTATTCTCACTGAAGTTTGATACGGATGCCTGCTCACTGAAACCTGATGATTCACCCAGACCTGAGAAGGAACACTTGTTACATACCCACCAGCGCCAACCAATATCAAACTTATTGTTCCATGGTTGACCGCAATCTATTTTCAGTAAATATGCCTTACAGTCCTCGAACAGTTTACGATGACCCACTGCGTCCCTCGCGTCACTTTTGACCTTCAGAAGCGTTTCTACGAGGTCTGAGGGAGAGTCACGGAGTGTAATCCAGAAGCAATATAGGTTATAATACTTGTCATTGATGTGAATAGGAACGTGAGGGAACTGACGTGAAAAGGCGAATGCCATTGACCCGCCACCCACGAAAGGTTCAACGTATTTTCCTATCAGAGAGTTAGGCAGGAACTGAAGCAACGTCTTGGTTGCTCGAGACTTCCCGCCCATGTATCGAATCGGAGTTTTTAGTTTTCTCGGTAGCATAATATAATATTATACTCAGGAAGGGTCAAATGTCAACCCATATACAGTTTATCAATGTGATCCGAAAATGCTTCAATCTTAGTCAGACGCTCTGGCCAGTAGATATAGTCGCGCTCAGGGTCTTTCTTAAGATTGTTTAGAAGTGGTTGGATTGCCTTGTAGATGCTGTCGAGTCGTGCTTTAATCTCGTCTGCTTCTGCTGTGGTCGACTCCAACTTGGCGGTAGTCTCTTGGATAACCTCAAGTTCGTCGAGTGTAACTGCTGTAAAACCAAAGTCAAAGATGTCTTCACTCATCATCTTCCTCCCATGCTCCGCAATAGTTACAGGTTTCGTTTTTACCGATCCACATTACACCCATTTCTACAGTGCAAGAATGCTGCCACATATTGTCATAGTTGACTTCGTGTAGCATAGTGGGTTTCTTAGGTTTACTGAAAATACGATCCCAGTTAGATTCAAAAGTTTCTCTATCCACCGAGAAAGGTCTCGGCGTATCACCCTTTCCGTTCATTGTAAAATGATTCCGCTAGTTTGCTGTTGCCATGCTTTTTCAAGTTCAGGTGCAGTTGCAACTACAGCAACAATGCTACCCTTGTAGAATACACCACCAGTCGGATCCTTGATACCTGTCATACAAATACCAGGAGCGAGACCAGCACCCTCCGATTGATTGACGAACAAACGGGGATCTGCTAGTTCAATAGAATCTACGGTCTCTTCAACAACACGACCAATGATTTCACCGATATGAGTCACCAATGTTACAACGTCACCTTTCATAATTTATCACCTCTATTCACGTAATTTTCTCTGTTTTGCATAATCCAACGATCAAGAGCATCTTCAAGATCTTCTTGATCAAAAGTACCTTCTTCATGAAGGATTTTAATTATTTTCATGCCACCTTCAGCAGACCCATCTTGATATCCTAGTCGGAAACCTACCTGTCCTCCTAGTAATCTACCTATGTAATATGCTCCTGCTAATAAGATTGTGGCGATGAAAGTATGAGTTATAGGATCCAAGGTTATACGCCAAGGAAACTTTGAATGGAAGGTAACACTTGAAGTATTACTAAACCACCGAGCACCATGTAAGTTATGCGCTCAACTCGTACGAGACGAGTTTCGATATCATCCAACTGTCGCTTTAGCGAGTGTATGGACTCATCGATGTGTTCGATTTTAGTTTTCAACACTGCTACCTCAACCTGTAGTTCAACTTCTGAATCGTCTTGTAACATAATAGGGTTCCGAGAAAGAAATTATGTCACTTTATTTAGGCGATTTGAAATCCCTCAGCACTGATTTTCTTCCCTGAAGAAGTCATATCAAACACAGGAACGTCCTCAGTCGGTATCTTTTTACCTGAAGCGACATCTTGAACGAGGTCATGTTCCGCGTCTTCAATGTCAAACAGTTTCATTTTACTTCGATCAATGCCGATTACGAACCTCTTATGCATGTTAGGATCGCTGTAACGATTCTTCAACTGTTTGACCATAACCTGATTCAACGCATTTAGTTCATCATTTGATACCAAGGCAAGCATCAGGTCAGCAGTAGCAGGTAGACCAAACGACTCACTTGTATCCTCGAGACCAGGATCGGATGACCCATAACCCGATCGCGTAGTTTGTGTTGCTGACATGATAGGCAGGTTAAACTCAACCGCCAGTCCACGTAACTCCTCAGCGATTGCCTTCACGAAAGTGTATGAGTTGACTGCACCGCCAACAGATTTTACTCGTGAAGAAGCACAAATATTCAAATAGTCTATAAAGACTACATCAGGCACGAACTTCTTTTTCAGTTTGAGTTCATTCAACAGAGCACGGAAGTGACCAGAATGTGCCTGGGAAGTAGGATACTCTTTGATGACCAGAGTGCCTTGTGTTTTCTCTGCTAGTTTCTGTACCTTACCGACGAACATATCCTTGGACAGCGTAGTAATCTGATCCAACGACACGTCCAACAGATTGGCGTCGATACGTTCAGCGATACGCTCCTCTGCCATTTCCATAGTTACATACAACACGTTCTTGCCTTGACTTAACGCTGCTGCTGCACAATGACACATGAACAGCGACTTACCAACACCTGTACCAGCAAGAATAATGTTCAACGACTTGTTAGGCAACCCACCCTTGGTGATCTTGTTCAGATAATCAAGGTCAAAGGGGATACGCTCTTCAACTGTATGATAGAACTCATATCGCTCCTCAGCGTCCTGCAAATAGTCGTGACCGATATTAGTATCGAAAGTCACCGCAAGTGCCTTTGACAAAATATCTGGCAATGCATTCTTCGTCAGAGTTTGATGCTTACCGTCGATGATAGAGATGGACTCCATCACTGCGTTGAACAACGCACGGTCCTGACACCAACTTTCAGTGTTAGAAATCAACCAATCAAGATTAGTCTCAGTATCCTCAACAAAGAGATCAGGCAGAATATCCATAGCATGCCTGAATGCTTCTTCGGAGAAACTTTCCTCGCTTTCCTGCACCGAGATACGGAAGGCATCGAGAGAAGGAACGCCATTATACTTGGCAACATACTTCGCAAACTCTTTGAAGAGTTGTTGATGCACACCTTCAAAATACTTTGGTTCCATGAAAGGTACAACCCTTCGCATATAATCTTCGTTGGTGAAGAAAGAGCGGAGGATCATATTTTGCATGTCTAGATTCATTCAGTTATTTCTCTTGTCTTTAAAGCACCGTCTTTTTGCCACTCACCAAGTGCGGTGGTCAGGCAAGAAGTCAGAGTGTTCAGGAAGTGTGTATGGTCAGTGACTACTGTTTCTTTGGGTTCGTAGATCTTGTAGTAATCATATTGTAGACCATCACCTTCCATCATAATATTTTGAAACTTAACAAGGATATCGGTGTACGGTTCCTTCAATAACAGCATGCACCACTCATCAGCTGCTGATGGATTAGAACTATCCCTTGCTGCTTCCGGATCAGGCAAAATCAAATAATCATCATACTCACCAACCTCAAATGACTCGATGTCTTTATCTGCCATAATAGTGAGTGAGTTGAGGTGAGGATACTTGTCAAGGTAATCCTCCATTGCTGCTTTATCAGACATCAATAAACTCTCGATTCTTGATATGTTGTTCGGCAATCTCATCTTTAGATTGTCCATGATATTCAACAGCGATATGCTTTTCAATCATCATAGCATTAACGCTGCGATATGAGTCAGTCTCACCGTCATAGATCATAAACTCACCAAGGATGCGACCGAACTTACCACGACCATCCTTCTTTGTACGGATGATACCTGTTTTACCAAGTGCGTTCTTCAGATAGTTCTTGGCATACAGTCCATACTTCTTTTCTTCTTTGTCACGAGTGCGCGACTCAGGCGTGTCGATACCATACAGTCGGATACGTTGGTCTCGTAGGACAACATCGAATCCTAGATCAATATCAACATCGACTGTGTCACCGTCAACTACCTTGACAATTTTACATTGATACTCAAACATGTTCTTCCTCTAGTTCTAGTTCAAGTTCTTCGATTTCCCCACCAATCTGGTAGGACTTTCTTACGAAATCTTTGAAGTCAGATTCGGTAAGGAGCGGTTCCCAGAAAGTATCTGTTCTTGTGTCTTTCTCTCTGACTTTGTTGCCAACGAGTTGTCCAGTGCTCTTATCAACAAGTTGATACCACCCGTTGCTAGGTTTAATAACATACCCACCAGCAAGAGCAACATCCAAAAGACCAGAGTAACGCTCAATACCACCTTCCCAACTAACTGAGACAGGAACTTTCGACTTCTCTCTAACATAACGCGACTTCTCCACGTTGATTATAAAATCGTAACCAGTGACTTCAGTACCAGTCTTGTTCTGGCGACGACCAATGATCCACACATTATCAGCAGAGTACATGATACCTGTGCCACCTGATACAATATCTTTCGGGAACAATCCAATCTCTTTGTATGTGTGATTGATAGCAAGCATCGGGATATCTTTCATAGTCAGATATGGCGTGACCATACGGAACAGACCCTTCAATGCTTTCGCTCTTGACATATCTGCGACTGACTTCTCATTGATAGCATCCTCAAGTTCTTTCTTCGATGCTAGATTGCCGATAGAGTCAATCACGATTACCACATCGTCGGTTGCTTCAAGTGCTTCCAACTGAGCAATCAAGTCAAACTTCAACTCCTCGACGTTAGCGATAGGAGTATGCAGTACACGATCAGTGTCGATACCGAACGTCTTGAAATATGCTTGGGGTGAACCAAACTCTGAATCATAGAATAACACGACTGACTCAGGTTTCGCTTTCTGATATGCTGCTGCCATCAACAAAGCGAACGAAGTCTTGAAGTGTTTACTTGGTCCAGCAAGCACAGTCAACCCAGAGGATAGTCCACCGTCAATATCGCCGCTCAAGGCAACGTTGACCATTGGTACGCCTGTGTTGATCAGTTCTTTTTCTACGAAGAACTTGGAATCAGACAACGTCTCCGCTGCCTTGATCTTGCTGTTCTTCTTCAGTTTATCCATTACACTCATGCTGCATCCTCATCAAACATATCAACCTGACCTGTTGTATCCAACACGTCTTCTTCATTCAACACTTCATCAATGTCGTTGCTTACAATCTCAACTTCTTCTTCTTTGAACCTGACGTTGGCAACTTTCTCACGGTCATCAAGTTCATACTCACTACGGAGTTCCTTGTTGATTTCCTGCACAGTTTCGAGCAGAGTCATCTTGTCAGTGTAGTTGACGAAAGCAGACAAGTCTTTCGGGAAACAAGCACCACCAAACCCTCGCTTGTTATCTGGACCAGGAACTCGCCAATGAGTTGGACCAAGTCTTGGTTCATGAGACAATGCCTTTATGACTTCCATCGGATTAACAGACAGGGTCTCATCTTCCAATGCCTTGTACAGTTGATTGAAGAATGTCACTTTCATTGCCAAGAAAGTATTGATAGCATACTTGATAAATGATGCTTCAACTGGATGGCAAGTAGTGACCTTGTTGGGATCATTCGGGAACTTCATGTAAGTGTTTGATCTATAAAACTCCATCAACTGTTGAGTTGAGTCTGGCAATCCACCCAGCACCATGTACTCGGGATTACAAAACTCATGATCAGCATTTTTCTCAGTCAAAAACTCCGGAGAGTAGATGAAGCGAGAAGCTGCCTCGGCACCTTCAACTGACCGACAAATCTTATCAATGACGTCAGGCGTAACAGTAGACTTCAAAACCACAGCAGATTTAGTCAATCGAATCAACTTCAAGACTGCATCAATGGTGACTGCTGCATCAATCCTACCGTTATTCAACACTGGGGTAGGAGTACAGACAAAACAAAGAGCAGGTTCCTGCTCGATCAACTGGTCGATGTTAGTTTTGTAGTTGGGATCAACTAGGAATCTCTCAATATTCTCATTGAATGATCGCTCAACTGCCTTACCCACGAATCCATGACCCACGATACCAACCAAAGGTTTATCACCTTTGCCGTAATCAGGATCAGTGGGGAAGAAGGAAGGTCTTTCTTGTTCTTGCTCTGCTTGCTGCTGTTGCATTCGAATCATTTCTGCCTGCTGCAAGAGACGCTGTTGTTCTTCAGTTAGTTCCATTTGATACTCTCCATAACAATACACATATTGTACTATAAACTGATTTATTTGTCAAGCGGTACCATCTCTACAGTTACACCGCTCTTTTCAAGGAAATCCAATCCGGATCCTATGCTGGCATCATATGTTTGGGCGACATACACCTCTTTGATACCAGACTGATAGATCAGTTTGGCACACTCGATGCATGGGGTGTGAGTGCAGAACAGTGAAGCACCCTCGCTACTTTCACTGCTCCTTGCTATTTTTGCGATAGCATTCTCTTCAGCGTGGATCACTTCAGGTTTGGTGCGATAGGACAGATCTGGTTCCCACTCGCCCTCAGACCATTCAGGTGCCTCGCACTCGTTATCCCAACCAGTTGGAGTACCGTTGTATCCTATGCTGATTATACGTTCATCTTTGACTACGATAGCACCAACCTTGAGTTTCTTGGCATGACTCAGATTAGCAAAGGTGTGTGCCACCTCCATAAATGCGTTTTTAAACTTATCTTTCATATCTTTCATTTCTTCTTTAGCGCAACCAAGGTGCCTACTTGATCTACTACATCATAAAAGTCCAAAATTCTGTCGTACCTAGGACGCTTCATGCCACTACCATCAACAATAGGACCCCAATCGTGGACAAGCACAATGGAGGTTTCGTCGATCACATTCTGAACTGACTCGGCGACCCATTGCCTAGCGCGACCATCTATAAAGACTACGTCAAACTTTCTGTTCTGTGTCTTTGGCCAGTCGATGTACTTCGCGAACAAATCCCTTGGAGCGGGTTTAACATTTTTTGTTGGTATGGCAACGTATTCCACGTTGGAGAGGTTTCGTATTTTATTTTTGACAACCTTCACCCAGTGTTTATTGTGCTCAATCGACGTCAAGTGCTTTACCTTCTCAGCGAAATACGCGGTGCTGGCGCCAGAACCATACTCCAACATGGTAGTATCTTGATCGAGGTATTGCTCGATCAGTTCTATTTCGTTTGAATGCATCAGGGGCGTGCTCATATTCATGAGTCTAGAATCTTATCGACACCTTCAACCATTTCGAGAGCATGAACATACTTGTCTACCTGCGCTTCAACCGATTCGACGATGTCAGGATGTTCGCCGATACCTACAGCATTATTGTAAACTTCAATGTTTACCAGTGCTTCTTCCATGATCGCCGCGTGCTTTGCTCTCACTGCTTTTAATAGTTTCTCTTTCATGTTTGTAACACCTCCGACAGTTACAACCCTTTATATATTTCCAAATGATGTGATTTTCCCACCACATTAAAATCCTGCGATCCTATGGTTCACCTTGCTGTGCTTCGCTTCATCTGCCCGCACATATTTTACCATGTCTGATAACATAGCATCCTCGAGCAGTCCATAATACTCAATAGCAAGTTGCGGGGCAGGTACGTTCTCTATCTCGCCTGACTCAATCAACTCAAGATACTCAGTGTAGGAACGAACTGCCTCCTCCTCAAAATATGCGATCATCTTATGCGCAGTCTTTGGAGCGAGAATATAGAATACAAGGTAGAAGTGCCAAAAGATAAACTGGGCAATCATAATCAACCTTCGCTCAAACCAGTTTGGTTTGGCGATTTCAATGAAAAACATCAAATGCTTGCGTTCGTTCTCTGCCTCTTCCAGCATCTCATGAATCATTGTACCGTTACCACGTTCCATCTTGCGTAGACTACGGAGATGAATCAGCATACCAGCAACCATACCAGGAACACCAGCGATAGTTTCTAGTACCACCGCACGGTGTCCGTATCGTTTAGCAAAGAACGTATCGGCGAAGAACCGAAAGAACTTTGTCATTGATCTAGCAAACCAGTCTCTCATAGCGTTGCAATGTACTCCGCAAGATCGTTCATGTCTTGATCAGATAGTCCTGCTGCCTGACCCCACATGAGGTTGCTTTGATTACCGACCTTCTCGCCTGCCTTGTATTGATTGAGTCGACCAACGATGTACTCTACAGTCTGACCCGCCAACGCAGGACCAACACCTCCACCACCTTGCGCGCCATGACACGCACCACAAGCAGCATACTTTGCCTCACCAGGAAGTGCGGCAACTGGTACTACAGCCGTGACTCCATCTACCATTACAACGCTAAATGGTTTGATGCGTTCTTCGATAGCGGCACGTTGATCTTTTGTGATACTAATCTTCTTTGCTAGACCAGGATCATTCTGACCACATCCTGCCAACAGAATGACAGACACAATCGCTATCAATAACAACAAACTTCTTGTTGGAAAACAACTATAAAATTTCATCCGAACTTTGCTCCTGAGTTAACTCCGTCTTTTTTCTTTTGCCATGGTGGTGTGTACTCACCATCAAGGTAATCTCCATAGAGCATACCAAAGAACATGATCAACGGTGCCGCAATCCAAAATACTACAAATACATCAAGCAGTGTCATTTGACTTCGCCCTCTTTCTACAATACGTGTATGGTTCTTCCCTGATGATTGTACCCTGCATCGGATAAGGCAATCGTTCTCTTCTCTCGATAATCTCAGTTGTCCACTCAAGGCAAGGTGCCTTCTCTTCTTCAATAGAGGTACAACCAGATAGTAAAATCAGAAGGACTATCCCTCCTTTTCCAAATCCCATACACACCTCCTATCTTTGACATCAGGTAAAGGAGTTCTCTTTACCCAAAGATGTCCGTTCTTCTCAGCATCTTGAAAAGTGAGTGCTGTTATGAAGAATGCGCCAATAACAAGTAAGTGTGCCCCAACACTACCGATTCCGAAATAAATTGTGTACCCAGTCCAAATAGTAAACACAACAGTCCACATTACTGACAGATAGAACATCAGAATAAACTGTGTGAATGCGTTTGGAATGTGTCGCAGTGGATTGACCTTCAAACTAAAAAAGAAGTTGTACAGATCATAAATCCAAAAACCAATTGATTTAAACATTAGAACTGCTCCGCTTCAGTTGAACCTGACAAGGCAGCGGTAGAACTACCAAGTGCCTCAGTGATCACATCAAAATATCCTACGCCAACTTCTCTTTGATGCTTTGTGCTTGTGTAACCAAACTGCTCTGCGGCAAACTCCTCTTCCTGTAACCAAGAGTATGCCAGCATGCCATGCTTCTTGTACGAACGAGCGAACTGAAACACTGCGTTGTTCGTGGCATGGAAACCAGCGAGCGTGATAAACTGAAACTTGAATCCCATCTTGCTCAACTCCCACTGGAAGTCAGCAAGTTCTTGATCACCTGGGATGCTCTTGCGCCAGTTGAATGATGGCGAGCAGTTATACGCGAGCATCGCGTCAGGGACAGCACCCCTCACCGCATCAGCAAACTGCTTCGCTTCTTTCAGACAAGGTTTTGAGGTTTCGCACCATACTAGATCAGCATACTCTGCATATCGCTGACCGCGTTCACAACCGAACTCTAGTCCACGTCCTTCTTGGATGGAGTAGAATCCTTCTGGGGAACGATCTCCGGTGAGGAACTTACGGTCAAGATCGTCGACATCGGTCGCAAGGAACTTGGCAGATTCTGCGTCCGTTCGAGCAATAACAAGAGTGTCGGTCCCAGCAACATCACTAGCGAGACGAGCAGCATTAAGATTACGAATGGCTTGGGAGGTTGGGATGAGAACCTTTCCTCCGAGGTGTCCGCACTTTTTTTCTGAGGAGACTTGGTCTTCGAAGTGAACGGCTGCTGCGCCTGCCTCAATAAGATTTCGTGCCAGTTCGTAAGCATTTAAGACTCCTCCGAATCCTGCTTCTGCATCCGCGATGATAGGAGCGAACGGAAACCCTTCTCCACCTTCAGATACAGAGATTTGATCTTGTCGGCGAAAACTATTATTGATATTCCTAACGACATCAGGAACAGAGTTAACAGGGTAGAGACTCTGGTCAGGATAAGTTTCCAGCGCACTATTAGACGACGCTGCAACTTGCCATCCCGATAAGTATATCGCATGAATACCAGCCTTGACATGTTGTACTGCCTGTTGACCGTTGTATGCTCCGAATGTATTTATATATGGGTGCGTAGCGAACAACTTACGAAGGTTAGTCGCGCCCATCTTTGCTAATGTGTGCTCTACTTGCACCGATCCTTTTAATTTATCCACTACCTCTGGACTGTAGTCACGCTTCTTCATTGTCTTTCCTCAATGATAACTTTTCTAAACTAATTTTATCTTTCGCCGACATAACGTATGCCGCTATTGCCAAAATAAGAATACCGCCACTCTCATAAATTATATTCAAAGGTTCAGTGCCTTTGGTTTGTAGTATGATCATACGAGTCAATGCTGTCATCGCAATGATCAATGGGAGTGTTACTGGTAGTCTATGGTCTTTATAGAAGGCACCAACCATGCCCAATATCTCAGCGTAGATAAAGAGTAGGAAAAGGTCAGCAAGATCCATCCTACCCTGTGTTGTGAACATACTGATGATATCGTATACAGCCGCCCAGACCGTACCTGCTACAATGAAGAGAAGGAGTGCCTTCTCAATATGCATGATGCCTTCACCGACACCATGTTTAATCTTATTTTTACTGATCATCGTCTTTAACGAAAACACCATCGACCATACGACCTGTACGATCTTTGATGTCATTCCACGCGTGGTGCAAACACTCTTCCAAGTTTGTGCCATTACGTTCGGCAATATTTATAAGGACTACCATACAATCTCCGATGTCGTCTTTGATATCTTTGCCCTTACATACGTTGTCGCTCAACTCACCGACTTCCTGAATCAGTTTACATACCTGATCCTTGTCAGTAGCACCATTGATCAGATTACGATCGTGATGCCAGCGAGTTACCATGTGAATCAACTCTTTCATAGTTTTTCCTCATACCAGTCAAAGTCTATAAATGTTTTATCCTTCCAAGTTTCTGGATGTTTATTGCGTTCCCTCGCCATCTCTAATAATTCTTCAACCCCGTCCCAAGTATGAGGATGATAAATGAAATGATCATCATACTCAGTTTTTTCCTGCCCTTCTACAACTCTGATTTCTCTACCATATCTGGTTGGACCAATACCCGAACCATCAAGCATCACTCTCTCATATTTCGTCATCAACCTTTCAACGAAAACTCTTGAACCGCCATGTATGTTTACGAACTCCTCGTCATATCCACGAGTCGCTAGGAAATCTTCCTTGCGAATAACATAGGAGTTGTACTCTACAGGTTCTTCTTTTCCGCCAGCAAGAGGAGATGCAAACCACATACCTAAAAACTGATTCTCTTGAAGGTTGGGTATGGCGTCTCTTATAAGTTCGATGTTTTTCTTGTCAACTGCTATGTCAACGTCAACCAGGAACACCCACTCATTACTTGCCTGTTGTACACCGAGGTTGCGACAACCGTGTCCATTGAACCCGAGATTCTCAGCAACACGCAACACTCTAAACTTACAGTGAGGAGGAACTATCTGTTTCTTGAGGTGCTGCCTCACAATATCTTTAGCATTTTCTACTTCAGATCCATCGTCAATGATAATAACTTCGTCAACCAAATCAAAGCAGTCTTGAGACAAATACCTTGTCAACTGCTTCTCATCTTCGAAGTATGGTGTTACTATCGTTAGCATTTAATCTTTTATCCACCACCAAACGGGTCCATTCAATCCAAAAGGATGTCCATATTCTGCCACTGATTTAGCAACTCCTGGGAACTTATCGCCATAGTCGTCGCCGGAAACCAGTCCACCCTTCCTTACTTTAGGGATCCATGCTTTCATATCGTCAAGCACAGCAGGATACTGATGCGAGGCATCAATGAATATGAAGTCTAGAGATTCGTCCTGGAAATCTTTCGCGGCATCCAAACTCAATTTTCGAATTAAATGCGCTCTATCTTTCGCACCCGCTTGGAACGTGATCCAATTTTGTAAGTCCAGATAATACCCATAGTTGACACTTGTTTTATCTTTTTCGAGATCTTCTGAAGTTGATCCATCCCAGCGCACATTTTTTGTCGACCAAATATCAACACCATAAAGTTCTAGACCTTCACACTTACTGATTAAATGTTTGAACGTAGTTCCTTGTTGAACGCCAATTTCTACGCCAACTTTGTACTTATTTTCTTTAATCATTTTTTCTAAAAAGTTAAATCTCGCCATTATCATAGCACCTCATATGAATTAGAATATGCCCATCTGAGAGCAGAAGTTGCCTCAAGTTCTAGTGGGCGGTTTTTATACCAGTTCCCTGTTTCCATATCTAGTTCTTTACACATCTGAGCGATCTGCTGAGCAGTGATAGGATACCCTGCTTTTACTGCATTACAAGCAGTCGCTACCATGATGCGATACATTTGATGATACCAACCTGTACCAGAAACTGATTTATAGTCCATTGCCATTTTATTAGGAAAGAAGGGGCAGTCAAGATATCCAGTCCAAGTCACATTAGTATTAGTTAGACTGTTCTTTCGATGCTCAATGACTGACTCTTTAATCTCCTCAGGCAAAACATCAAGTAGAGCATTGCCAGTTTTTTCCTGGTACGGATATTTCCTCAGGAGAGAACCCACACTAATTGGACTACCAGTGTTAACATGGAAAAAGTTATGAGCGCCCACATATCGCGCTGGTATGTAATACATACGCGAAGAATCTTTTGTTTGTTTGTCGCCAAGATCGCCGATGGATTTATTAAGAGCATACCAGAAGTGCTTGATTTCGTCTCCCTCAACTCGTCTGTCCAAATCGAATACAATGCGGAATTTAATTTTTTCTGGCGTCGAAGAAGCAGTACTGTAGATAACAAGATTAGTATCTGCGAACCGATTAATAATTCCATCAATAGTTCCCTCATAGTCGTCCACGTCAACGCATGCCCAGTTTCCCCAGTACTCGACATTTCTGTTTGCACGTGTTGTCCCCTCTTTATAAACAGCAGGGGATATTAGTTCAGCATCCTTCTTACCAGCAAGAGGTTGCTTTGATAGTTGTTCAAGAAGATAAACGAATGAATCCCAATCAGGCATGTTCAAATACCTGTGGGTTTTATTATCGAATGCGTTCTTGAATATGGTTAGTTCATACATTATTTTTCATAGGTTTTAACTATGCTGGACTTAATAACGTCCTCAAGTTTACCTTCAGTCAGATTCCAAACAACGATGCGTTCGCTGTTAGGGTTAACAGGTAAGTTATGTTCTTTGTACTCAATGGTTTTTTCTTCACCAGTTTTCCAATGCTTAAATGTCATATATTTTTTCATCAATATTCCAAGAAGGCGATAGCATTACAGTCTTTACCCTGACTGTATGGTTGGATGTAACTTATCTCCCATCCAGAGTTTCTCGCCGCTAGAAGAACATCTGGTTGATCAATGTTATCTATCAACAATTGCTTCACGCCAAAATCTAAACAACATTTCAAATCAATAACAGTATTTTGATATGTGTGCGCGCCATCAATCAAGGCGAAATCAAACGGAGCGGATTTGTCTAGATCAGAGTACGCAAAAATTGTTCGTTGACTAACCCAGTTAAATCTATCGCCATACTTTTCTTTCATTACCTTTGCCATCATCGCTCTAGTATCTGCTGTGTGTTTTTCTAAATCCTCCGGAACCTCGCCCTTTATTTTCTTCTTTTGCCTTTCTAAAACATGCTTGGCAACAGATTCATAACCAGGACTCACTGTGGTAACTTTTGCTTGTTTAAAGATTTCAAGTAGGTACGTTGTAGAGTGACCAAGATGAAATCCTATCTCCAGTATGTTTGTAGGTTCCCACCTGCCTTGTATTTGTTCAAAGAAATCAAAAATATGATTTGTTGGAGGCAAGTGCCCCCAACCATATTCGAGTTCAACTAGATGATCTAAGTTCATGCGAAAAAATCTTCAAGACTTACTGACTCTTCTTCTTTCCAACCTATCGCCTCAAGCACAGGTCGTACCACTGCCAGGAATGCCTTTTCAAACTGCTGTTCATAATCTATGTATTTATGCAACCCAAACTCCTCGGGAAGGAAATCGTAGAAAGCAATGATGTTTTCCTTGATAGGGTTCTTTTCGTCAAGGTAGAGAAACTTAATCTTCTCCCCGTCCTTGATTATATTATACCTGCGATCCAATCCTTTGTCAAGCAATAGTTTGTTATAAAGCAGAGATCCGCGCACGTGAATGGGGCAACCCTTTTTGTAGATTTCCTTCGCGTCTCTCCACTTACCAACGTCAGATACTCCGCGAGGAAAGGCAATCTCGTGAGGATCAAGATTGATGAAATGTTCCTTGAACATACGAATAGAGTTTTGCGTTTGCTTTTCAGTTCCCGATATCATGACAGAAAACAATGCCTTCAAGGCATCACGACAAGAGGCGGGAGTGGATGACTTGACTGCCTCAATACCCATGATCTTTAGTTTGGGTTTGGCATACTGTACACCCTCGCTGTTATGTACGTTGAGGATGTATCGCTTCTTCGCTGTCCAGATACCTGCGTCAGCGATTACCTCGCGACCCATTACCATCTTGTTCTCATATGCGTTCATGTACTCGGCAAGTTCATTGTACGATCGCTCGAACAGGGGTTCAAACTTTTCCTCGCCAATCTGCGACAGGATCTGTACAGTCTGATCTGTATCAGTCAGTCCCATCTTCTCAACGAGAGGACCGAAGTTAACATACACCGAATCAGTGTCAATCGCGATAACGTAGTCAACTCCTTCGGTCTCCAATATCTTGTTCATGTATTCGTTGACTGCCTTCTCTGCCCAACGGATAGACAACTGACCTGACATCGTAATCGCTTCTGCCATGCGAATGTCATAGTAACGAAACCAGCGATTACCCAACCCACCATAAAGTGAGTTCATCATAATCTTGATCGCCATTTGTTGAGTATCAAGTTTGGTCACCATCTTCGAGGCACCTTTATCACCCTTCTCAACTTGAGATTGTAGTCCAAGCATATGCTTCTTTATTTGTTTACGCTCGGCATACAGACCATCAATCACTGCTGGTAGAACACCACGGAAGTCTTTGGAGAAGTGTACACCGTTGGCGGCGATACAGTCATGCGGCGACTTACTATCGGGTCTCTCCCGAGCGAGGCAGTTATCAACAGTGACACCAGAGGTGCGTGTACTCACGATAGTCTCAGGCGACATATTATACTGCATGATCAGGTGAGGATACAGACTGTTCAAGTCAAACGAGATAACCCATGAGTGACGACCGATATGCGGTGCCTTCACATAACCACCACCGAAGTCAGTTTTCATATGTTCTTTCTTGGGCGGCACGACGATCTTGCGTTTACACAGTTCGCGATAGATGTAGGTATCCCACAACTGCGTAGTCCCGAATGCTTCCTGATAGTTACAACCACCCTTGTACGCGATAGTCATAGCAAGGTCAATCAAACCCATCTTCTCGTCGATGCGCTCGACCAACTGGACGTCTTTGATGTTGTAGTCGATAAACTTCTGATAATCTTCCTTGTACAGCGTGTACAGATTACCGTGCTCCTCGTAGGATAGTTTCTTCTCACCGAGTACAACGTTCGCGATATGATCCAGCTTGTATGACTCCTGTACGCCATACGAGTACACGCCAAACTTTTGAAAGAGATCCCAGTAATCTAGTTGCTCAATGCCGACCAACTCATAGACCTGCTGCTTTCTACCCTTGAGACTGATTACTTTTTCTCGAACGATACCCCATGGCGACATCTTCTTGAAGGCATCGCCGCCCAGTATATTGTTGACTCGATTGACAAGATACGGGATATCAAACAGTCGGACGTTCCAACCTGTTACGACATCGGGACAGGTATCTTTACCGTTCCAGAAACCAAGGAACTTGAGGATGAGATCTAGTTCGCCATCGCACTTGATAAACTTGATATGTTCAGGAGCAACGTCGATCTGAGTTTTCTCAGGATCATACTTGTCTTCAAGTGCCCAGATGAAAAAGTCAGGGCGACCATGATACTTGAGACAGATAGATTGTACTTCTTTTTCTGCTCGCTCAGGTTCAGGGAATCCGTCATCGGACTCAACCTCGATGTCGATGTTAGCAACGAGAATCTGAGCAGGGTCGTACGATATTTCGTTGGGATAATGCTTCTGTATGTACTGAGCGGCAAAGTTATTGTTACCGTGTACCTCAACATTATCTACGTTGTCATAGTTCTTCCAGAACTCAGTTGCCTCGGACAACGTTTCAAACTGTACCTCAGACACGCAACGACCGTCGAGCGTCTTCCACTCGGAGTCTGGTTTATTTGCGGGGAGATACATAACAGGTTTGAAGGTGTCGCGATACTGCTTGCGTACACCGTTCTCGTATCCTCGGTAGCAAATACTGTTACCGATACGAGAAATATTAGTATAAAACTTCATTCACTACTCCATTACAGAGTATCTATTGTAACCTATTTTGAAAGAAAAAGCAAGTATTATGATATCTTGGATGCCACGACCTCAACAGTTTTACTTCCTTCTGTTCCAACTGCTGCGACTCCTAACACATAGGTTCCATTGAGATCAGCATCATCGCCAGTTTCGCCACTAATTGTAAAACGAACAGAATTTGTTAGAAGTTGTTGTGAAGGAACCAACGTTTGGCTTGATCCAAGGGATTGTGTTACAGTCGGACCAGAGTTGGCGTCAACATATGCTTTTACTGCTGCTTGAGTTGCGATTCTTGTTGAACTATTCGCGGCAAGGTTGGCGTCATTATCCCATCCTTCAACATTGATTGCCCCATCATTGAGATTGGCAAAAGTAAGGTCATCAACAGTGAGATTACCAAGGGATCCACCACTAGGACCAGAAAGTCCACCAGTGATTTCTGTACTACTGCCTGAAACAGAAAGACTTGCTCCTCCTGCTCCAGACAAACTACCACCAGATATTGTCACGCCACCAATGTCGCCTGTTGTTGCGGTCAGATCACCACTTGCTTGATCAAGAATAATGCTGCCAACGTTGGCGGTGACATCTGAAATGATTTCAGAACCATCGAAGTGCATCTCATCAGTAAAAAATTCTGATACTAACTCATTATCCAGTAAAGGGTTTCTTGGCATAACTTATTCCTCCGACATTATTTAGTCTTCAATGATCACGAAGTCTCTGCTCCAAGTCGGACCAGTTAGTGGATTAACCTTCTCATTAGAGTATGACCCATCCTCTTGTATAAACTTCATAGTGTCGAAAATATTTTCATCCAGTTTATATTTTGTATTGTTGGTGTTGCCGCCATTTCTAAAGAAGAACTGTTTACAGGCAGGATCTAGTAACTCGTATCCCATGCCTTTTTGACACATGTAAACTGTTTCTGATAAACAAGTCTTATCAATATCAACCCTTGCTTTCGTTGGCGCCAACACTTGATAACCATCAAAATCTAGTAGATCTTCCCTCGTCTCCAGATACAACATTGTGCCGAATGGACCAGAAACTCTGTGGTCCATATATGGGAAGTTATACAGTAAGTCAACAAACTTCTTGGCGTACCTTTCAGACAACCCATAGAACTCCATACAAGTTCCTGGCATAAAAATATCAACCTCACCCCAATACTCATCTACCATGTAACGGAAACTTTCTTCGTTAATCAGGGCAGCGTCATGCTCCATGATAGCGATAGGTTCACCAGCGGCGATGCGTTCAATCAACATCAGTTGAGAATGCATGATCGAGTTATGTATTTCGTTGTCGCAGAACGTACCACCAAAGAACCTTGCGCGCAAGTAATCTTTCCCATCATCCTCTACATAGAACGGGATTGGTTCTTCGTTCTTTTGAAATCGAATCGGGAGAGTTTTGGGTGTCGTGCATTGAACAGGCGTGATGTTAACTATGTCACGAACTGGTTCAAAAGATTTTAGAGAAAGGTCAAGATACCGCATTGACAATTCATTATCAAAGTCACATATTATAAATGCTTCAATCATGATATAAGGTTAGTGCTTGACTCCTATGTTATATTTTGGGCAGAGTTCCCATTCACTTTTTTCTCGGAAAGAAACTACTTTGATCTGACGAAGAGGTGCTTTGTCTGCTGCCTTCGATGAGTTGATGATGTTGACCAAACCCCAATCGCTCAGTAGAGTTGCGATTGTATTTCTTCGAGCAACGTCTGCCTCTTCCAAAGTTGCCTTTTTCCCATCCAGTAGGAATAATTCTTTGAAGTGTACAATAAAATACCTACCCTGTTTGTGCAGGATATGGCAAGATTGGAATAGTTTCTTTTCCTTTCTAGACGCTATTCCTATTCGCGTTAGTGTTTCGCGAACCTTTAGGAAATCGTCTGGTTCATTCAGCGTGACCTCCAGCATATCTGCTGGCGTCCATGATAGTACCTGTTCCATACAACGGATCCCATATATAAAGTTATACTTGTTATTTTCACTGACAGGTTTATTCTGTCATAGGTCTATTTAGTGTTTTTCCCTCCTTTGAAAATCCTACTGGACAAGACCTTGAGATCATCTTCGCTGAACAAGTCTAAAACTGCTTCTGCTTTGGCGGTGCTGTACCCATACACCTCTTTGATTAAGTCAATCGCATCTATTTTTTCTTTCTTCGCCCACTTACTAAATCGCTTCCTGGGTCTGATCGCATTACGGAGGAAGTCAAACTGTAGGCGACCATCAAGATGATGATTCCTGTTCATCTCGTTGGCAAGTAGGACGGTATCGCGGAAATAAGAAAGACCACGGTTTACCATGAACGAAGGATACTTGCTTTCGTTCTCGGCATCAAGCACATCTTTCTTACTGTGGTTTACGCTGTTCAGTACATCAAAGGGATTCATAATATAGTCTCAAAATAAACAGATTTCAGGATCTTCTTCGAAAGTTAATCCATCCATGTACATAGTCACTGGCGAGAATTGTAGACCATGCTCCAGTTCATGTAGTTGACTCATTATATATCTCGTTCTCGCAATGGTCTCTACATTGTTTGTGGGTGGTGGTTGTTCTTCTGGTGGTAGTACGCAAAAACATCCACCCGTTGTTCCCATTTTTACTGATTGCCCAGCATACTCGCCTGCTTCGTCGGGATAAGTGCAAGTCAGATCATAGTTTGAGAACCTTCCAGTTGCTAGATCAGCATAAGACATGATTGTACCATAACCACCATGTATGCCGTCATACTCTGGATTATCTTTATTTGGATTGTATCCTGGTAGATTGTATGCAAAGGAGTATTCAAATATTCCTGGTCTATCAGCATCTTCCCATTCGTGTTGAGCACCTAGCAAATGACCAATCTCATGGGCGAACGTTTCATGTGCTCGTTCATAATATCTTGTAGATGCATTTTCTTGGAACACACTATTATGGAAACACTGTGCGATGCCTCGAGTTTTACTCAAACCTTGTGTCGCGTCTAAACTAGCAACACCACACGCAATCGGATTTTCTGGTCTCTTTTTAAACAAGAACGCTATATCAGCGCCAACCTCTCGTTGCCAGTCGTCCAACCCATTAAACTCATAACGACCACCAAAGAATGCACTATACTGTCGATACAAGTCACCTGGTGCTACTTCTACCAACTTGATACCAGCCAACCGAACCAAGGTCTTGGTACCAGAAGAAATATACATGTGATTTGATTCATAGATCTGTTTGTTCACGAACTCTTCAACAGTCATTCCGTCACGATCTTCTTCGGTGATGTTGGTATCAAACACAATCAACATATCAATCACAGCAGTCTCATACTGATCAGGATCGTAAGGGAAACTAACACCTGACTTCTGTTTTACACCATCACATGTCAGATAACCGTAACGAGAATCACCAGTGTCGGTAGGTGTGGTAGGACAATCTTCTGGTTGTGTCATCTGCTCAAAGCATGTTTGATCGAGGTGTTCCAAACGGTCGGTATAGATGCCACCTTCACCATCCGCATAATCTTGTAGGCGATCTTCTCGTAACAAGTGATTGATTCTTTCCGACACTATATCCAAATATTCTAGATCTTCCTCCAACTCAACAGCGCAATATGATTCTCCGATCGGCGTACCTTCTTCTGGTACAGCAGTCCAACCACATTCTTCGGAATCAGTATCTACAACTTCAGTGTAACTACCACCCTCGCCGTCAGCGAAATCCCTCACCTTGTCATACTGTCCCAAGTTTTGTACACTGTTCAGTAGTTCTTGGAACCTCGTTTCAGAAGCATTCGCGCAATATGCATCACCCAAAGGTGTGCCGAACACAGGAGGAGCGACATATCCACACTTGGTTGAATCTGGAGTTTCTTCTTGAGTTGAACCACCATTACCATCGGCGATAGTTTGAATGAGCGTTGTACCGTCACAAGATTCCTCAAGTACGGTTCCTTGTGCTGGGTTTGCTGGGGTGGTAATAGTCCCTTGATCATCAGAACTCCCACCGCCACCACAAGCAGTTAACAGTAGAAGCGGAAAGAGTATCTTTTTCATCAGTGTATAGTATCCTCAATATATGGTTGAGAAAGCACCCACTGTACATCGGGCAACATACGGTATGTGAAATGAGAACCGTAGATATCCTCAACCTTTATCAATTCTTCATGAGTAAAGTCTCGCATCAATCTATCAATTACAAGTTGCTGTACTTCAGTAGCGAGGGAATCAACTTTTAATCTTACGGATTCCACGTCGCTGTCAGTAAAATCGTAGTCAAACAAACTCGACATTCGCCATCATCTCCGTTAAACAAGCAACCATATTTAGTTCCGCATCAGCAACGAACGCTGCCTTGTATTGATAATCCGCAAGGATTAGAACCAACTGAGGAATGCTGTTCGGCGCAACATACTGAGTCATAGCATCATAGATGCCACGGAAAATAGCAGCGGACTCAACGTCCATGTTATTGGCAACCCATACCCGCATGTTCTTGAAGTCTTTTTCTTTGATATAGGAAAACAACTCCGCGATACTTTCGCTGTTTGACTTACTGAGAACATCCAGTTGAAGTTCGCCGCCACGAGAGTGACGCTGAAGTTCGTTGATGATTCTTCGCCAGTCAGGAGCGTGACGCATAATCAGTTCGGCGAGAACTTTTCCGTTATCAAGTTTGACGTTCTCTTGATCCAGAATAAACTTCGCTCGCTTCATAAACTGTTCGCAAAGTTTCGCCATGTCTTTCTTGCTGGTGTTAAACTCAATCACACCACAACGAGAATGGAGAGGTTCGATGATCTTGTTCTTGAAGTTACAAGTCAGAATGAATCGACAGTTCTTCGAGAACTCCTCGATAAACCCACGGAGAGCAGGTTGGGTTGACTGTGCATTCAGATAGTCTGCCTCATCAAGGATACATACTTTGTACCCGCCTGACAAGGAAACACTGGAAGCGAACTGTTTGATCTTACCACGGAGAGTGTCGATATTACCAGACTCCGAAGCGTTGATCAAGATATAGTCAAGGTCAAGCTCGTTACAGATAGCACGAGCAACAGTAGTTTTGCCAAGACCAGCAGTACCAGTTAGCAACATGTTCGGCACTTCGCCAGTGCCCACAATCTCTTTAAACTGTGCCTTCAAGTGATCTGGAAGGATACACTCATCAATCGTCTTCGGACGATACTTCTCAACCCACAATGATTCAACCATAATATAACTCCATCATCAACATACATATTATACTAAATTTGCCGTTTCCAGTCAAACGTGATTTTCTCTATATTTTTCCATAACTTAGGATCTAGGTTTCTGGACTTAACCAGATCAACCATAGGTTCTATGCCTCTTTGATCACGCTGTTTTACCGTCTTGTCGTCTGGGTACTCAGTCCCAGTCACCTCGTTGTCGATCACGATCTTTCGCCCCATACGGTTGGAAGGGAGGATCGTATCCATCAGTTTCGGGGAAGCAATCTGATCGAGTCGATCCCTGAACAGTTTGTCTCCCATATGCCAACCACGAAGTTCCTCGTCATACCCACCAGCGGCGAAGAAATCACTTCGGCGACAGGCGAAGATATTCCCTGGGTCACCACCGAACAGATTGCACAGTACATACTCACCTTCCTTAGAAGCGGCGATGTCCTTCTGTAATGCCTCACAGAAGTCCTCAGTGAGTTCCTGGTCAACGTCCATGAACATCAACCAGTCATGTCCAGCGGCAACAGAAGCACCAAGGTTTCTCGCTCCATGAGCGTTGAACCCATAGTCAACTGCGACTCTGTAGAGCATGACCTTCTTTCTGTTACAGCAACATTCTTCGATGTGAGACTGTACTATAGGTTTGGCGGGATAGTTGGGAGAGGCATCATCGATGATTATAACTTTGTCAAAATACTTGAATGTACAATCATTGTACAAAATACCCTCAAGTCTATCAGGGTCTTCATAATATGGTATAATCAATGCCGTGGTCATATAGTTCCTTAAAGCGAGCAGTTTTCCCACTTACTCAGGTGACGGTGCGCATACCGACCAGAGCGAGTTTAGAGTCATCTCGAGACTAAATAATAACTGACCATGTGGTCTATAACGACAAAAGGAGTAACAGTATGGAAATGCAACTTCCTCTTATCGGAAAACTTCACCTCCCTTCACTATTACTTGGGGGTGGCGCAATGCTACTCTTACTGTGGCTTTTGTAACACTAGATAATCTGGTATCAAGGGGAGCATCTGCTCCCCTTTCATTTATTTAACCAAGCATCTATCTTTTCGCCCATCACTAAATCTACCCAAGACGCTCCTTTGTAGAGTTTGCCTATACACCAGTAAGTTGCATCCCAAACCAGTGCTATTGGGGCGATCAATATTATTTTTCCCCATCTAACGAGTTCTTCTTTCGCCATAATTCTTTCGACCACTCCGGATGTTTTACGATCTGTATTTTTTCGTACCCATACCACCATTGCCCTTGTTCGTCCATACACGGGATATGATATTCTCTTGCAGATACGTTCTTCTTTTTTCTTTTTCTTCCTACAAAAAACTTTTCTGTTAGATTGTCAAGCATCGCATTCGTACACGAACGAACAACCGTGCCTCACTTCAATGTCATAGGGAATGTAAGCACAATGCGGTACGTTCGTTTTGTAGATTGTCATGGTTTTGTATTTCGACGGTGCCATGCCTAGAAACTCAAATCCCCAAGTTTCCCAATCATAGTTTATATATTGAGTTTTCTTCGGCATATCTTTCAAGCGATTATAACTTTCATTCAATGCGTGGTTGGGGTCTACGCGAAAGTCATACTTGTTGTCAATCATTTCGCCGTGATACTTGTATAGATTAGTGCCGCTATGTTCCACATCATCAGTCAACCAAAGATTACATGCTATTCCAGTGTCATAAAATCCTTCTTCAATATCTTGATGAGGGATTAGTGCTTGCTCATAACAACCAAACATTTCCTTCGAGTAATAGTTTGACCAAGAGGAAGTGTTAGCGAAGGTTGGTTTCGCCTCAGAATTAACATACTCTCTGTAGAACTCATGTAAGAAATTGTATATCGCTATTGTCCCATCCAGTTGGGAAATCATTTTATTGAAGAAAGGGTTGTATGGATTGCCTTCATCAACATACTCGCAGTTTTTAACACCAGCAACGAAAACATCGAAATCTAATATTGAGTCGATGTCTTCAACGACCCAGTATCCCACATCATATTTGAGAGGATGGTAGGTGATCACAGTCCGATCAATCCCCAACCGTGATTAGCAATCGCGTTCAATATAATGAAGATACAAGTTGCCATGTGAGTGAACCACCAAATTGTACGGATGACAGCAACAGAGTCTGCTTGGCGATTAGTTTCGCCAACCTTTTCACCGAGGGACTGCGCCCAGATTCTCCACCATTTTCTCATATTAGTTGGTCGGGGATGCAGGATTCGAACCTGCGACCTTCCGCTCCCAAAGCGGACGCACTACCAAGCTGTGCTAATCCCCGATTTGATACCTTATAAAATCTCCGTGGGGCAAGCAATCTTGCCTCATACTATAAACTTGCTGTTTCCTATGATTGTAAAATAGGTTCGCCTCTTCAGATAGGTCTAATATTTGAAGATAGTTTTTAACAGCATCCTCACTTATCATACCGAGACCGTTAGCAACTTGCAAGTATCCATGCGAACCGAAACTTGTAATGTTAGAAACAACGTCAAAATCTTTTTCCGTCAACATAGTATACTTTAATTGTTCATGAAAAGCAACTATCCATTCCGGAGTGGACTCATCCATGTATCGCCAAAAGTCAGTGTCAGTTCTTCTTGTATAATAATGAAAACGCAAGAAGTCTAACACTTCATCAAACATCAGGCGACATCGTTTATTGTACATCAACCTTTGATAGGATAGGTTGTCATGTAACAAACAATCTGCTAGAAGTTCCGCTTGAATAATGGTAGACTGTATTGTAGTCGCCTCTAATGGTTCAACGAATCCGCTAGAAAGTCCGACTGTTATACAGTTACTGATCCACTGTTCTTCAAGATACCCAACCTCAAAGGGCACGACTCGCCCATCAACTTCCTTGCCAACTATTCTGGTGAGGTCATCCATCGCCTCATCATCTGACAGGAACTTATCTGAATAGATGTAACCGTTACCGTGTCGATGCTGTAACGGAACTCTCCACATCCAACCATTACCAGTTGCCTCTGCTAGAGTGTAGTTCGGCAAATCATTCATATCCGCTTCGGTTTGAAACGCGATAGATCTATTGTTTGGTATTAGGTGAGTCTTGTCAATATAGGTTGGATCGAAGTTGTCAATTAATAATCGGGAGAATCCAGTGGCATCAATGTATACATCACCAACATGTATTGAACCGTCCTCTAACTCGATACCAGAAATCAATCCATCATAACTTACGATGACTTCTTTCAACACCCCATCAACTATCTTGAGGCAATCGGAGCATCTCTTTTGTACATACTCCCCGAACTCAAATGTGTTGATGTGAATAGCATAGTGATCTAGATGCGGCGAGCACATTCTACGATCAGTATAATATTCATCGATGCCTACACCAGAAAATGTTGACTTGTTTAGTTTACTGGCGCAGTAGAGTAGGTTCAACCCAGGATAACTGTTATGATCATCAAACTGTTTGAAGTTGTGATAATAATAAGAACCGTCGTTTAACCAGTTCTTGAACTTAACACCATACTTGATGGTGCTATTAGTATTTTCTAACAGATCCTGAGTTGATATTCTTACACGATTAAGGTAAGAATGAATGGCAGGGGTGGTACTTTCGCCGACCCCAATACCTTTGTTAGAATGGTCGTAGATAATCGTGACATCATAACCAGAGCGAGCAAGAAAAGTTGCTACGATACTCCCGCTGGTTGATCCACCTACAACTACAACCTTCTTCATAGAAAGAGGGTAGGTGTTGCCGAAGCAACACCGTCCTATTTACGCACCCAGTGCAGCGTAACCAGCAGCGACTACTGCGCGAGTAGGAGTACCCATGCGGTAGAACGACTTGGTTTGACCCTTGCTGTTAGTGCGCTCATTTGCGTAGATGGCGAAACCATCTGCTCGCAGAGAACGAACTACTTCGTAGGGGTTCTTAACGCCGAAACGAGCAGAGATCTGCTTAGCAGTCAGTTGCTCACCAGTTGTAAGTGCTTCAAGCACGCGTGCCTTCGTAGACATAATATAACTCCTCAAGAGTTTTCAAGTTTAACAATGCGCAGAATTGCGCGTTCACTACAATGATTCAAGATAGGAAAGGATGCTCTGAGGAGAAGTGACTTCATATGGATCACTTTCACAGTCATCTTCCTTTCCTGGTTCCTCGAACCAATGTAATACGTTTCCGTCATCAATCACAGCGGCATAGCGCCAAGAGCGACGACCGAATCCTAGATTATCCTTCGCAACCAGCATCTGCATACCATGGGTAAACTGCGCTGATCCATCAGGAAGCATCTTAACATTCTGAACACCTTGCGCTTTCGCCCAAGCATTCATAACGAAAGAGTCGTTCACGGAGACACAATAGATGTCTTGGATTCCATGAAATCTCTTAAACTTCTGATGCAACTTATCAAAGTCAGGCAACTGATAAGTTGAACATGTTGGGGTAAACGCACCTGGCAAAGAAAAGACGAGCACACGGCGACCATGAAAAATCTCGGCGGTGCTTACATCTTGCCAACGATAAGGGTTGTCACCTTCAATAGATTCATCTCGGACACGTGTCTTAAACACCATATCTGGTACACGAGATACCTTATCAGTCTTGATCTTCTCCATTACTGGATTCTCCTACTTACTCGTTTTCGCTGTGGAACTGTTCGCACATCTGAGCAATCTGTACACACTGGTCGCGGAGTTGACCAATCGCGGACATTTCTTCACCTTTTACTGCGCCTCGCTGACACATAGCATCAAGTACACTGATAGTGGTGCGCGAAGTACGGAAAGAAGCATCATAGATGGGACGAACATCGTCCAGTTTAAAAGTTTTGGTTTCAGTCTTAGACGACATATTTATTCTCCATAAGTTGAGGATGGTTCGAGTGCTACGATATATTTGATATCTCCAGTATCTTTCTTCCACTCGGTGATCATTTTACTGGAAATAGAAACCTCATAGTCGCCCTCAATCATTTTAAGATTGCCGATGTTCGCGACAAGTTTAAAATCATCAATGTCAGATGACCCAGGAACGATGAGGTCAAATGAGTTAGAAGTTGGATCAGTCACATCTACAACTGACAACTTGATGCCGTTCTCACTTGGCAGGATACTCATTTTCTCATGACCGAGAGCGGATGCTGCTCGGCGAAGTCGATTCAACGTAGTTGAGTTGATATTAAACTTAGCAACTTCATCAGGCAAGGTGATCGACTTTTCAGTGAAGGTAAGGATCTCCTCAGAAGCATAGTAATACTTACAACTGTTGAGTCCAGTCCCGTCTGAAACTACCAGATGATCGTCATTGAAAGTTAGATGATGATCATCCAAGATACTGATTACTGACAAGAACTCTCCCATATCATAAAGACCGAATCGCTTAGGGAAATCCTGATCTAGAGTTGCTTCCGCGAGAATACTTTTACCGCCAGATAGACTGTTCAAGGTATTCTGTTCTCGGATCAACATGTTTGGATTAATACTCGCAAAGTTCTGAAGAACCTTTAAAGTGTTTTCATTGAGTTGCATCATTATCTCCTTCTTCAGATTCGATACGCCATAATATATCTTCAACAGCAGTTATGTAACCAGTGATCCATAACTCACTCTGCTCATAGTATCCTTTCCTTGCTTCCTTAATGATGTTGTAGAGGAAAGGTTTTAAGTCTTCAACCATCATTTAATAAATGCCCACGTGGAGTCGTATGCTATCAAAGAACGAGGTTCGTCAAGAGTCTCACGGAACTTACGAACCTGATCACGAACTCCTCGATCATTCCAATCATGCCCAGAAAACAATCCACCTGTTTTGACTTTTGGCCACCACTCGCGCAGTTCCCGAGCACATTGCTCTTCACTCAGATAGGCGTCTAAGAAAACGAAGTCTAGACTATCATCTTCAAACTGCTTCACTGCTTCGCTGGTATCCATCTCCAAATATTCACCACGATCTTGCGCACCACTGTGGCGAAGGAAATGATATGCCATACCTCGCGCAAGTTCCATCTCCTGAATATTGGTAGTCTTTCCTGCTCGCGTCCCATCGGTACCAATGTAATCTTCATAGGGAACCCAAGCATCGACACCATATAGTTTTTTGATGTTAGGGCAGCATTGTAGCAAAGCACAGAATGAGTCGCCACGGTACAAACCAACCTCAGCACCAATGATATCTTCACCCAACGTGCCGATAGTCATAATCAAGGCACGGATATCGGGATAAGTGATCGTGAAGTTGTAGGGTTTATACCCTTCTTGCTTGGTAAACTGGTCACCAATAGTTGGTTCCAGTTCACGGCGACGGTCAACCCAAGTATCTGGTGGATATTTCTTCAACATAACTATATTCTACCTATCCAAACTCAAATGTCAAGCTCTTCAGAGGAATTATTTTCCTCAGTCTCAACTCTGTCGTCGAGTTTAGTATATAGGTCACGGAAGGCAAGTTTTGTCTCATCGTCGAAACGATTCGTGCACATCTCGATGGCAGTCATGCGATCACCAAAGATGGCGAATGCCTTGACGATATGAACCAGTCGACGCGTCGAGATGATCTCATCAACGCCACCATCCATAAAAGTCTTGCGAATGATATCCGCCCAGTCGACGAGTTTCTGAATGTAATCAGGGTCATTGACCTCAACAGACTCAGCAACCTTGTCGAGAATCCTACGCTCGATAGAAACGGAAGGATACTCCTGCTCACAGGTGATCGGATAACGCTCAAGGAATGCTTCGTTGAGGATGTTAGTACCGATGAAGCGACCATCGTCAGATCCCTTCCCCTTCGTGTTCGCTGTAGCAACCACGGTGAACCCATGAGCAGGAGTGATATACTCACCAGTTTTCTTGATGAAGTATCCCTTGCCCTCAAGGATAGACTGAAGACACATGACTTTGGCAGGGTTCGCCAAGTCGATCTCGTCGCAGAGCAGGACGGCACCCTTCTCCATCGCCTTGATGACTGGTCCCTTGAAAAACTTGGTATCACCGTTGACCAAACGGAAACCACCAATCAGATCGTCCTCGTCAGTCTCGACGGTGAAGTTGACGCGAATGACTTCGCGTTTGGTCGCGGCACATGCCTGCTCAACCATGTAGGTCTTGCCATTACCAGACAAACCAGTAATGAAGATAGGATAGAACTGCTTCGACTTGATCACGTCACGCACGGTGCGGAAGTTGCCGAAGGGCACGAACAACGCATCCTTGTTAGGAATCAGGTTGTGCTCAAACCCATCACTGTCCACGATCAATGAAGCAGTGGGAGCGGGAGCGGGAGCAACCACAACTGGCGCAGCAGGCGCAGAACCATCGACAGCAGGAATGCGGTACATATTACGACCCACACGTGTATCTTTGTTCAGTGCCCAGTGAGGGAATCCCTGACCGATGTTCTCGGCGGTCTCCACCAGTTCGGCACGTGAATAGTTCTGCTTTTCACCGAAGTTGGCGATCAGTGCTGAAACCAATTCTTTGCGTTGCTCAATCTTGCTCATAACAATATCTCTCTTTTAACTCAATCAATACAACTATTATGAATGAAAACGTGTCCAAAAGCAAATCTGAAATACTCTAATAGAATCAATAACTTAGGCAACCTTCGCCACCAAGTCATTGAGCATCTTGCGGGACTTCTTGCTACCAACCATTGACTTGCGGAAGGCAGTGCGGAGGCGACTCTTGGTCGCACCCTGTAGGGTATCGTCGATCTTGCTGTCAACAATCATCAGGGATGACTTGCGGATCAGGTAGCACTCATCATATCCGACAGCAGGCATAGTGATGAATCCTTCCTTACTGTACTGATGCCAGAGGTCATCCATAACAGTCCAATCTTTGAACCCGACCATACTGCCATAGTCACTTTCCATGTGGCGGCGACTGTTCTCAGCGATACGATATCCGATCACGTTGCTACCAGTTGCATTCTTGTACATGGCGAGAAGCATATCGGTCGCCTGAACATTGCGATAGTCATACTTCTTGTTGCCACGGAAAGTTCGGTTGGTCAACGGGCAGGTGATAGTCACATACCCATCGCGATACAGGTTGCTGCGAACAGGACTGTACTGATGACCAACAGCGTCCATCTCGTGAGACATGCCATCCGTCAAGAAGAAGGTGTTGAGCACGTCGAGTTGATGTTGCTTGCGGAAAGCAATCGCCAAGGGTGTGCCGATAGCGATCGCCTCGTCCATAGGTGTACCGCCAAGACGGAAAGCATCAAGTTCAAGGAACCTTCGCGCACAATGCCAGAAAGAACGACCGTTGATGTCGCCGATATTGTTGGCGAGTTCAATCATGCGCTTCTTGCTGACGTTACGACAAAACTGAGCAAGCAATGCCTTAGCGATAAGAATCATATCTGGTTTACGCTGATCGCTGCTGAACAACTCAAGGAGGCGACCGTCTTGGACGAGAAGCGTGCCCTTGTTCATATCACGTTGATCAACAATGTTTCCATGATAGGACAGCGAGTTGGTGAAACCATACACGCGGAAGGGCACGTTGATCTGTCGACAGAAGTGAGTCAGGAGCAGAGTCTGCTCGACAGTCTCATACATGACGTCGTACATAGAACCTGACATGTCAAGGTACATAATGAAACCATGGTTCTTGCCTTCAGGTACAATGGTGACTTTCTTAAAGATATCGTCAGAGAACTTGTAGTTGTTCATCTTGACCGTGTCGATGACACCAGTTTTAGAAGTCAAGGAACGACGATGTTCGCCAGCAGACTTCTTCATCTCAAACTCTTTGACCATAGCATTGACTGCTTTCTTATTGACACGCGACCACTCGTTGTAGAGCGCAGTGCCAAAAGTTTCAATCATCTCAAGACGAATCTCGGTCTCTGCCTCAATACGTTCGGAACGCCAAGTTTCTAAATCACGGTCATTTATCTTGTAAGAGATGAGGTCGCCGTTACGAATCTCATTGACTAAATCCTTGTGCGAGATAACGTAATCGCTCCAGTTGCGAGTGTAGTCATTGACGCGGAGGTTGGTCACCTTACCACCATGCGTAGTGTAGATCTCATTGTTGATCGAATCACGCAAGGTCTTGTCGGTGTTAGACATGGGTTCAGCGGGAGCACCACCTGCCTGATCGGAGAAGGAATCATAGTCGCCTTCCCACTCACCTTCTTCCTCCTCACCATCTTCATAGTCAGAGGATGTTGGCGAACCTGAGTTGTCGTCGGTGTAGTCGTCACCCTGTTCAGAAGCAGACTCCCCTGCTTCAGATTCCATGAGTTCTTCATCAGAGTCATCTTCGTCCCAACCCATGGCAGGTTCATCGTCATCCTGCTCCTCGCCTTCTTCCTCGGCAAGTTCTTGAGCACGTTGCTTCGCTTCTTCCTGTTGCTGCTCAAGTTCTTCCTTACAGAAACCAAACAGGTCGTCGGTGATAGAAACAACGTCTTCCCAAGTTTCGGCATTTTCAATACGGGGCAACCACTGCTTCTCGTCGTCAGTAAACTTGACGCCAGCAGACATACCGCACTTGAAGTAAGTATTGATGCGGTCAATCAAACCCATCTGGTTAATCGCGTCGATGTCAGCACCGAAGAAACCATCGGCGAGCAGTTTACGATAAGACTTGATGAAAGGAGCACGCAGACCAGGATACTTGCGCTGGATCAACTTCTCGATCCGAGCATCCTCGACCACGTTGAGGAATGACTTGTAACCAGCACCCTTGGCGCATACAGCGTCATGCCAACCTTCAAGGGGAGTGTAAAGAGCGTGACCCACCTCGTGACCAATCAGGTGGTCCTCGGTATAAGCAGAAACATCTGCCCACATAGGCAGAGTCAGTACACGGTTCTTGACATCAAACATAGCAGTCCGCACGTTGTCCTGTACGACCGTGATGTTCTCGGTCGCTAGAAGTTTGGCGGTAACTGACTTTGCTGCTTGATCCATATCTTTCTCCTCAACTCAGACTATATTATGACTGAATCTGGGTACAAAGTAAAGTCTAAAAAACTCTAATGAAATCAATAACTTAGAAATCGAAATGCTCAACGCGAGCATATTCAGGGTATTCAGCGGCGAGTTCTTCGGCATGAACCGCATACTCAAAGAAGAAAGTATGCTGATAGTTGTCAGTCCATGTCTCGAAATGCCATGCTTTTTTAGGCAGGTGTTCTTTGCACCATTCGCGACCTTCAAAGAATAGGTCAGAGTGCAGGTGGCAAGCAGTTCCTGGTCGCCACCTGAGTTTGTACTCAAAGATTTCTTGAGGTGTCAAAGCATAGACTCCAATGAGTTGTGCTGCCAGTCAGAGATACGATCCCATTGAACTTCCCAGAGCATCTCCTGACCTTCTTCGTCAAACTCGCGTTCTTCAGGGTCAAAGTGCGCTCGAAGTTCTTCATCGTTCTCGAGGCACATGTCGATAAACTCATCGCTCTCAAGTTCTTCTTGATCTTCCAGACCGCCAGCATCAAAGACTGCGCAACCAATAAAGTTACAGAACTCGTCTTCATATGTCAAGGCGAGGCGAACGCCAGCATCTACCACACCAATCTGTTCAGCAAGGTAAGCGCAGAACTCGATACAGGGTGACCAAGCAGAATACATAGACAGACCATACTCATCATGATCTGTAAGGTATGCCCACTTCGCGCCAACGAGGTCGCACATATTCTCTCGATTCATATCGTCGTAGGAATCAAAGAAAACAAACCCAAGATGCTTCTCACCACCTTGAGTATCGTCTCGATCCAATCGACCAAGGATTTCGTTCCAAACCTCACGACCCTTCTCATTCAACTCAGAACGGAGACTGAGGTATTGACTCACATGATTTGCCATAGTATCCTCCTAGTTTGATAAGGCAACTTTATTATTCTGCCTGAATAAAACCGCAAAGGCAAATCTAAAAAACTTTAAGATAATCAAGGACTTACGCAAAGAAATCTTCTAGTGAAACGGAACTAGACTTTTCGTACTTGCCTCCACTCTTATCTCGTAGACGAAGTTCAGCGTGCCCAGTAGAACTACGAATGTACATAGAGCAAAGATCTGGAAACATCTCAGCAATCTTGGTGATCGAATCATGCACATATTGCTCAGTCCTTATAGTTTGTAGTCCACCTTCCTCTTTGTAATAGTTGGACTTCACTGTGTATTTATCAAGGCGGCACAGTACACCGTGTTTCACATACTGTCGCAGACTATACTCATAGTCCTCGCCATGATTAGTTACACGATCAAGGTATTCATCATGATCACAAATGACGCCAAACATAGAAGCAATGATATAACAAAGTTTAGAGTAGACTCGATCCTTCATAAAGTATGCGTTCGCAGCTGCGTAGATACCAAAAGTTTTAGCACCGAGTTCCTCACAGTTTTTAAACCCCTGTTCAATAATCTCAGTGTAGAGATCATCAATGGGTTCTAGAGTTTTCTCATCCTTCCTACGTTGTACCTGTTCAATGTCGTCATCAAACATCATCAGGTAAGTGCCCTCTGGGTAATACTTCTCAATCCAGTTACGTTGAGCACCGATAGTCGGGACACCAACTACAATGTTGCCTCCATACTTGTGTCCAGCAAGTGCCTCTTTGTATACTGCTTCCTCTTCTTCATTCGCAACGAAAACAGTAACACGTTCAGGTGGGATGTTATGTTCCTCAAATACCTTGAACGTCTTATCTTGAATAGTCTTAGATCGTTGGTAGGAAGGGCAGGCGATTTGATAATCAATCATTACAAACTCTCTTTCTTAAATCACTAGAACTAAATCGGTGGTCTCTTTTGTTAAAGTATAGATCGATGTCACGTTTGCGACAAATATCTTTACCAGTAAAATCTTTATCCCGATACTCTTCGCCGAGGATACGCACGTTGATATGATACATCGCTAGGATATCTTCTAGGTCTGCCTCAGTAGAGTATGGGATAATCTCATCAACGTAGCGAACTGCTTTGAGTTGAGTGTATCTCTCGACGACAGTTTGAATAGGTTGATTTTTGTTAGGACGGTCAAGAGTCGGGTCTACCTGTAGTCCACAAATCAAATAATCACATTGGTCTTTGGCATCACGAAGCATTTGTACATGTCCAGCATGCAGCAAATCAAAAGCACTACAAGTAAACCCAACTCTCATCCGAAAAACTCCTCAAGCGAACCTGCTTGTTGGAAAGCATTAGGATGATATTCCATCAACATGGACTTACCACCCTTCTTTTCAAGGTATTCATACCACTCAGTCTCATCCCACATGCCAGGGGAGACACCATTCCAATACTCGCGCCATAACTTATGCTCTTTGTTAAGTCGGCGGTCATCAACGTATTGTTTACGATACGACTCATACTCCCAAGAACCCAACTTATCCATATCCTCGCGGAAGTAATATACCAGAGACATACGCATCAAGTCATCTTCACCTGAGTCGGGTGCTTCGATAGGAGTGTTGCCATGGATCACTCGCATGTTATCAACGAGTAGCAGGTCTCCTGGTCGAACGTTGATAGCAACGCGAACCTCTGGACAAACAAGATAACCACCCTTCCAGTTTCGCTTACCGTCACTGATCACAGTCAGGTTTGAGAATCCTGGGACGAGCGAACCTTGGTCACGGTGGCATGCCATACGTGCATTACGATCCTTGGTGGTTGTGTTCACTGTAATCGTAGTGAAGGTTGTATCCTCGCCGATCAAGAAACGGTTGTCCAATCTATCAGCAAATGCTTTCTGCTTGCTGTATCGTTCAGGAAGCAACTCGGCGAAAGTCTTGTCGAGTTTACGAGCGAACGGATATGACTTCTCAAACTTCTCACGGTTGTGGTCAACGTATGAAGTCGCCCGACCATATGGGATACGTGGGTATCGACCATAGAAACCTGCGATACCTGACCAGATAGCAGTCGCATAAGAAGTATCGGAGATCATGGTATCACGAACACGCTGAGCATATATTGATGCTGCATGAATATCTGGAGAATAACCAAGACCCTTGGTCAACTCAGAAAGTCGCACCATTAGTTTCGGAAAGAACCCATCATACTCGCCGAACTCTTTCTCAATAGCAGTCGTCAACCAAACTTCGCCTCTCGCCTGCTCATCGTTGCTGCTTTTAGCAATCTCTTCCAACGGATCAGATCCGTCGATGCTTGGCGGTTGCCCTTTGATGTACCAATCGAGGACTCTACTTTGAAACGCAGTGACCCACTCGCGACCATATGACTTGCCTTCCCTCGGACCTGCTGCTAGACCACGATTGTTCGACTCAACTGCTGCGCCATACAACCCTTCAAGAGCACCGTCCTGTTCTTCCTGAGTAAACACACCCTTGCGGAACTTAAACGCAATACGATCCTCGTTTAGAGTATCACCTGTCAACGAGTTACTCGGAAGATAAAAATCTGTATCTCTATCAATCAAGATGTCATAGTGTTCCTCGTCAACAAACTGACCAAGGACTTTGTCTTCAGACTCTATGAAGTTAGCAATGTATACATCTTGACCTTCGTCACCAGTGAACCAGTCCCAAGTGTAGTTTCCGTGTTTGATTTTTTCGTTCATAGTTCCTATTCTACTAAATCACAAATCAAAAGTCAATACCTGAGAATCAACCATTGTAAACTTTTGACTTTTGGTTCGTATCTCTAATCCGTTGTATTTATGTTTGATCCCGTTTTCAGTCATTTCCTTAGATAAAGAGGCGAGGTCATTGTACTTCATTGATTTCTTCTTGGGAATATATTTCTTCATTTATTATGTTTCTTTGCACCTTTAAGGTACTCATTACCACAATCAGAATGCGGTCCATTGGCATCAACGTAATGTAAGAAGGATTGGTAAACCATACCATCTGGATTAGAATCTCTCCAGTGCATCAATGGGCGGTGGTATACTACTGCGTCACCTTGTTCCATAGCATATGAACCACCATCCCAATGAAACTCCCAAGGAGATTTTTCATTGCGAAGGCAAACAGTGACACTGACTTGACAAGCAGGACGATCGCTGTGCTTCTCTAAGGTTTCTCCTACGGAATATATTCTACAATAGTCGTAAGTTGGAATGAGTTCTAATCCAGTAATAGATTCCATCTTCTCGAGAGAATCTTCTAGTAAGTCCCAGTTTGCACCATAGATTGCCCAAGAGTTTCTACATTGACCGTCATCAAACTGCATATTTTCTTTCATGCTTTCCATTCTATCTGCGTATTGATTCGCAGTGTCAATGTCCAAGAACCCTTTTACGACTTGCGCGAGTTTCATGCTGCTATCTTCGAGAAGTTTTTATCTTTAACGAACTCAATCTTAGAGTCGAACTTACCCTCAAGCATTTCACCTTTGTGTGAAATGATAAACACATTGGTATCTTCGCCGAGAGTATGAATAATCTTCATTAGGTTTTCGATACCTGCTTCATCTAGCGATGAGTCGAACGTCTCATCAAGGATGAGAAGATTAGTACTGATACTGTTCTTCATCTTAGCAACCTGTCGCCAAGTAAACAAGAGCGCCAAGTCGATACGTTGCTTCTCGCCCTCAGAGAAAGAGTCATAGGTAAACGAATCACGGTGGCGCGATCGTATAGTTTCTTGGAAACTTTCGTTAAGGTCAAAGTGAACATAGAAGTCTAGGATAGACAGATACTGATTGACGAGCTTGTTGATAACAGGCAAGTATTGTTTTACGATTTTAGTTTTGATGCCAGTATCCTTCAGCATCTCTGCTATCACACTGTTGTATGCTGCTGTATCATTTAGTTTATTTCTAGTGTCCATCAACTCATGGTATTCTTTTACTAGAACATCATAATCGTCGTTCGCCTTAGCAAGATCTGATTTATCATCGGACAAGTTTTCAATGTCGTACTCAGCAATCTGTATTTCCGAGTTACACTTGTTAATCAAATCTTGATGCGTTTGTATCTCGTTTCTCCATTCTTGATTCTGACTTGACCTAGACTCGCCTTCAGCAAGACGCTCGGTTACTTCTGCTGTTTCCTCTGTGATTTTAGCAAGAGATGATTGAAACTCTGTTGCTGTGACTTTTGCTTGCTCGATTTTCCCTCTTTTGAGTTGCTCGTCGATGTCTTGCTCACAGGTGGGGCAGGTCTGGTTGTTCTCATAGAATCGTGTTTCCTTGACTAATGCTTTGATTTTAGTTTTTATTTCAGTATTGGCAGATTGAAGATCGACCAAAGCAGATCTCGCTTGAGTGAGTTCTTCTTCTAATCCTATACTGTTCCCAGAGATTTTATCAGTCAGTTCTGTGATGCTATTAATATGTGATTCTTTCTCATCCTTGTATCGTTGGATGAGTTCTTCTTTTTCCTGTTTAGCATCATGATTGAGTTTAGAGATATCGCGAATGTATTTCTTTTGTGCTTCAGTTTTGGTTTCGTTAATCTCAATGTCATGGTATGCTTGATTAATCTTTTCTTTCAATGCTGAGTTTCGTTCTTTCAGCAACGCATTCATCTTAGAGAACACGCCGATATCAAGTAGATCTTCGATCACTTCCCTACGGTTGAACGCAGACAGTTGCATAAATGGAGTGAAGGAAGAAGAACCAAGTACCACTACCTGATGAAATGTTTTATGGGTCAACTTCAGAATATTCTGCTCTAGGACTTTTTGATATTCTTTGTTGTGAGAGTTTTGATTGAGCAGAGTACCGTCAACATATATCTCAAACTTCGCAGGTTTTAATCCACGAAACACCCTGTACTTTTTAGCACCGATAGTAAACTCCACCTCTACTTCACACTTCTTATCGTTGACCGAGTTGACCAGTTGTGGTTTATTTATGTTTCTGTGCGCTTTGCCGAACAATGCGAACGAGATAGCATCGAGCATAGTTGATTTACCCGAACCGTTTTGTCCAACAACTAATGTGTGTTTGCTCGCATCTAAACTTATATCCGTCCAGTTGTTACCAGTGGACAAAAAGTTTTTGTATCTAACCGATGTGAAATATATCATAAGACAGGGAACCTTTCTATCAGATCATAGAACCCACCAATGAGTTCATCGTCAACCCAAACAATTGGTAAGGGTTTATCACTAACCCAATATTTTGCGACTTCTTCCGGAGGATTTTTTGCCATTCCAATATCAAACTTTAGAAACTTGTATTCTATTTCTAAAAGTCTACAGTGCATTTCGCAACGTTTTGACCAAGCACAAATATCCTCACCAAATGGGCCAGTCATGCCAACTATTACAACCATCAAGAGATTTCCATAGTTTGCGCTTCTACCATCAAGTCTGTCATTTCTTTCTTGATACGTTCTTTATCTAAGATAGTTTCAACGTTGTCAACATACTGTGATAGCAAAGTAGATGTATCTTCAACTTCAAGTCCTTCGTCGCTTACCGACTCACCAGTAAACTCATTGAAGTCCTCTTGTATTTTAAGATCATAGATATCGCGTTGCTGAATCCTGTCGATGAATCTCTCGAAAGTAAACCCATCGGTCTTATTAATCACAACAACCTTCACGAACCTCTTGTCCAGTATGGACAAGTCCATCTCGTTGTAATCTTCCTTCTCATCATCATAGCGAATGCGATGGAAAAGTGTCAGCGGATTACGAACAGGAGTTAGTTCGCGAGTCTCAGTATCAAACACATGAAAGAACTTGTCATCATGTGCATCATTCCAAAAGAACTCCATCTGAGAACCAAGGTAATGAATGTTGCCTTGATTAGACTTACAGTGATAATGTCCAGAGAGTACCAACTCAAACCTGCGTAGATTATCAGTAGACATACCGTGAGTACAAGGCACGCCCCGAAGCATATCAAACCCATTCAACTCAAAGTGACCGCCTACAACATCTGCCTTACAGTTTACTAGAAACTCATTTATTTCTTCCTCATTGTCTTGGCATATCCAAGGAACCAAAGCAAACTTCAACCCATCATAATCAAGGACAGTTGCTTGTTGTACAATGTTCACCTCGTTCATGTAATGACCGAGCAGTTCCTTCAATGAGTTGAGTTCGTTGGTATTCTTATAATAGGTGTCATGATTACCAGGAATGATGTCCATCGTAATCTTATCTTTACGCAACCTTTCAAGAAACACCTTACGATTACTGTTCAGTGCTTTGAAGTTAATGAACCTTCGGTGTTCGTAATAGTCACCAAGGTGCACGATATGTTTGATGTCGTTCTCTTCCAGATATGGAAAGAACACTTCGTTATAGAAGCGTTCTTGGTAATCTATAAAAATATCTGAAGAGTTCCTGATACCACAATGGGTATCGTTTAGTATGGCAAACTTCAAAACTATTCCTCTAGGAATTCTGTGAGGTCTGAGTCAACTTGATATGATTTTTTACGATTAGCGACCTTGGTCACTTTCTTATACTCATCAACTGCTTTGTCTTTTTCTTTCACGTCATCAATGCGGCGACGAAGATTATCAACAAAGGACTGCACTGCTTTTGCTACTTGCGGATCTTCGTCAGGGTCAACCATAAACTCTTCGATGCCTGACTCAGCAAGGAACTTTAGTTTTACGTCTTGTTGTTTCTTTTCTTTCTTGATACGACGAATGAACGCAAACCAAGAGATCTGAGTAAAGTATCCGAATGCGTTTGGTTTACCCTTTCTAGTTGCTGCTTCAATGTTGTAGTTCCCCACAGCATTCAAACAGTTTTCAACTGCGTCCATCACCATTTCTTCACGATAGGTGTATCGGACAAAGTTTGATTTATGCGAAAGACCTTCAGCAATTTTTAGAAAGCAGCGAGCAATGTAATCGGTAACCATCGGATCGGGTTGATTCTTTTCCCTCGCCTCTCTAACGGTCTTTACATAATCTACGACTGCTTGTGAAAACTCTTTGTTATTCACATAATGTGGACGTTCGCTCGGTTTCATAATAACTCCAAAAAATACAACAAATAATATTGTACTCTAAAATGATTGAAATGTCAATCTTTTGGTTTAAACGTGACTACATTGTTTTCGAGAGGAGTTTTGGGTACTGGTTCGCCGTTACCCAATGCCTCTTGAATAGTCTTACAAGAAGTTAGATACTGATCTATGAGAGAATCTGCTGGTGTGCAAAGGCAGACTACTGATATTGGGTTTACTGCGCAATGAGTTTCTAAGTTTTCAGTGTATGCAATAAACGGTTTCATCACATAATAGTTTCTTCCCTCAATAACTTCAAGGTCGTCATAATCAAGATCATCCAGTTCGTTAACAGTTACCGCATAGTTCAACGTAAAAGAATTTTCATCTTGCTCAATCATTTGAGCAATGACGACGTCCCCTGTATTGAGAAGGAATTGCCCGATAGAAGGTCTACTGATATTCATATATGCACCTTGTGTAGTTCAAAGTCAAACTTCTCTCTATTGTAGATCTTGATCCGCTCGCCTGAGTGATTCAAAGTGAAGTTCTTTTTCGACTGCCATTGTAAGTCGTCGCAGAGATCATAGAGTTTTGTGTCTTGACCATTGTCTGCTTTTCTAAGTCCTCTACCGATTGACTGTAGAACTTTGACTTGTGATTTAGATGGACTTGCAAAAATAATGTTATGGAGGTTCCTAATGTTAATACCAGTAGAAAAAGTGCCAAGACTTGCAACGATGATAGCATTTTTTGATCCCTCTACGATTCCCCGTATTGATTCTCTATCCGAAACGTCAGTACCGCCATGTACATAGAAAACACTGTCAAACTTTTCTTTTATTAACTTATGGAGCACTTCACCATGCTTCTCAACAAACTGAAAGAGAACTAGAGTGTTGCCTGTTTGAGTCAATGCGAGATTGCGTATCAAATTGTTTCTAGGTTCATATCCAACAAGGAAGTCCACTTCTTCCTGATAAGTTCTCCCTACATTCATTCTACGCAGTTCTTTCGGATAGTCAAGAACTAATACATCTATTTTTAGTTTAGCGAGAGTGCCCTGATCTTGTAGGTCGCGAGTGAAGGTCACTCTCTTGGTTGGTCCGAATAATCCCTCAAGCACAAGTTTATTCACCTGAGTTCCGTCGAGCGTTCCTGTTGTACCAAACCTATAATCTGCCTCGAGGCATTTATTCATCAGGGTTGTTAATGACTTCGCCTTAAATAAGTGACACTCGTCGCCAAACACACAACCGAACTGCTCGAACCATTCTTTGCCCAAGCGATAGACTGACTGCCAAGTTGTGATGACTACCCTCTTGTCAGTCTTTTTATCTTTGCCTGAGTATATGATATGACATTCCTCAGGAGAGTCGAATCCATAGTCCTCAAAGTCCTTGTACATCTGCTCAACCAACGATGTTGTTGGCACGACTATTAGTACCGACTTCTCATGTTGATCAAGATACCAACGCATTAGGTTATAGATTATGAACGACTTACCAGAACCTGTCGGTGACAGCAAGAGGCAGCGTTTGCGTTCTATACCGTGTACGATAGCATCATACTGATAGTCGCGAGGAGCGAAAGGCATTCCCCACATTGCTTGAGAAGCAACTAACTTCTGATGATCCACCTTGTTAGTTGCATTGGGTAGACCGTAGGGACTGTCCTTCAACTGTATATGGTAGTGACGATCTGCTGCGAACCTACAAAGTTTCGTATACAATCCAACGTTGAGTTCACAAGTCAGCGAGTTGAACAAACGAATCTTACCGTCCCACTGTCTGCGCCGCACAGCAGGCATAAACTTAGCACCAGGAACGTTGAATGAAAAATACTCACTCAGCTCGTGCCGAACTCCTGGTTCGCAGAGAACTGCCATCATAGAATGGTTCTGCATTTGAAGAGTGAGTGTTGCCACTAGATACCGTAGATGTCTTTTCTAAAATCTTCACTTTTACCAAACTGCGCTGCTGCTTCTTCTTTCGCTTTCGCTAGAACGATAGGCGAGTTTGGCTTACGTTTCGCTCGATAAGAACCATGCGAACTTAACTTTGCTCTCTTTCTAACTTTCAGACTGACTTTCATCGTCTTCGACATATCGCTTCCACACTCCATCTGTTGTCAATTTAAAACATGCTATAAAAAAATCAGGGCGAGTGTTACTCGTCCATTCTTCAGGGGCAATCATACTCATAACATCTTGCCCTTTATTATTGTACAGATAATACTTCTTCCCAATGATGGGAGTAACGCCGATAGCAGCATTCTCCACACGTGTAGTATCTTGTACCAGTTTCACAAGAGCATCATACTCCTCTTGTAACTTTTCTATCCTGCCTTCTATATATTGGTTTCCCTTCAGTGGGTTGCCATGGTCAACGATAGCAGGAAAAGAAGGTGTCGTACCATAAGCGAGCAGAGATTTTTTATCCCCCTGACTCAAACCTTCGTACCTCTATGATATTTCGAATGTGTTGATGACGCCACTTTATACCCTCTACCATTTCCTTCAACGCATCAACCATTGCTTTATAGTAAGCAATCTTTTGCTCGCTCTGCTGTATCTCTTTATCACTGTCATAATAATAACTGAGATCGCCTTTCATAATCTTCAAACCATCGAAAGGATCATGTTCCCACCCAAGCGAGTTTATTTCTTCTTGAGACAGTTTTCCGTTATACCAAAGGAACTTATTCTTCAACAACACTTGTTGATTCGATTCCGCTCTCTTCAATAGAAGTTTCGCTTGGGTCAAATAACCCAGATACTTTGCGTGTAGTTTTGGTGTGTCACGAGAACAATCATCTAACTTATGGGATATCTCACAATCTTGCGACCATTGCGCAAGAATATCATCAAGATTCATACTTTACTCTATTTCAAAATAACTAAACCTGAAACTCGCTGGGAAACTGACATACTCAACTCCTTGGTTCTGCGCCTCAAACTGAATGTCGCCGATAGCAACTGGGATACAGTCTCTATACTTAAACAGTTTGTTTTTATTGTTCGCGCTGTTGAGTGCAGTGATTACTATGTCAGCATATGTTGGTGTAGTGCTACTTGATCCACCAAAGTCATTTCTCTTGGCGATCTGTTCATTGTTAACCAACCTTAACATCCAATCATACAACTCAGTGTAGGAGTTTAAATCCTCATCTAACAACACGTTCATCGTCAGTTCGCCGTACTGCATTTGGTTTCCTGGCATAGGAACACCTGCTATACGTTGGTATGGTGTTTCAGCTGCTGGGTTTGATGCTCCAGGATGATTGATAGATTGTACGAAAAACTCAAGATTCGCATAATTCTGACGATCAATGATGACCCGAAACCCAGTCGGTTGAAAAAGGTTGATGTTGGTTGTTAAATTGTTGGACATGTACACTTTCCCTATTGAAAGGTCTATTCTATACTATTTAGGCATAAAAGTCAATAGGGTATAAAAAATGCCCCAAAAGGGGCATTCTCTCTCAAGATAAAAGTTTATCCTGCTGGACATACTGATGCGTCGTCAGATGCATCAAACTTCTCGTCACCGCAACCATAAGTACGGTCGTTGTTCGTGTCACAAGCACGTTCCCATGCCTGATCAGCAAACGAGTAACCAAACTCATAGAGCACATGTGCTTTACACCACTCGTGCGAACCAACAGGGTTGGGGTTAGGAGTTGGTTCTGGGCGATCTACCTTCTCAGTTGGCCACTGCTTTTTAAACTGCACTGACTTTGAGTATGGGTGATAAGACCAAAGGTTTGGTTGCTTAGAAACGAAAATGTATTCGTCGTCAGCAACAGTGTAGACATCACCGTTATCATAAGTGATGGTATGAGCGTGTGCCAAGATGGGCAGGCACAATAAGAAAAGAATAATATTTTTCATATCATCTCCAAGTTTGTTTCGAAACAAAATGCAACCTCATGTTGCAGTATTACTTATACAAATAAAAAAGGGGGACCGAAGTCCCCCCACACAAATACCGATTTTTATTATTATTGTTCGGTATACCGTATCTTAGGCAGAAACCATCAGGTTGTCTACACGGAAGATGCGGTAGTATTGGTTGGTCTTAGCAGAAGCGAGACCATCAGCAGGTGAGTTACCTACGAATGGGTTAGACGCCATGCCATAACGAGTCTTAAACCCGATACGTGGCTGGAAGTCGTTCTCGCCGACAGCGCGAACCATCTGGAGTGGTACATATGGGCAGTAGAATACACCTGCGTCATATGGGTTAGTGCCCTTGTAACCAACAGTTACATAGTCAGCAACCGCATATGGGTCGATGTAGATGCGCATACGACCGTTCAGAACACCAGCAAAAGTGTTACCAGTGTCGTCAACTTCCAGAGAAGTGCTCAGAGCAGGAGCGTAGTCAAGCATACCAGAAGCAGCGAGAGCAGTAGCAACATCAGAAGATACGATTGCTACGTTACCCTTACCACGACGAGTTTCTTTAGCGATAGTGTTCGCTTCACGATCCAGTTGAACCAGCAGACCCTTGAACTTCTCAACAGACCAACGACCATCAGCGTCCGTAGACAGGTCGAAGATACCGTTGGTAGCAGTGTTAGCAGTCAGTGCACCAGTCTTCGCTTGGCTGTTGATAGTACGGATAACTTCGCGGTTGATTTCAGCAAGGATTTCTACTGAAAGGATGTTAGCGAGTTCCGCTTCAGCGTCAAGACCGTGGATTGCTTTCAGGTCTTGAGCGAGTTCGATGGTGTACTCTGCCTTCAGCGCACGTGACTTAGCAGTTACAGTCGCCTTCTCGATGGTGAAACCCATCTCGTTGAAGTCAGAAACACCGCCAGTGCCGAGTGCTTCAGCGTCAGCAGTTGGCATACCGCCACCAATGCTTGGACCAGAGCGGTCGTCATTGATAGTGCTGTCGCCGTTTGAGTCAGTTACACCGTCAAGACCAGAAGGACCAGCAGTGTGAGTCGTAGAAGAGTCACCAGAGTATGGTACAACTGCTTCGTTGAACAATGCTTCTTGATCTACAGTAGTGCCAGAAGCTGCTGACTTGTAGCGAGACTTCATAGCGAAGATCAGACCAGTAGGACCAGACATTGGTTGAACACCACATACGTCGTATGCCATCAGGTTAGGCATAGCGCGACGAACGAGCGAGATCAATACTGGGTTCCAGTTGTCAGCACTTGAAGTATTGTTAGCAGCAGCAGCTTCGTTCAAGAAAGATGACTGAGCACCTTCAGCGCGCATTGCTGCTTCTTGGTTTTCAAGAATAGCAGCAGTTACTTTGCGACGATAAGCATCTTTGATGTCGCCTGCTGATTCTTCGTTAAGTACTGGTGCCCACTTCTGCACCAGTGATTCGTAGTTCAAATCCATTTTTATTTCTCCTTATGGGTAATATGGATTAAGATCGATTGATTTTTCGCATGGCGTTGAGGTAAGATTCCATTGAAGGAGCAACTTCTTCAGAAACAACGTCGCCGTCAGTTTCTTCGACAATCTCTTCTTCGGTTTCTACCGTCGCCTTAGCAAAGAATGACTCTTTGATAGTAGCAACTTTGGACGCAAACTGTTCAGCGTCATCAAAGTCAACACCTTCTACCAGAGAGTAGAACTTCTCTTTCTGAGTATCAGCGAGTTCAGATGCTGCTTCGGCAACGATTGCTGCACGCTTCAGACCTTCAACTTCTTCACTCAGAGAAATCGCATCAGCAGTGGTCTTGTTGAGAGCTTCTTCGAGTTCTTCAACTTGATCTGCCAAATCGTCAACGAGGTCAACCTTGGATTCTGGCACGTCGATGTAAGACTCAGTGAAGAGGTTCTTCAACCCTTCCATGAAGTTCTCAGCAATCTCAGCACGCAGACCAGTTTGGATAGCGACTTTGTTGTCTTCCATCCACTGCTCAACCACGTAGTTCAGGTAGGAATCAACCTTTTCAACCAACTCAGTCTTCTGCGCAGCAGTTTCCTCAGCGAGTTTTTCTTCGTAGGATGATTCGATTCGCTCTACTTCTTCAGAGAGCTTTGATTTCAATGCTGCTTCAAAGATTACAGCAGTTTTTGCCTTAAACTCATCGCTGAGAGTGGCTTCAGACTCGACTAATGCTGCGAGTTCTTCAGAGTGAGTATCTGCTTCCGCAACTACTTCTTCCTCTTCCAACTCGACTTCTTCGCCCATCATCTTACCGTATGCTGCTTGAAGGTCAACCTTCTTCATAGCATTCAACTTACCGTACATAGCATTAATCATACCTGCTTTGGTCTTTGGCATTGGTTCGCTGTTGCTCTTGTCACCCGTACGAGCAGGTGCTTTATCAGTTGCGTCTGCTGCCTTATCGACAGATGCTACTGATTGTGCTTCAGCGTTTTTCATATCATGCCCTTTTGCTTCCGCAACTTCCTGCTCATCGCGGAGTTCAATGTTTTGATCTTCCATTGTGTTCTCCTTATTAAAAAGATCTTTTTAAGGATGAGAGGAAATTTTTGTACTCAACGATTTGATCCACGCCATTAATAGACGGAAGCGCATCGACATGAGTTTCGATTTCAGTCTCTTGTTCCTCACATATCTCTTGAGCAGTAAGTACGCCATTGTTCCAGACCCATTCAACACCTTCCATGATTCCATTAACAAATGCTCCTGGTGCAGATGGATCTTGCACGATGTCAACCGTGCTTAAAACAAAGTCGTCCTTAACATACATTGCGCCATTGCGCTGCTCAAGACTACCCATTCCACGAGTTGAGACACCAAGATTTACACCGCCCTCAAGCAATCCCTGTACGATCTTGCCCATAGGAGTATCTAATATTGATGCCTTTCCGATAACATCATTGCCTTCAAAGTGAAGGTCAGTGATCTTATGCGAAACTTTGTCGAGGTTGACGGTTGGACCATCAGGATGGTTCAGTTCGCCAACTGCTCTATCTTTTGCGACCTGCTCGGAAACATACTTCTCGACGGCAGACTCCATAATTGGTTTAGGGTACACCCTACCATTACGGTTCTTCTGCTCTGCCTGAGCAAATACACCTTCGATAACATATGACTTCTTGCCGTCTTTTCTTTCTTCGACAAGACACTGTAGTGTGTTGTCATTATATTCAGCAATTAGTTTCATGTTAGTTCCTTGATCGCAGTTTCTATTGATTTTTGTGCGTCCCTTTGACTACGGAACGTATCTAACATATCTCCGTCAATATAGGCAACGAAACCTTTGGCAGTCTTTTGTATCTCAGTTTTAATTCTGCGATACTTCTTCGTCCAGACTACTTCGCCCTTCGGTTTGCGTTGCCTTAATTCGGAGAACGTAATCATAAGATTTATTTATACGTTTTCTTCTTCTGATTCGTCTTCAGACTCTTCAGAGTTTAAAATTTCTTCAACTTCATCAGCATAGAGTCCAAGGGTATCCTCTGGTTCCTCATGCTCTTCCTCATCAGGAAGTTCTGCTACTGGTTCTTCTGGAGTAGGTTCTTCTTCTACTTCAGGTTCTTCAACCTCAGCAACTTCTGGTTCCGCTTCTGCCTCTGCTTCGACTTCAACTTCAGTCTCTGCTTCCGCTTCCGCTTCTATTTCTGCATCAACCTCGTCTATTGCTGCCTCTACTTCCTCATCAGAAAGTTCTTCTTCGGCACCGTTATAAACTTGATTGGCGATTCGAATCTTTTCTTGGTCCATAGCATCATTGATTCTATCTTGAATCAAATCTTGGAACATTTTACTAGAGGTGAAAGCATCACCCTTTTCAATTGAGTTCACCAAATCAGCAACTGTAACAGTTACAGGTTCTTGTGTCTCGTTTGAGACATCACTCATTTCAACTTCAGGTTTAGTTTCCATCATCATCTCCTGCTGGTTCATCACCTAGTTCATCTTCTTTGGGACCTTCATTCGCTATAGCGAGGTCCATTTCTTCTATTTCTTGATCGGTAAAATGAAATACATTTTTCATTACCCATTCTTTAGAAAGATATTCACCAACATACTGGGATGCTTGATCCATTAGACCTAAACGCTCTCGGAACACTTCAGCATCTTTCAGTTCAGTATAATGATTATCTTTATAAAAGTCTACTCGAATGCGATTGTGGAACAGTTCCATCCAATCACTATCAGTAATAATTCCTTTCAGTACAAGTTGCTGTCGAAGAATATGAATGAACAACTTGCTGAATCTAGCACGTAATCGTGAGATAAACTTCTGGAATTTAATTTCTTCACGATTGATCTCAGTAGCACGACCGAGCGAATACGCTTGCTCCTGCTCCAGTCGAGATACTGGCACGTTCAGTGCTTGATAAACCTTGCGCTGGAAATACTTGATGTCATCAATCTCACCAAGATTTGAACCGCCAGGAAGTGTAGTCACCTCAGTTCCGCGACCACCTTCTCGGCGTGGTAACCAGAAGTCATCAAGCATAGACATATGCTTACGGGAATCTTTCAGTTCGCCAGTTGCCTGATCATATACCAGTTTGTTTCTGTAGCGAGTCATCAAAGAGTTTACATACTCTTCTGCCTTACCCTTCGGCAAGTTACCAGTGTCAACGTAAAAGATTCTTCGCTCGGGTGCACGCGCCAGTCGATAGATAATCAAGGAGTCTTCCATCATACGCAACTGATTAATTGGTCGCAGTGCTTTATGAAGGTGAGAAATGACTTTCGCTTTCGTGTCGTCCAGTACACCTGAAGTGACATAACTTACTGAGTCAACGCTGAGTTTAACTGCTTGGTTCGCTGTTGGATCTACACCAGCAGGAACACCTTTCTTGGTTTCAAAGTTCTTATCAGAGAAAAGATAGAACTCTTCAACCTTGTTTACAACTTTTACACCTGATGCTTTATCTTCTTTCTTCTTGACGTTACGCACCTTGCGCATCTTCATAGAGTCGATGTATCGAACCTCTTGAATACCTGCTTTCATGTTTGCGTTATCAACAATCAGGTGATGGTACAGTCTACCGTCAATGTACCAACTACGGAAAATGTCATGAGCACGCTCATTAAAGGTGAGCATATTCAAAACATTTTGGAATTCTTCAACAATCTTTTTCTTAATACCAACAGAAACATCAACCCTATCAAGATTGACTTCTACTACATTTTCGTCGTCAGGTATTACGATTGCTTCGTTTACAATTTCTTCAATCGCCATATCAACTTCAGGGTGAGTTGCTGCTTGACGATATTTTCGAATGAGGTCTGCCTGATCTTTTACTTGAAGATCGGCATAGATATTCATGTGAGTGCCATATGCATACGAAGGAGCAGTTACATAACCTGCGCCATCGTCGTCAGTTGGCGGAACAACTGATGCAGCAGGAGCCGGTGTTACAGCATCCTGATCTTTTTTAGACCGCCTGATCTCAAAACCAAATAATTTAATTCCGTCGCCTTCTGCCATATTTGAAATCTCAGTTGTGGAAGAAAGGGGGAGCGAACTCCCCCTGCTTTACTTTACTTATAGTCTTCTTGCAAGTTATCCAAGAATAGCACTATTCGTCCAGTAGTCGTACTCAATTGTCACAGTAAAGGTCTCGATTTCACCCGCCTGAGCAAAATCAAGGTCAATAGCAGACACGTTAGTTGGGAACGCATTCTTAAGGATGTACTTGCCCTTAGAACTTGGTGTACCCTGTTGATCTGCCTGATGAACTTCCATATCAACAGCATATGTGCCGATACCAGAGTTATTTGACTGTTGACCTTCGTTGCTTTCATGGGTGTTGATACCGCTCATCCATGCCTCAAACGCACCACGGAGTTCGTGGTCTACATCATTGTAAACCGTGATAGTCCATGGTTCGAATGTTCGGTCGCCTGCCAACTTAATGATCCTGCCTCGGAATGGTACTTCTACCAGTCCAACCGTGCTAGCAGGCAACTGGGCACTGCGGCACATAAATGAGGCAAGTTCATTGTCACCACCAGCATATCCTGGGAAGTTGACTTTGACCTCGAACATATTGGCACGAGCGCCACCCTTGACCAACTTACCGCGAAACTGATCTACATTAAGAATTGCCATTTTAGTATCTCCTTGTAGTCGTTACGGGTTAGAATTGAATGCCAGAGTTAACGATCTCTTCAAAGTTCGCACCAGTTCTAGTAGCAACAAAGTTCAACGTGATGAAGTTGATGCTTCTAGATGGCTTGATGAAGAGTGTCGCAACGAACTCGTTACGATCGATAACTTCTGGGGTGTTGTTACGCTCGTCACACTGTACGAAGAAGTCCTGAATACCACGACGTGCTTGAATCTCTCGCAGGAGAGGTTCTACAATCGCTACGAACTCGGCGCGAGTAAACTCGTCGTTGAATTCGAACAGGAAGTTACGTGCAGCAACAGAGATCGCTTTCTCGAGAGCAAGGAACAAGCGTCGAACATTGATGCGATCAAACGCAGATGGTCGAGCAAGTTTAGTCTTGTCGCCGAACAGGATAATACCACGTCCTGGGAACTGAACAATTGGGTTTACACCCTTTTTGTACAGTTCGTCACGCTCTGCTTTACTTGGTGAATAAGCGAGGTTGGTCACACCAACATACTCACCGCGTCGCTCACCAGCAGGTGACCACCATGGACCATAGTTTGTGTCCGCAGCAGCCATAATACCAGCAGTGGTAGAAGCAGCAGGAATGTAGATGTAGTTGTCGTTGTACTTGTCGTATACACGCAAGAAGTTGTTATCAACGATCAAGTAAGAAGACGCTGTAAACTGATTAGTAGTTTCCAGAGTGTCATTTACTGGATCAATGTTGTTAACAACGTCATCGCGAGCAGGCGACGCAATAGCAACACAATCTTTTCGGGTTACGCCAGCAATTGCGGCGAGGTCATTAACGAGAGTGACTTGATCAGTCGTCGACGACATACTTGGAGCAATCAACAATGAAACGTCAATTTGCTCTACGTCTTCGAACTCATCGAATCCGTTTTGGATATCACCGACATCCAAAGCAGCGCCATCACGTCCACCAGAAAGAGCAGTGTTAGCAGAGTCTTCAGACCAAGATACGTTAGTGGCGTAGTTGGTAGTTCCTGAAGTAGCAGGAGCAGTGCCCCAAGTGGCAGTAGCAATGGTGTTTACTGAGTCGACATCACCGGACCAAATATAATTTGAACCGTTGTTCAGCACAGTTTTGAAGAAGTTGTCAGAACCGTCTACAGTCTTGGCGCCAGAAGCGACAGACAGGAATGGGAATGTCTCGAGGACAGTTCCTTTAGTTCCTGAGATAAGACCGTCTGAGTCAACTACTACAAGGTGAATTTCGTCATGTAACACAGTTCCTGGTCGGTCAAGTGCCCATTGAGAAGTTCCTGGGATAGCATCAAACTTATCTGAATAATCCCATGCTGCCCAGTTAGTGGCAGTCTGAGCAGATGAGTCAGTTTCGCCTGATTCAATAGCGAAAATAGAAACTGCGAGAGAGTTACCGAGCTCTCCTGGATACTTTGCGACAAACATGTCGAGTCCAGATTGTTGCTCGAAGTGATCTTCATTCTTGACTTGGTGCTTAGTAGCAGTCAAAGAAGAGTTAAGTGCGCTGTCACCGATAGCGACGCTACCAGATGGAATCGCACGACAGACTTGCAGGTTCCCAGAATAACGCAGGTACTGAGCACAGGAGAAATAATCTACTGCGTGATCAGCATCTGGCGTACCAAACTCTCTTGCGAGTTCATCTTCATTAGAGACGATAGTTGGTACTTCAACGGGACCCCACTTAAATGCTCCGACATATCCAGCAAGCGAAGTATCAACATTTGGGACCACAGGGGTCAAGTCGAATTCGCGAACTACGATAGCAGGAGACAGAGATGGAGCTGTAAGTGCCATTTTAGTTTCCTCTTTGCAAAAAGAAATTATAAGTTTTATACATTATAAGGTCGGCACCTAAGTGCTCAATGCATTTATTTATAAGTTGGTATATTTAGGCGTAATCCTCAGGGTTATAGACCAACCATGGGTCTGCCTTCTCCTCATATGATACTTCAGGAACTTCTTCTTGCTTAAATCCGAAGGGTGGGACGTCTTCTTCTATTTCTTGCATACGTTGCTCAAACATCATTTTCTTAATATTGATATCAGTCATCTCTGCAAAGAATGTAGTTTGTACCAAGAAACCGAACATAACAAGGTTCATGACCAAGTCATCGTGATTCCCGTCTTTCGCTTCGTATGATGCACCCTTTGCTTCAAAGGTGCTTATTTCTAGTATAGTGTTTTCATCCACAATGTCAAGTTTGCGCTCTTCCAGTAAGTCTTTAAATCCTGAGCATCCAAGACGTTTAGTTCGTCTTGTCATCTCTACGCCGATACCACTAGATTTTACTGTAGAGGACATGTGCACGTTTTCATATTCTCGTTCGTGATATAATCCAGAACAAACCAGTTGACCTGCATCGTTAGATTCTATCACCACATATGCTTGATTGTAAGAAGTCGCCCATTTATAAATAATATCTGGGAAGAGTAGTGGAGAAATAAGATTGTTGCGATACACTGCTACCTGTTTGAAAGGTCTACTGCTAATGTCGATGACGTTAAACGTACTATAATCCTGTCCTCTCCCTTTACTTACGTCAACACACATGACGTATTGTGACCCCTTGCGAGGTTCATCGTAAACAAGTAGATCACCGCCCTCGAGAATTTTCTTGGGTCGACCTGCCTTCAGGTTTAACAGGGTCTCGGCATTGATTAACGTATCGCCTGTACCGAAGAAGGTGTTGCCAAACTCCTGATCAAACTGTATCTGAGAAGTGTTATTAATCGTTTCTTCTTTCCACTTCTCGTCTCTCCCAGGAACGTCCCACCAATCTACACGGAACGGTTTATATTCATTCACACCCTGTACGGCACCTTCCCATATCTTATGGAAAGGATTACCGATACCGTTGGCGGTAGATGTAATGATCACCTTCGTATCTTTACCTGACGAAACCACAGGGTAAGTTGAGGTGTAAAACTCCGCTGCCCTTTCGACGAACGCAAACTCGTCAAGGAACAGTAGGTTTACAGACTGACCACGAATAGATGATCCGGAAGTCGCTGCGGCAAATATCTTTGAGTTATTACTAAACTCTATACTACCTTTGTTTAGAACCTTACATCCTGGTTGTAGATAAAAAGGCAGGTTCTCTAGCATCAAGGTGATACGCGAAAGCATCTCCCTCGCAGTCGCACCCTTGTTAGCAAGGACTGCTACAGTTTTCTCAGGGTGAAATATAGCATACCAAAGGAGATATGCTACCGAGGATATAGACTTACCAGACTGACGACAAGCAAGGACAACAGTAAAACGGTTGTCATTAAATTGCCGGAACATTTCCTCTTGATATGGGTACAACTCAAACGGGACTAGACCATCGTTGAGATTAATGATTTTTAAATGGTTAGTAGCAAAGTGAGCAGGGTCCGACATACACTTGGCGTACTCGGCAACTTTTTCTTGAGTCCAATCCTCCTGTATGCCATCTTTCTTGACATGAGGATTACCGAGATAGTGCGTGTCGGGTTTAGACTTGGTCGTGTCCTGAATCTGCGAGGGCATCATGTTGAGGAGTAATATCCTTTTCGTTCACTTGTTTCAGCGCACGCTGAAGATCGGTAGTTGAACCGATAAAAACATTCGTCGTTTCTTGTTTAGGTAGTGCCTTGACATCTTCCTTTTCTATATCCTTCTTTTGCTTGTGAAGGTTCATCAACTGTTGAGAAACATCAGAGGTGTCTTTTATAAGTTTGGCAAGAACTTCATATGCTCTGGGGTGTTCGCTGCTCTTAGCGACTTCAATCATTTCTTCTACACCGTCGCGACCCTTGCCGATTAAATCGTACAGAGTTTCTCTGGCGAACTGGTAGTCATTATCTTTATCTGATTCCATTATGGATTATTAAAATAGTCATGAGGCACATAGGTATCACTATCTAGTATTGACGGCGATACGGTATAATCAGAGTCCAATGAAACTGGACGAGGATTCGTTTCAACTCTTACAGTCTCCAAATACCTATCAGAGTCAGCAGAGTTAATATCCATATTGTACATATCCATGTCGATACGAGTAATAATCTTGCCTTCGTCTGGTTTTGGACCATAGAAGTTTACTTTCATATCAAAGGTCAAGGTATAGATTATCGTACGACGATCTTCCATCGCTCCTTCAAAGTTATCAGTAAATGCTACCGACTGTAATATTACAGGAACGTCTTCTTTGATATCCGGATAATCTTCAATCGGTTTAAAACTTACTGTGTATTGTGGAGCAAAGTAAGGCAATATTTGTTCTACTACTTGTAGGGCATCGTTGTGCTGTTTAGCATAAACATTAAGTTCAAACGTAATAATGTATGGAGTTGCAGTGTAGAACTTACTCGCTTTCTGACTGTCTTCAATACCAGTTCTAGTAAAATAATTGGTCTTAGGAAGTTGTCGTTGAGCATCATACGCAATTGATAGAACTTCAAAGGACATACGAGGCAGTTTGATTGCTAACTGTCTTTCATTATCCTCGCCCTGATTCATTTCATTGATACGTTCTAAGAACTTACGAGCAGGCGCATACGCCAGAGGAACTTTTTGCTGGGCATAAACATTATTACCATCACGGCGAATCATGTATAGGTTGTTGAACATCGCACCAAATACTGCGACGCACTTCCTAACTCGCTCGTGATAAAAATGACCGCCAAACATTAACTAAAATCCCCAAATGGATTATCTTCGCTGAAGTCTACGAACTCTAATACAGAAACATCAAAGTCAGTGACGTTAGAAGTCCAAGTACTGCTCGCTCCTATTGGATTTATATCTCCACCAGCAGCGCCAGATTGAATCTGTTGTAGTTCAGCAACAGCAATAGGAGTAGCGATAGAAGTCGCAACTCCGACGCTATCAACAGAGAAAACTTGCCTTGTGGTAGTAAAGGACTTGTACTCACCAGAGGTGTTACCAACGTTGGCAAGTCTCATAATATTATCGGAATCAGACCAGTGTACAACTTCACCAGTAACAACATAATCGTCGAATGCTTGAGTAACTCTATCCCCTCTAGTGAATCCATTAGAGGCAGAGTCCATAGTAAGTTGCCACTGATATGCGGCGAACTCTTCAATGTCGTCGATGCCCTGATATGTACCAGTACTGAACCGTTCTCCACTGTACTCGAACAACTCAAGTCTCATTCTGAATACAGGAAGTTGCCCTAACTGATAGAAAGGATTCTCATCTTCTACCTTCATAATCTCAAAGGTAGAACCAGATAATGGAATGTGTATCAGGTCGCCTTCGCGAGGACGATAGTAGACATCATCTTTTTTCTCAACATACTGACGAATCTCGCTGTTAAATCTACGGCGAGCCATAATAACTGTGGCAGCATCACGGATCTCTACACCAAACTTTTGAAAGAGGTCGCCCTCTCCATCGTATCCTTCTACGTTTTCAACATAGACTTCTACTTTGAATGCATATCGAAACTCTGAAAGAATCTCATCATTAAAGACCATATCTCTGGACACAACTTCTCGGGGCAGATAATAAACATCTTGCCCATAGAACTTGAGAGATTCAACGATTAGATTTTCGTAGAGAGCTTGTTCAGATTTTACGTTGTGGCGAAAGTGTACTGAAGTTGCCATGACGTTATCCTACAAAGAAGTCTGGCGGCACTTCCTGTTCGAGACGCATTCTTTCTCGAATCTTTTCCTGTTCTTCTCTGCCCTCTTCGATATAGCGAGCGCCACTAATGGTGACGCCGCCAGGAAGTTGCATACCTTCAAACTTTGACATATTTTGACCCCACTGCTCTTTGATAAGGGCAGTGGTATAGTCCTTAATGAACATATCATTGTAGATATTGGTATGCGTTGTTGGATCAACGGTTTGATAAACTTCAAGAGCAATATATTTTCCAGCACTCAAGGTGCCGTCTTCAATATCGCTGTGCATATATAAACGATTTTGCCGACGTGCAAAAGTAATTAAAGGTAGACCATTGACTTTCATATCAATCAACTCCATGTACTGACGAACTTGGTCATAGTACGACAGACCGCCATAACCAACATCAGACATTTGATGAAAGTCGCTCATGGCAAATTGGTAGTTGAATGAAAAGAAATTAGAACTGTTAATGACCGAAGCACTAACAGGGAACATTTTAGTTACATACAATATATTTGTAGGTAGAGTAATATATTTGTTTGTAATGTCGTCAGATGTTAACTGATGTTCGTAATAGACGCGCATAGTTGCGTCGTGATGAAACTCTTGATACAACTGAATGGCATCATCAATCTTATCTTCGATTTGATCTTCATCGACGTTGACTTCAACAACTGGTTCACCCAGTCTACGAAGGCAAAATTCGATCAGGTCAGCGCGAGATGAAACTACCGCCATGTTATGCTCCGTTCAGCAATGTACCAGCAGAGTCGTAAATTCCGATACCATTAAAACCATCAACTTGATCTGCGTTGAGGTTTGTTACTTTAGTTGTTGATGCAACAGTAAAAGGTGCTGTTCCTGTTGTGTTACTGAAGTTAACAGTTGCACCAGCAGCAGCAGTAAGTGTAGTTCCGTTATCGAACGTCAGCGTACCAGTAGTGTAGTTATCGGTAGCACCGCTGCTAAGGAACAATGGGGCATTTGAATCAATTTGACCTTGAACCTTTGCCGAATCGTACGACTCAACAGTAGCAAAGGAAAGTACACCAGATCCATTCGTAGTTATAAACTGATTAATTGCGCCATCAGAAACAGGATAAGTCAATCCGTTTAATACCGCACCACCAGATGCTGTTAAAGTATTAGTAAAAGTTTTAGCACCAGAAACAGATTGCGTACCAGTTAGTGTAACAGCAGCAGAATCAATCTGACCTAGAACTTTCGCGGAATCATATGATTCTACAGTTGCAAAAGAAAGTGTGCCTGAACCGTTTGTGGTTATAAACTGATTGATAGCACCATCAACAGTAGGATAGGTCAGACCATTTAAGACAGCACCGTTGGATGCAGTCAAAGTATTAGAGAACGTCTTAGCACCGCTAATCGTTTGACTAGTGCCGAGAGTTACATAATTGTTTGTAACATCTGAATTTAATGCCTGAAAGTTGGAGTCTAACTCTGTGAAGGTTAGTGCAGATCCTTTTACGTTTCTTAGAGTGAGTTCGGCCATACCATTATTTCCTCAGGCAAGTTGAGGGGGAGGATACTCCCCCTTGATCTTTATTCATCACGAATCAACAACTGATTCGTTTTAAATCAGTTTGGCGCTTCGTAAGTCAGTGAAGAAATACTGATAGTATCGCCAGCACCGATAGAGGTAGATGACAAGATAATGTCGCCACCGCCACCAGTAGCAGTAACTGAACCAGTGAAGCAAGAATCACCAGCGCCAGAGAATACAGTAAACTTAGTTACAGTACCTGCTTTACAGTTAGTGTCGTCTGTGATTGCAGCAGCAGTAGCAATACCGTTAGCAGCAGCACCGAAAGCAGTTGCGCTAAAAGCAAGTGAAGCAACTACTGAGTCGTTCTGACCACCATTCTGGAACTTAATAGAACCAGCACCGCCAGCGTCAATCAGGTCAACAACATAATCCGCAATACCGTTGCGAACATCAGTTGGGTGAGTAACAGCCATTTTAATCTCCTTTAGGATTTATTACTTTTGTTTTTCATCCCGCTCTTTGCCGTCGGCGACAAGTTTAGCGAGTTGCTCTTTCGAGACTTTTGCGGTCACTTTCACCTCTTCACGAGTGCCATCCTTTCGGATAACTGTGGCGGTGCCCGTCAACTTTCCAAGACTTGATTTAGTCTTAATACCCATTATTTATAATCCTCAATGATTTAAAAATTATTTAGTTACGCTCTTAGAGACAATTATTTTACCTTCTAAGATTCGTTCAACATACGGATTACCTGATGCTGAATCCGTATATTCAATCTCCACGTCATAAACATACCTCCTCCTGGTCAAGGAGTCGGTTTGTGTGTTAGTGAGGATTATATCAATAATCCCGTCACTAGCAGGGGAAATAACTCTAGCGTCAAATGAAACTGCTTCTGAGGAGTCTGCCCCATAACTACGATTAATCTTTCCTCTAACAGTGGTATTCGCTAAATCCCTGTAAGATGCATCTGCGTCAAGAAGTCTCAAACGCCATCTAGCGTCTGCTCCTTGATCTACATATAAATCTTCATACAATGCCATCTGTTATATCCAAGTATCTTTTTTAACTATTCTATTTATACTTCAATCTGACCAAGTGGTCGTCTGATAGTAATTGTCGACAATGCAGGTTTATATATTCTAAATGCTTTAACCAGCGGAATCGCCTCAGTCAACTCTGTACGTTGGGCAACACCCTCTACTGAAGATACACCAACCTCATCAGCGGTTAGATCTGCTTCTATCGAGAATACAGTTCGTTTAGTTACAGCATTAACTACTGAAGGTTGAGCATCTAAACCTGCAACGCCATTACTATCTGGCACACCTGTTGCTACAACCACTATTCTCTCAGCAACACCAGATGCTGAAGATGATCCTGCTTCTACAGATAGTCCACCTTGGTCATCAACTTCTCGATCACCAACACCAGCAACTCCGGAGGCACCAACTTCAGCAGCAGTTAGAGCACCGTCTACTATGACAACTACTCTTTCAGCAACTCCAACTACTGTTACATCTTGAACAACAGCAGCGCCAGAACCAACTACGGTTCTTTCAGATACACCAGCAACAGTCGAAGATTGAGCAGCAGGAGTTGCGTCAGTGTCAACAACGGCACGTTCTGCCACACCAGTAACATCAGATGCATCCGCTACCACCAAAGCAGCGTATTCTGTTACAACTTCACGTTCGCCGTTACCAGTTACAGAAGAAACACCAACTTCAGCAGCAGTTAGATCGCCGTCTACTATTACGACAGTTCTTTCTGCTACGCCAGATACAGTTGCTTCTTGCGCCTTTGGCGTTCCTGACGAATTGGCAACAATTTCTGGTACAACTTCTACCTGTGAATCGCTAGGTTGTAGTGAACCAGTTGCTGTTATAACACGTTCCGCTACACCAGCGACAACGTTGTTAACAGTAGGTCTTAGGGCATGCGTAGCAAGGTTATCATCAATCTCACGTTCAGCAACGCCTGCGACTCCCGAAGCACCAACTTCCGAAGCACTTAGATCGCCATCTACAATAACAATAGTTCTCTCTGATACGCCAGAAACGGTAGAGGATTGAGCAGAAGAAGTTGCATCAATATCGTTTATAGTTCTAATACCAGATCCATTAACTGCTGCATCTTGTGTAGTTAAGGAAACTGCTGATCTAATCTCACGCTCTGCTACACCAGCAACAACGTTGTTGAGCGTAGGTCTTAGAGCATGGGTAACGCCATCGTCTTCAATCTCGCGTTCTGCTACACCAGCGACACCGGAAGCACCAACTTCAGCAGCAGTTAGATCTGTTTCAACAGATACGACAGTTCTTTCTGCTACGCCAGATACAACAGCATCCTGCGCCTGTATAGCACCTGTTGAGTTAGAAGTTATTTCTGTAACAGCAGTTACAACTGGCGCATCGGTGGTAAGAGTAACTGCTGACCTAATCTCACGCTCGGCAACACCAGAAACATCGGAAGGATCGTCAACTATTAGCGCAGATTGCTCGGTGATTATTTCGCGCTCACCATTACCAGCAACTACTGAAACACCGATTTCATCAGCGGTTAGATCTGCTTCAACAGATATAACAGTACGTTCGGATGTACCTACAACAACAGAAGATTGAGCAGCAGGAGTAGCATCAACATCATTGATTGTACGTTCTGCTGTTCCTGCTACAGAAGAAGAATCAACAGCGAGTGCTTGTACAACGTTGTTAGTTTCAATCTCGCGTTCTGCTACACCAGCAACACCAGAAGATCCTATCTCTGAAGCAGTTAATGCTCCGTCAACGACAGTGATTTCTCTTTCTGCTGTGCCAACAACAGTTACATTTTGAGCAGATAAGGTCGCGCCTGATCGTATTTCTCTTTCCGCGACTCCCGATACTATTGCGTCCTGAGATGCTACTTGCGGTGGTATCGGATCTCTTACAGTTCTTTCAGATACACCACCAACCGTCGAAGACTGGGCAGTAAGAGCGGTGTCAACATCAACTATAGTCCTTTCCGCAACACCAGTTTCAATACTAGAAGATTGAGCAGCAAGCGCAGTGCTGACGTCTACAATGATGCGCTCAGCGGCACCAACAACAGCAGAAGGATCATCTATCGCAAGCGCACTTACCTGAGTAACAACGTTTCGTTCAGCGTTACCTGTGGTTGCCGCTACTCCAACTTCAGCAGCAGTTAAATCAGTGTCAACTCCAACTATGGTGCGCTCAGCGACTCCAGTTTCTATAGTTGAAGAATCAGCAGCAAGAACAGTATCTACATCAACAATGCTGCGCTCAGCAAAACCACCTGTACCACTACCACTCGTTTGTAGAGAAGAACTTAAGACTGATGGTCCTTTAGTTGCGGTGATATTTGTAATGTTATTTTCTGTTGGTTTTAGTGCTATTGCTCCAGCAACTATAGTACGCTCAGCAACGCCAGCAACTACATTGTTTTCTGATGGTTGTAAGGCAGCGGAAGTTACTCGTCCAATATTTGCTGTTACTGTAACTTGAGAAGGAGTATCTACTTCTGCTGCTGAGACAACAGTTACAATAGAACGTTCGCCATCACCAGCAACATCAGTAATAACTGATTCGTCATCGTGTAAAGAACCAGATCCAGTGATTTCACGTTCAGATACACCAGCAACAACAGAAGATTGAGCAGTAGGAGTTCCCGATCCAACTATGGTTCTTTCCGATACACCAGAAACAGTAACATCTTGAGAAGCAGGTGTGGCATCTACATCTGCGATGATACGCTCTGCGACACCAGAGGCACTAGATGGATCTGCGTTTACATCACCATCAACTTGCCCATGTACTTCAAGTTCAATAACACGCTCGGCAACACCAAAGACTAAGTTATTTGAAGTTGGTTGCGGAGCACCAGAACCTGTAATAACCCTCTCGGCGGCACTAGCAACGGTGCTACTTTGTGCTTGTATCGCAGCACTCTCAGATACAATAGTTCTTTCTGCTACGCCAGATACAGTAACGTCTTGAGCAGATATCGTAGGTGATGTTACAAACCCTTGATTACCTGATCCAGAAACAGAAGATGATTCCGCTGTTACTGTAATGCCACCTTGATCATCGATGATTCTTTCAGCAACGCCAGCAACTACATTGTTAGCAGTAGGTTGTAACGTGCCTTGAGCAGTACGAGAAGCACGTGCTTCTCCAGATACATTATTATTAGTGATAGGTTGAAGTGCCGCTGATCCAACTTGTGTTATTTCGCGTTCGGCGGCACCATCTACTGCTACATTTTGAGCAGATACAGCACCTGATGCATTTCTAGTTGCTGTAGCGGAACCAGAAACAGTAGAATTTTGTGCTTGCGGGGAACCACTACCATTACTTGTGATTACAGTGGTTCCAGAAACAGAAGATTCTTGAGCAGCAGGAGTAGCATCAGTATCTACTACACTACGTTCGGCAATACCTGCGACGTCTGATGCGTCAGATACAACGAGGGCAGCGACCTCAGAGACAACTTCACGTTCACCATTACCAGTTACGGAAGAAACACCAATCTCATCAGCAGTTAAATCTGCTTCGATTGTTGTTACAGTTCTCTTGGTAGTACCTGAGACGGAAGAATCTTGTGATTGGGCAGCGCCAGATCCAGTAATCTTGCGCTCGGCAACTCCAGAGACTGTTGCGTCTTGCGCTGTTAGTTCAACGACGAGTCTATGCTCGCCGCCAACATATCCAGAATCATGATACGTATCGTCTACGTATGGGATAAACTGTGCTGATGATGCCAAGGTGTTACCTTTTTATAGTTATAAATCAGTACAACTACTATTTAGGCAGTTTCTATTTCCTCAATCACGTTTTCGGCCATTGCTTTTCCTCGTTCATCACCATTAAAGACGAATGCTATAGTAGTTCTGAGGCAATTGGTCTTAGCAGCATGATATAAAAGTCTATCAGGTTCTTCATATGTTCCATAATATCCATACTTACACTGCCAACCCTTCACGTCAGGGATTACTACATGTTCTTTGGTTTTGGGATCAATATGTTCCCATTGCCCGTCACCGCTTTCAGACCAAGTAAAGATAATATTAAATCCTGGTGCGTTGGCGTTGTTATGCCAACCAATATAACCTTTTGGGGGGTAAACCATAGAAAGTGCTTTACGGTGAGCACCAAGATAAATGCAAACATCATCAACAAGTTGTTCACCCTTTCCCGCGAGTTCTACTTGTTTGTCGATATCGGCGTATCGAAAGTGTTCCGCTCTCAGTTCAAATCCCATCGATGATTCTGGGTATCCAAAATGTTCTCTACCTTTGTAGATTATTTGTTTGCGGTAATCGTCTCCAGTGTACCAGTCAGCATCATCATCTTTGTTGTAGTTGCTGACTTTTGCAATGTCAATCGTTTGTACTAAATCAGAATATTCGTTTAACAGATCTAAGAATTCTTCATTGCGAATAATCGCAGTGTTCATCGGTTCAGCATAAAAATCCATAATATTAATCAACTCTCACATATAGCGTATAAGTTTCAATCGTCTCCGGAGTATTAGTTAGTGTCGCACCAGTGTATTGCCCAGTGTATTGAGCAGTATAGTTTCCAGTGAAGTTCGCAGTATAAGTTCTTGATCCAGCAAATCCTCGTATGCCCAAAAATGTTCCTGGTGTGAGGTAGTTAGAGCTTGCATAGTTTCTAGATCCACCAAAGGATCTGGTACCACCAAATGTTCGAATACCTGTGAAGTTAGCATTCGCAAAACCAGCAAAGGTGCCAGGGACTGGACTGGTGAAAGTACCAGATCTCGCACCAGAATAGTTTGCGGGAGTTACACCTAGGAAAGCAGCATTTGATGCAAAGTTTCCTGCCCTCACTCCAGAATAGTTTGCTGGTGTTACTCCGAGGAAGTTATTATTGCTCGCAAAACTTCCTGGTCTCACACCAGTATAGTTCGCTGGAGTGGTTCCCAAGAAGTTAAAGTTCGCGGCGAAGTATGCGTTTCTTGTGCCGAGATAAGATGATGTTCTACTGCCAAGATAGTTTCTTACCCCAAGATACCCACGAGGACCGACATAGTTTCTGGTGCCAGCAAACTGCCAAGTTCTCGATCCAGCGAATAATCGCCAACCGTTAAAGTTCTTCGGTCCTTGGAACCAGCGCAATCCAGTAAAGGGGAGTGGTTCAAAAGGTTGGAAACGAGTGAATACCCTTGCCCCTTGATAACCGCCAACACCCAAGAACGACTGATAAACGCCAAAGTTTGCTGGCATTGGACCATTGAAGTTTGCAGATCCACCAAATGTTTGTTGCGCTCCTTCGAAGTAAACGGATCTCGCAAAGTTTGCAGGGGTGGTGACAGAGAAATAAGCACTTCTTGGACCCAAGAAACTTCTTGGTCCAACATAATATGTTGGCGTAACACCTCCAAATGCAGCAGATCTCGTACCAGCAAAACTTCTGGGTCCAACGTAATATGTTGGAGTTGTTCCTAGGAAGTTTGCTGCTCTTGTACCAGCAAAACTTCTTGGTCCAGTATAGTTTGCTGGGGTGGTGCCAAGGAAGTTAAATGCACGGTTTCCTACATAAGAACCTGTTCTTACACCAGCATAGTTTGCTGGTCTCGTTCCCGCAAAAACTGCTGGAGAAGTAAAATTGGCAGGACTTGTATAGTTACCAGCATAGTTTCTCGAACCACCAAATGCTCGCACTCCAGTAAAATTGGCAGGAGAAGTATAAGTGGCAGCGTAGTTCCTAGTACCAGAATATTGAACATTAGAATATCCAGTGTACTGACCTGCGTATTGTTGGTCCGCAGTAGTATAACGAGTGTCTACAGCTGTACCACGTGCTTCCCAAGTTCCTGTTCTCGTAGGTGCGCCCTGTGCCGATGAGCGTAGTTCGTATGTACCGACTTCTCCATGCCTAAAATATTTTCCTGCTATCTGTCCAAAGGTAAGCGACATCTCTGAATCAGTCATCGCTTCTAAACCACCATCATATGACGCTAGAGGATAGGAACCATACTGTGTTCGTTTGACGTGCATCGCATTACATTTAGCAGGAGCAGTAATAGTCTGTCTCTGCCAAATACTATACTGAGTTACATTGCCATCTGTAGTTGTATCAGTAAAAACATTAGAAAGAGTGGCAGACCAGTCTCCGCTCGGAGCAGAGGCAGCAAGTCTTTGCGATCCAGGATATTCATTTGACTGTATAATTGACATGAGCGATTGCCCGATGCCATCCATAGCATCAGAATCCATATCAAATATGTTACCGTCCGACTCATAAACAGGACGACGAAACAATCCCGTACTCTGGTCGTCCAGTTTTACTGCTCCGGAAGCACTATCACCCTTTAATTGATAGAGAGTAGTTGTGGTCGATCCAATAGAAAGTGAAGATCCTGGGTGTGTTCCTACTGCTTCGTTATAGAAAGTGTCAGTGTATGAACCAATGGCAGAATCTCTATGCGCGATTGTAATAGATGATTTAATAGCAGTGGGACCAAGAGTCCCTCTTTCAGCAAAGCGCAATCCCGCCTGATACGCGAGATAGTTCTCATTGGTAGAAGTCGCCCTTTGCAAATTGCCAGACGCATCTTTTTGAATAATTGGTAATTTGTAAGGTTTCGCCATGACTATCTGCTATGCCGATGAATTTATTAATCTATTTATACGTTTAGCAACTGCTTATGGTTTGCCTTCAAAATGATCCCCAACCTGAATCGCTGTTATTTCAGATAGATTTCTAGTAGCAGTATATGATTTATGATATAAAACTGTATTTTCTGGCATAGGCACTTCCCTATGCAACAAAGACCAATAGTTCCAACGATAGTTGTCTTCAAAAACACCAATCTTCAAGTCTTTATACTTCTCAACTTTTTCTGTTAACCACCAAAGAGTAAACTGATCCCAATGCCTTAAATGGTATGGGTAAGTTTCTTTATCATAGTTCCCCTCTTCATCGGTCGGCCACCAATGACCTGCTCTTTGCTGCACATAAATGTCATACCATTCTTGCATAAATTCCATGACTAGAGGGTTGCTGCTATCATACAAACAAACGCCACCGCAAAGAGTAAACTTACCGCCAGGAAAATCTATGTCTCTAAAGATATGATAACACTCTTCTCTTAAGTCAGTGAATACCATATCATTATCGCCGAGTTCATCAAACACCAAGGCGATGTCTTCATGCAAACATTCCATATCTGCGTCAATATAGAAAGTTTTATCGAATGGACTTTGAGCCATGCCCCAAAGTTTCGCTCTGTAGTTGTCGTCGCAGAAAATTATATGATCAGCAATCTTTTCCCGACCATCACAAAACCGTTCTTCGGTTACAAAGCAGACTTTTGCCTCGGGGTGATAGTCCTTTATCTGCTCTATAAGATTTAATGCCCAAGCATAGTAGACATCTTCTTTAGAGGCAACAATCAAGTATCCGTTATTTTGACTCTGCTGCTTCATTAGTTACAAATCCAATACCAAGTTCTTCCATCATGATTAGTTGAGCGTACAAGTTGAGTTCTACAAGATTCTTAGAACGTCGCAGTTTGCTCTTTAAAGTTTTATTGGAAGTGTTTTTGATTTGATCGATTTCTAGGATTTTGATCTTGGCGTCAAACAGTTTTTCTAACTCTCTCGCCTGCTCTTCTGCCTTCTTCCTTTGCTCGTCGATTTCCTTTTCTTTGGATTTGCGTTCTTGACGTTCTTTGGTGTTCTCGTCAATTTTTTCCTCACCAATCTGTTCTAACAATTCGGTGAAGTCGGGATTTAAATCCCCATTAATGTCAAACTTCCGGACAGTAACGACTTGAGAGATTTCTCTGTTATTTTCGTCAGTAATTAAAAGAATGGCTTCTGCCATTTCTTTTTCTTCATTGTGCCAAAAGGCATTGTCCATCCACTTTCTGGTCGCCATCATAAACTCCTATGATATAAAATAATTTAAGTTGCTGACACCCTTGTATATAGTGTATATGTTTCCACATCTACTGGCACTGCCACCAGAGTTTCGCCAGCATATTGATTACCAAACTGTCTCGTATAGTATCTAGTGTATTGTCCAGTGTACTGCCCTGCATAATAACCAGTGTATGTTGCTGATCTTGTTCCGGTGAAGTTGATACTAGAAGGACCCAAGTACTGATCAGCATAGTTTCGGTTGCCAGTATAGTTTGCTGCGAAGTTTCTGACTCCTAAGAAGTTAACAGGTGCACTTGTATATTGTCCTGCATAGTTTCTTGAACCAGCAAACTGCCTAGTGCCAGCAAACTGTCTAGTTCCTGGGAAGTTTGCTGCTCTAGTTCCTAAGAAAGCACGAACCCCAGAATATGCAATATAGTTAGTGGATGCGAAATAATTATTTCCTAGGAAGTTAGCAGGTGTTGCTCTGACTCCAGAATAAGTTGGGAATCCAGTAAAAGTTGCAGGAGCAGGTCCCAAGAAATTCGTAACAGGTCCAGAGAAGTTTTCAGATACCGCAACAAAGTTATTCGTTGGTCCTGGTCTCACCCCTGAAAAGAAATTCGGAAAACCTGCTTCAAAAGGTGCGGTGTTGCCTAATCTTTGACCAGTGTAAAATGCTGGTCCAACAAAGGTGCCAGGAGTAGGCGCACCAAAGGTTGTATAACTGCGTATTCCAGAATAAGAGCGAGTTCCTGCGAAGTTTGCTTGCCTAACACCCACATAGGATGATGCAATATTAGCAGTGAAGGTTCCTGGAGCAGGTCTAGTTCCTAGGAAGTTTCTAGAACCAAGGTAAGAGGATGTTCCGAAAGCAGTAAAGGTCATTGGAACATAATCTGTTGCTGGTCTCACGCCCAAGAAGTTAGTCAAGGCAGAAGTAAACTGTGTTGTGGCGCTTGTGTATTGCCCAGCATAGTTCCTTGACCCCGCAAACTGACGAGTTCCCGCAAAGTTTACAGGATTTGCTCTAACGCCAGCAAAGGATTCAGATTTAGTTCGTGATCCACTAAAAAGAACTTGCCTTACACCGAGGAAAGTTGCGGGAGGATTTTCATACCTTAATCTTGTGTATTGCCCAGTGTACTGTCCACTGTACTGAGTAGCGAACTGTCCAGTATACTGAGTTCCAGCATATTGCAGAATCTGTGTGGTGTTCTTTGTATCAACAGCAGTTCCTCTTGCTTCCCAAGTTCCGGAAGCAGTTGGAGCACCTTGCGCTGAAGAGCGCAGTTCGTATTCACCAACTCCGTTCGTATAGTACCCATAACGAATCATACCGTTACCGATTTCACCAACTTCTGATGCCGACAACTCCTGAAAATCAAAATCGTTTATTCGTTTAATTGGATAATATACTTCTGAGTCAACATTGATTGTGAATTTGCGCCAAATATGATAATCAGTTGTCCCGTCAGTTTTAGTATCACTGAAGCAAGTATCAATCCATTTTTCGTATTCTGCTGATGGTTGAGTAGAGGACAACCTGAAAGTTCCAACTCTTTCTTCAGAATGGACAATTTCGTTTACTCTGAGAGCAAGAAGTTCATAACTCGCAGAATCCATAGGGTGTAATCCACCGTCTGAATCTACAACAATCATGTTCTCAACTACGCCATCAAATGGCACCTCATAAACTGAGTCCAACATCTGATACAATGTTGTAGTGGTAGTTGATGGTGCGGAAATGGACGTTCCTGGGTGCGTTCCGATTGGATCAGTGTAGAACGTATCGGTAAAAGTACCAATAGCAGAATCTTCAGCAGTATTCGTTAAGGTAATAGCACCGGAATATCGTTTACCTACTGAATCGAATGCACCGACAAGTGCAAGACCACCTTCGTTGGCGAAGAGTTCTTCTTCCAACAAGGTCATTTGTTTAAGATCGCCGCTTGAGTTTAGGATCTTTATCGGTATGCTATTCCAAGCAGACATACTGTATTATCCTTTCTTTAAGCGTTCAACAATGTGCCATTGCGATCATAAACGTTCGGGACTCTGGCGTTGACTTCGGCAAGTGCTCCGTGGACAGTTTTAGCAGTTGTATGCGGAGTGGCATCACCAGAGGCAGGCATTTCTATTGCTCGAGAGAAAACGATATCTGCGCTGTCAGTTCTCCACACTTCCTGTGAAGCAGAATAAAGTCCAGTGTAGAAAATTATGTCGCCGGAATTATTAACAATACTGGCAAACTCAGAACCTTCTACAGAATCAGTTTGAAAGTGAATATGCCCATTACCAGAAGCAAGGCGCACATCCGAGTCAGCATCAAGAGTAACACCACCAACAGCGGTAGTAATCATGAGAGTGCGAGCAACTTCCATTCGAGTTTCTGCTGGCGCGAGGTTCCAACTGATAACCTGATCGCTGTCTCTATAGAAGTAAATATTACCGTCATAGGTGTCTAGTGTCATATCGCCTGTAACATCAATATGGTATCCACCAGTTACTTCTAGTTTATTATCTGGACCAAAGGTGTACTCGTATCTTGTATTGCTACCTCGCATGAAGGTAATACCAGAAGCAGAATCTGCTACTTGCAGAGTCAACTGACCATCAGTTGAAATGGTGTAGTCGCCAGTTACAGAATCTATGTTACTGGTTCCCATCGTACGATTGAATCGAGTGACGCCGCCATCTTTATGGACGATGACCCCACCATCAGCATCTAAGGTAATGTTATTTTGAACATCGAATGAAAGATCGCCTGTTACTGTGTGCGTTTCATCGCCAACAGTGATTACGGCGAGAGCGGAGTCAGTGGTAATCTTACCTGCGTTAGCATCAAATACTGCTTCGATTTCATTAATGGCGTCAACAATCACCTTCGCTTCGGTGTCCAAGTCAGCACCACTACCGCCACCAGCACCGTGCAAGTCGCTGTCAAGTTCGTTGAGAGCGTCTACAAGGGTGTTCGCGGTAAAGTCGGTCAAACCCCTTACCTTACCCAAATTGCCTGATGTTTCTGGTCCAATAGCGGAATCCAGATACTTCATATCTGAGTCAACAATATCACCGAAATGATTAAGGTCAGTGATTAGTTGTTGAAAGGTATCCGTCGTCTGAAATAGAGGATGGTCGCTGTCATGAAACATGTTATTCGACATTTTAGTGCTTCTCTATCATTGTTTTTATTAGGTCTTTAAGTTCCGAGAACTCTTTTTTTAAATCAGCGATATCTTCTTGCATCGCTTTTTCTTTTTCCCTTTTGGCGATTACACGTTTTTTCATTTCGCGTGCACGCTGTATTTCTTCCTTGTTTGTATTTAGTATTGCGCCAGTAGAGAGGTCTTTAACTAGACTAGAATGACCCTCAACATGCCTAAGTTCTTTTTTCATCAGATCAAAGCAATCGCTTTAATGTCTCGAATGATCGGAACTTGACAACTATTCCTGGTTCTCAACACTATTTTTATTTGGAACTGACGGAAGTCAGGAAGGTTGCCATCAATCCCGCCTAGAAGATACCTATACTCGCTATATGTAATCTCTCCAGGACCCTGAACATACAGGTTCTTAGGAGGATCATTATCTGGGACGACTCGCTCCCAGTCTACAGTATAGATATCCTGATCATCGCCAGTAGTTGTTCGATAATATAAATCGAAATCTGCTTCTGGCGGTACGTGCAACTTAGCAATAATTCGCAAACCATTTCCTGCCTCAGGGAGGATAATTGGTTTTGTAATATGCTTGGATGGAGTAGTACCAGACAACGGATGAGTTTCAGGCAGGAAGTCTTGTGGAGCATTCCTTACGGTATCAGCACCATCAGAATCCCATGCTTGGTTGTCAACGATGTAGTTAAGCATGTTTGCTCCGACACCTTGAATATCAATCATCGGAGTCAAATCAGAAACGTAACCAGACGCTTTCACAGATTGCGCTCTAGGACCGCCAAAGTTGGAAACCTGAGATGTTTGTAACTTAGTGGTAACAACGATTGAAGGTTCTCCATTCAACGCTGTTGGACTCAAAGTTTGATCACTATTAGCGAGGTAACGAGGTGTGTCAAAGTATATTGTCTCAAATGGAGTCAATGTAAACATTCCATTACCATTTGTTCCTGGGGTTGACGTATCGTCGATATCAAATCTGGTGTCTTGGGTTGGTGTAGAAAGTCCAACCTTACCATGCGAGAATCCGCTAACGAAACTTGCTTGATACTGAATACTGGTTCCTGTGAATTCTACATCAGAAACATTCCAAGTAAACCTGTCGATATTACAAGCGGAAAGACTGCTTACTGAATCTGCGCCAAACTTACCAGTCGAAGTAAAGGTTGATCCGTCATTAATGGCAACATAATAACCATTAACATCAGGATCCACAACCACGTTGGCACTGTCCATAATTGAACCGCCAGTAACACCGTTGTAATCAGTTCCTGATCCTAATCCTCGGATAATAACCTTATCGCCGTCTAGCAAGTTGTGGTACTTGTGCTCAACACGGAAACGAGTTAGGTCGTCCGAATCAACAGATAAACTTGTTGCATAATTGTGGTTAACTCTAAAATCTGGTTGATTGTAGAAATTAACAAATCCTTGCTTCTTGAACTTCGCAGTATAGATACGGAATGCCAAATCTTGATTCTGTTTTGGAGTCCAAGTAGAACCGTTCTGAGACAAGAAGAGAGAACCAGTTGCAGGTTGCTTAGAAACACGCTTATCAGTTCTACCGATTACCAGATCATATGTTGTTGCTACAAATGCCTCGTATCCATCACAGTCTGACAATAGAACCAGAGCGTATTCTTTACCCGCCTGAATATAAATTGGTTCTTCAAACTCAAAAGTTACTGGGTTCGCTAGAATATTATCCAGAGTAGTTTCGTCAGGATCGGTCACATTAGGAATCGCAGCAACCACATCACGCACTTCTTTAGCGGTCTTATAAACACAGTGCTGCTCGCTTATAGGCGCACGGTTCGGAGTTCCGTTTGTCACATCTCTTATCTGTAACTGTAGTTGAACTTGAGGTTCACTAGCAGCAGGTGCTCTCCGCATAAACACATCAATCTTGGTGATGAATGCTCCGCTAGTCATGGATGAAGCGACTAGCGAGAAAGTCTGCGCCAATGGATCATATGGAACCCAAACAACTTCGCTTTCTGTCGAGATCGTTTCGCTTTCTAACGTCTCTGCCACTCGATCAATATAATCCTCAGTTCTAACAACGCGAGTGCTTACAATATCTCTCCTTCTGGTGATTGCACGACCAGCAGCGCGATATCTTGTTTTCGCTCTAGAAAGTGCGTCGCTACTTACGCCAGAAGAAACGTCCAAAAGTTTTACTTCGCGCGAACCAACTCTAAACTTCCATCCGGCATAGTCATAAACAGCAGGATCTCCTGCGCCGAAACGAGCAACACCTTCTTTAACTTTCTTCAACCAAGTTTCAAGTTCTTCTTCGTAAGGGAACACTTCAGATTCAGGAACAGGGATGACTGCTGTATTCGGGATGAACAAATCAAAATACAGATTACCGAATTGGTCTGAAATAAGAACGTTTTCGTTTGAAACATTGAGAGAATTAGGATGCTTCTTCATCCAAGTAGCAACAGGCGCATATTGTTTATTTTGTGCACCTGCGTCCAGCAATGTGGTGTAAGAACCTTCGTCCCGACTCAATACCCACTGATCCATCCTAACTCCGTCGAAGTACAACCAGAAACGTGTATCTGGGCGCAGACCTTCTGCTTTACCGAGCACTCGTCGAGCTCGGATAAATGGAACAGTACTTACATCTATGATCTTATCTTCGTCGAAAGTTTCAATTTGATCGCTTACTACGCGAGTGCGAACACGCTCAGTAATTCTTTGAGTAACTCGGCGAGTGGTTGTCGTTCTTTCGATTTCTCGCTCGACACGACCTGCCTCATTAATTCTACGTCCACCCAAATCTCTAGTTGTGGTTCTTGTAGAAACAAAGGTAGCAGTCCAAGTTCTAGGAACATATGCAGATAGATCATTCAACTTAATGTAAATGGTTTCGTTGGTAATATTTCTATCAGGCAAGCGATGATTGTCTACCCAGAAATCAGCGGAAGGTCTTAGTTTCAGATTACCTTCACCAGCAAATACGTTAAATGGGTTGACATTATAGTACCCACGTTCTTCGTATGAGTATGGGGTCATCCATGAAATTACTTCTTGACTTAGAGCGGAATCAAGAACTTCTTGATAGTCCAGCATCAACATATCGCCCTTTCGGACAATGTTGCTCAAAGAAGGAATAGTAGTTGTGCCTCTTGCTCCGGATACCGAGTCGCCTGAATCGTAGATAAAGTCGTTCCAGAACTTAGTATGCTTCGGTTGAATCTCGCCCTTTAACGTATCAAGAGTCTGCGTGATCCAACTTTCGTCATCAATAAAGTTCGGTCCAACTTCTGCTGAAGCGAGGGCAAGTCCATAACTGAAATCGTCAACGAAGAAACCAGTCTTAGAGCGAATATTCCCTTCGCCATCCTGCTCGATAAGATTTTGCGCTTCTTGTTCGATAAACGAAAGGGCAACAGTTTCTTCCAATCGCCCGACTCGGTTTCTTAGACGATCGATGTCTCGCATAGTGTAGCGAGGATATCGGTTAGTGGAAACCATCAAATCCCTGACAGATTTAGTATTGCCGTTCAACAAAATATTGAAGAGGCGCATTGTACTTTCATCTGGTTGAGGAATTCCTGGTACGAGTTCCTCATCTCCTCTCTTAGTATAGAGAACAGGTCTAAATGTGGTTTTGTCGTATGTTAAGTTGATCCCATCTATTCTCTTATTATAGTATTCTACACCAAAACTAATTGTATCACCATCTCTAGGAATTTCATTGTAGTCTGCAGAGTTTATGGTATCTTCTAATGGGTTAAGTTTTGGACGCAGGTCGAAATACTGATGTAGAGGATATGGTTCGCCATCCAACTTGGAGACAAACGTAGGAATATCACCGTAGTCAAACTCAGGGAACTGACTTGTTGCAGATGCTGAGTCAGTAAACAAGTATGAGTTTGGTGAGAAGTATCCGTCATTTCTAGTCCAAGTAAAGTATCCAATCTTCGCAAGGACTGAGTCGGTAAGATCACTGACTCCTCTGTTTGGGGTCAATGAAACAGGACCGTAGAAGTTATCTCGTTGTCCACCGTCAAATACGACGTTGTTAGTGATCACTGATCCATCAGAGTCAGAATCATATGCGTGGAGCAATCTCACACCGTCATACAATCCAGACATCGCAGTTCCATCTGCTTTACTGGTAATCAGGAAACGATCACCAACAGAATCATTGTATCTTCGCAGTTTAAACCAACCTTCTGTGTACTTCTTCGTGTCTGGAGTAAGACCACCAGACTTCAATCCTTTTTGTACATAATAGTATACTTTGTAGTTGTGACCGTTTACAGGATTTGGGGGAGTAATAGTTGCTGTTCCTGACGATATAGTAATGTCACCCGCGCCGATGATAGGCGCACTATCTGTGTCAGTGTTGATGAAAACCCATTGTCCATCATCAACGAAATCTTCATCTGATCCACAAGTGAGTGATAGAGTTCCTGATGAAACCGAAACATCATCAAACCTTTGAACTGTCATTTTTACATCACTGACACTCTTAACGCGGTGGTTTGAAATTTCAAATAGAGAATTATTAACTTCCGGTCCAATTATAAATGCTTGTTGATCTTCTAATTGAAACTGTAATGTGTCAGTAGCAGATGCAGCACCAACTTCGCGCATAGTCTCAACATCGCGGAAGTTTTTTCCTGCCTGCATTTGAATATCCATCAAATGAACTCGATATTGAGTATCAATACCTTTTACATTATTGCCTGTTTTACCGTTGTCTACAGTTGTCCAGTCCATATTAACAACGGACTTAACTCGCGCATGACCGATACAGACACCACTTTCGTTTAGCAGTTGTTGTTTCTTCAGTAAGTTAAGGTTAGAAGGATTCCAGTCTCCTAAGAAACTATTAGTGCCTGAATCATTGCCCTTGACGCCGAGATAGTTCTTGAAGAAAACGCCTGTGCTTGTGCCTGAATCTGAAGTAGTTGAGACTGGTTTTTCAACATAAAGAACATTGTCGAGTTCTTGTTCTAAACGAAATCCGTCTACATAGGCAAGGGGATTCAATCCTTGATCATTGACTCCGGACAAGTGATATCGCATTCTCGTAGCATCACCGTTGGAGTCATCCCATTCGTCAACTTCCAAAGCAAATTTGTTGACGATAAAGTCTCCGAGTGCTTCGTTTTGGCGAGTCGCCATTCTTCTTTCAATTTGATTAAAACTATCCGTGCCCTGTTTAATCTGTACAATCTTAGATTCTCGAACCTTAGCAAATTCAATGAAGTCCAATCTATCAGATACTTGATTTTCAGTTATTAGTTGAAGTCGGATTCTATAGCGATCGGCACCTGGAGATGATAGGTTTGGTCGAGCACCTTGGTTGTCGTACAATCTTTCGTCATCAAGAACAGTAACAATGTCTTGTACAATTTCAAAACCAACGTTGGCGTTTGCTACTGCGCTGTGCTTAGAGATGGCAAGTTGCTGTTTCGGGGCGATAACGAAATGCCCACGAGTAAAGAAGTCAGCAGTCTGCATTGTGAAGATAACACCTCGTCCAGTTGAAGAGGGTTCACCAGCAGCAGTATCCTGCTTGTGTACTCGCAAGTCGCTCAACCCAGGAATTTCCAAAGTTTCTTCTTCGACAAAAGCAAGTGGGGCGGTAAAAGTATCAGTGTTAGATGCACCTGCTGCGCCTTGAGAAACATATCTTCCATATAATACAGGAAGATCGTCTCCGCTTGCAACTTCTACGTGGTTACATTGGAAAATAAGTCCAGATGTTTTGCCGCCCTGTGTACTTGTACCAGTAATTGTGGCGCCAATATAATCTTCCGGATCGTCATACAGTTCGTCAACGATCACATATGATCGAATGTCAGTACCTGCACCAGAACTCTTCGGAGCTACCGCACCGCCATCTTGAAAAATGTTTGCAGCGAACTTCGTGATTTGATTCTGCAAGATTGTTTGTAACTGAGTAAGTTCCCTCGCCTGCAAAGGACGACCGCTGTTGAACAGGATGCGATAATATCCATCGCTATCAAGGAAATCGTCTTTGTAAACGTTCTTAAACGTGTTATCAGTATACGGATTAGGCATTTTTTATTTTCCTTACAGGTCAATCACGATCTTGACGTCTTCAGTTTGTTCGTCATCTCGAGTAATTTTAACTCTGTTATCTATGTAGATAACTTCTCCCGAGAACCTGTCTGCTTCTGCTGGTCGTAAGTGTGGTTCACGAATATTATTAGCACTATCATTTGGAACAATTGTTCCAGTGCCCAAAGGAGATGTTCCTTCGTAAAATTCTATGTTATTTGTTCCATCAAATCTCTTAAATCCAGTTGCTCTTGTTTGATGGACATACGCAACTGCTGTTGTTGAATCATATGTAGCATCGAAGTAGTCTAGAATTGCTTCAGCATTCGAATTAGTCTGCCTTACTATTTGGTCACCAGTTAAGTTAGCAGCAAAACCACTTGTTCCTTGTACGAACAATCTCTTGTAAACTTGGGCGGTCAGACTACTCACAACTGAATCGCCTGTGAAATCAATCAAATCTGCTGAATCTTTTAGCGGATTCTTGATCAATCCAACCTGACGGAAGTCGTTTCGCACATTAAAGTCGTTGTTTTCTACACCAGTCAGAGTTGCGTTAAACATAATTGCTGACGAGTTCAAGTTTACAACTGGGTTGCCTCCCATGCCAGAGTCACCGTCGATAATCGCGCGAAGCACACATCCAGAACCAGTACCAACACTGTCTGGATCCAACTCTACAGATGCGTTTTTATAATTTTTACCGAACGAAAACGTCGACGCAGTAGCAGAGTCTTTCATAATTACCTGATAGACGACACCAGAGGCATTAGTCCTGGCAAACCCTCGCGCGGAGTCTCCTGGATTAGTTCTAAATCCAAGACCTCGGTTGCGAATATTTTCTCCAAATATTTGCAGACTAATAGTGGTGTTTGCAGAATATCCACTACCACCATTTTCGACAGCAACACCGATGATTTGTCCATCAACCGCTGCTTTTTGAATCGCTAACTGATTCGCTCTTGTGGTTGTTAGTTCGTCAGTGGCAGGACCGCCGTCAGCGGAGTCAATGATTTTTTCTACTGGGATATATGATGAAGTTAAAAACTTTCTCGCTTCAGCAGCACCAACCGTAAACAAAAACTGCCAAACATATCCGTCATTAGGGTCAGAAAAAGGTACTCCTGTAGTTGTAGCAGGTTTTACGGTAGAAGTATTTGGGTTTCCATCCGCGTCCATACCTTGTTGTAGGCAAACAAACACACTATTATCATCAGTGATCACGTAGTATGACTGTTGAATATCACCATCTGCTCTAATGGTAGTGTTAGAACTGTAATAATTGTCCCACTGATTGTATACTGTACCAGCAATCCAGTTATGTCTTGGTACAACGTATGAAACGTCAGGAACAAGTTTCAAAGACTGTAGGGATTCTTGAAACTTTAAGGCATCATCGCGTGAAGGATTTGGAACAGGAGGATTGAGTTCGCCAGTTGTGGCAGTCGAATCCCACTCTTCTGCTCGACCAATCCCAAGATAAAAACGATCCGAGTCAGTTCCTGCTGTTTTACCAATGTTTAAGTAAGAGTCATAAATCTTTTCAAGAATTTCTCTTTTAAAACTATCTGATACTGTTGCTACCATTTTTCCCTACTCTCTTATGGTACAATTGTTAAACTATCGGAAGAATCAAGACCCATAGGCATCCATTCGGATGGCGTAGCGTGCCAAATCAATTCTATTCCGCGCTTTCCTTTCAAGACCATTGAAGTTCCTGGTCCGAAATTTGATGGCGTGATAGTTGCGTTCCCGCTGTTAATGTTTACAAACTTTTTAATTTGCCCTGTTACTGTTCCATCTGGGCAAGTAATCGTCGTTGTTCCAGTGCTGTTGATGAACGTGATAGGAACCCATGGATCAGCAGCGCCAGAAGCAGTTAATTCTTCTGTGTTTTGAATGATCGGAGCATCTACGTACAAACCTCCTTCATTTAAAGGAGTGATTCGAATATCAACGTCAGTTGTTCCACTTGCAGCATCGCTATCAACGCACAACTTTATGGAATTGACAGAATCGCCGTTATCCAATCTTAGAAAATGTGTTGAAGAAGTGACGCCATTTAACTCTAGAATCTGATTACCATTGGAGTCATGAATCATGCCAACCTTTGGTGTAGTCAAAGTCTTATTAGTCAGAGTGTCTATAGTATTTTTAAGAACTACAGTACCAGTCGTATTTGGCAAAGTAATTGTTTTATTACTACCAGTCGCGACATCACCAACTAACGTAGTTGTATATGATCCTACATCTGAATCGCCAAAAATAATATTACCATCGGAATCTAGGTGAAAGTTTCCCGTCGCTGCATCTGAATCGCCAAGGAGTTCGAAGATTGTTTCAAAATTCCCGTTGATTTTATCAGCAGCAGCGCGCAGAGTATCACCAGTGCCATCATTAGCAGTGGTTCCGTTCAGCAATATTAGTCGGTTTGTACTGTGTGCCATTTTTGCGTTCCGTAAATTCTACTGTTTATTTATACCAGTTTTATGAAGTTCCACTAGGATTATGAATAGTTCCATCACTATCTATAGGCAATAATGGATTTTCTGTATATTGGATAAGATTATCGTCATTCGCCCCAAATACACTTGTGTTTCCTAGACCATCACTGTCGCCATTCAAGAAAGCATTTTTCAACCGTCCAGAAGAAGAACCTGCCATTGCTGCCAGTCTATCTCTAATTAACTCGGTATCTGGTGCTGTCGAACTATCGCGAAGATCGTTAGGGAACTTTATAGTCGTGAAGTTGCCTGATCCATCACTATCGTATCCATACCACTTATCTTCATCAAGCAGGTTAATTGTGTTTGAAAGGTCAGCATATGTGCCATCAATCGTTCTTCCTTCAATGAGATCTGCCTCATAGATTGATTTATACTGAGTGTGCCAACCACCAACGTTGCGAGGATGCGTCATATCATTAACGCGAGTCCTAATCTTTTCACCATATGGTCCTGGTCCAATCTCTGTGATTGAAGTAGAGAACAATCCTGTTCCGTTGCGCTTCAATACTTGCGCAGTAGAGAACACCTCTACAGGAGGTGGTGGTTCGATAAACGATGGTTGTGGACCCAAATTAAAGTCAAAAATCGAGTTTATCTGCACCTCACCAGCAAGGTACATACCTGCTGGATGCACGAACGTTTTGTATGCCTGCCTCCAAACTGGTACACCAATAGGAGTAGATATTAAAATTCCATACAATTGATAGAACTTATTATCAGTGATTCTTTTCAGCGTTACTTCTGAACCGATAGTTGAGTATGATCTGGTTTCTGAAACCATCTTCAGATTACTTCCGACAGGAACATACCCTGTATCATTTAAGAACTTTAATTGTGAGTCACTATCATATAGTGATTCGCCGTTACTATCAGTTCCGATAGGAGTCAGTGGCGTTAAATATTGCCCTTCACTGTCAACTGGGGTCAATCTGATATTAAAAGCAGAAAACTCTCTCGTGTAATCTATGCCCTGCCTCAGTGGAACATATTCGCCTTGACTGTCTTGAACATATAGGTTTATTTCTGAACCCATAAAGGTATAGGGGAAGTTATGTCCACCGTTTTCGCCTTGACCTTCAAAAATCATTTCTTCTTCGTTAGGGTCTCCAACGTAGAAAACTTCATCTTTTCCGTAACGAACTTCAATATCGAGACCGTAAAATACACGGAAGAACTGTTTGATAGAAAACTCAGTTCCCTTTGATCGGTATAATAAGTTTGAATATTGTAACGAAGTTCTTTTATCTTGGAACGATTCGTAGTATGGTTTACCCATCAAGAGTTCGTTGGCAATAAAGTCGAGCAACTCAACCTTCGCGCCAGTTACGTCTCTGTTCAACAACAAATCATTTAGTGCTTCAGTCGCTGCACCTTCTTCCTCTAATGTTTTATAATATTCTTGTAGGAAGTTTACAAGTTTTGGGTACTTGGTGTCAAAATGTCCGGGCAAGGTCTCATAAACCTGATACTTATCAAGGTCAAGTTTATGGCGATAAACGTCTGTTAGAGTTTTATCTAATGGCATTTTATTTACTCAGTGTCGACCAATATTGCCTTCGCGAAAGATTCTTCAGCGTCATACTTAACTACGTTATTCAACTTTGCCACCACAACTGATTCATTTGCCGGAACCGCAAAAATTTTGATAAAGTTTCTGGCGTTCGGAATACTTTGAACAGTAAGTCCGTCGATTTTCACGATTCCCTCGGCGGCATTGTAAGAACCAATATTACTTACCAATATCCTCCCTGAGATACTTACCAACTCAAGATCGCTAGAAGGTTTGCTATCAAACACAACTGGATTTATTCCTGGTGGAGAAATTCTAACTCTCTTATCCAACTTGTTGCGAATAAAGCATGTCTGGTTTCGGTATATGAACAAAGAACTGGTGATTGTCGGTTCAATAACGAGTGTTGGATCCCTCAATGCTACAGGGAAATACAATTCATGATTTTGCTGTAAGTTGTAAACTGGGGTAATTCTTCTGTTTATCCTAATATTGGATCTAGAAGAAAGAACTGACGGGTTAGTAGCATCAATTTTAGTCAACATATTAGATCTACGGAAAACTTGATCAAACTTACCTGTGTTGTCATTAAAGTAGTTATCAATGGCAGTTTGAACATCAGCGCGAATCGTAGACTCAGTATTACCTGTTAAAGAAGGGTTCCACTGGAAAAAAGTTTGCGCAGAAATAAAAGTTTCCACTGGATCGGTGAAGTTTAATCGGAAAGAAGCGATCGAAAACTCATCTGCTAGGTCAAGTATGCCTCTCCTAACAAGGTCAATGGTGGCATTGGTCAAGTTCTCTTTGAATACAATGGAAGTGAACACCGCACCATAGTCTGGTTTGTCGTCGTCTTCGCCGCCCCAAGATTTGATGTCGTCAATATAGTTTGCGTATCTCTTCAAAATAATTGCAGAATAGTCTGTTGCTGTTACCATTCGGTTTTGAGCAGCATACTGGTATGGCGCTCTTATTCTGATAGATTCGATATCTTCTTTATCGTCACCGCCAGCAGATCTGGTCTGTACTGAAATACTAACATCTTCATCAGGAACAGCAATTGCGTCTCCTGTTTGCCTCTCAACGAATTCTAGAGAACTACTCAATCGCAGAGTTGGAATATTGTTAGCAATTGCCCCATTAGTTCGCAGATAGTTAATGTTAATAACATTACCTGCTTGCGGTGCTTGTCCTAAAGAATTTCCGTTACCGAAAGTCAATTCATAAAATCCGTTCGGGGATTCTCTCAATACGTACAAGCGAGAAAGTTCAGTAATGGTTGTTGCGTTTAACAGATTAGTATGCTCCACCGAACTACCATCAGTCGCTGCTGCTTCTTGATTGGTGTAAACTTTTACGATTGCAGTGTTGATATCAATGTTTTCATCAGGGATAACATAAACTGTGTCCACAACATCACCAACAACAAACTGTAAGTTTACTTCTTCGCCTTCAAACACTCTAATCGGTTGTGATGCGTCAGCAGTTGGGGCAAACCTGTAGACTTCACCGCCTCTAGAAACAGCACTAATAGATTCTCTGTTAGAAAATGTATAGTCGATTCCGTCTTTTACACCTCGAAGTACCAGTTGTCCTGGTTGCAAAGTTTGATTGTTTGCTACGTTTAATAGATCGACTGTATTAACTTCTACCTCAACCGTAGACTCTGGAGATTTTTTAGAATTCGGAACATAACCCAAAGACTCAGCAAGGGATACAACAGATGGACGCAGTTGAGCAGTAACGAGATAAGATTCGTTTAGAGAAAAGTTTGCGATAAGACCATTTAGATGCGTATTATATGCCAAAACATCTAGGATGTTTGATAATCCAGATGCCTCGAAATCGTAATCTTCAAACTCCTGAGTGTCTTTCAAAGACTGCTTAAGAGTATCTTTGATCTGTTGAAAATCTAACTTTGAAGAATTAATTGTTGTTGCCATTATCGTAACCTGTTCAAGTTTACTCTTGCTGAAAATTGCCCTTGGGAATTGTCTATTTCAAATTCTACAATAATAGCAACTGTGTTTCTAAGACTATCCCTATCGAATATGCTTGCTGCGCCTGAATTAACGAGTCTGTTTCCGTCATAAAATTTAACGTCAGTGACAGTTACTCTCGGTTCATCTCTATTAAGTGCTCTGATAATTTGCCTTCTAACCAACTCTTCAGAGTATGTTTCAACCATGTCGAACAACATTGATCTGAGGTTCGCACCGTAATTTGGGTTGAAAGGTTTTTCTAGTCTGTCAGTCAGTAAGACGTTTTCCACTGCTTGAATTACAGCAGCAGTGTCAACTTTTTTATAGACGTCGCCTTGCTTCTTGCCATCTTCATTAATAGATCCTGGCTTAGCAGAAAAAGACAAATCTATGTCTTTGTAGTCTATTTTTTTCCCAGTGACTAACGTAGTATCAGTCTTTCCTGGGGTGACTCGTTTCAGTGCCATTCTTATTATCCGATGGTTTGATACATCTATTTATACTGCTATCAGTCGGTTATTTCTATAAGGTCTGCGCCTGACAACAATTGTCTGTTGAAGTATGTACAAACTTTCATCTCAAAAGTTGCCTTAAAGTCTTTTTCGATTTTAGGCATCACCACTATTAGTTGTTGAGTAAGAACATTATCTGGTCGAGTATAATCATAATCCAAACTTAACTGGTCGTAGAAGAACAAGTCTCGAATATGCAAAGAAAGTTCAAAGGTCGCGCTATAGTCGATCTTTCCGCGAGAGTTATAAAGAGTGTACGCGCATGCGCGACCCTCATACTTCAACTCATTAATATATGGTGCGCCTTGTACAATAGATTTTTGACAACTACCGCCATCTTCTTTCCGATATGGTTCTCTCCAGTATCGCTTGATAGCAGGTTCACTAGAGGAACCGTCGTACTTTCTACGGATACCGTTCGCTGGGTTGTAATATCCTTCCGTAACCTGTAATCTGAAGTTGCTAAACTCTTTCAGAGAAGAAACACCTTCCATCAACCATGCATGCAGATAAAACTGTCGCGCGAGGTCTTGTCGATCTTTAACGATAGGAACAAAGTCCAAAGAAGTTTTAGATCCTGGGGCACCAAAGAACTTAGACATGGTGCTAGACTTAGACAATCTGGTTTTACTTGTGATCGGCGCATCCATTTTATCAGGGTTGTAGAGAGGATCTGCCAAAATAGTTCTAGTTGCCGCCTGTTTATTTTTAGGCAAGAATGTTTTGGACGCACGCTCTACTGGGTTACCAAGAAGCGAATATCCAAACCTTGCTGTTGGGATACTTGTACCAGTTCTCTTAATCTCGTATGGAGCAGATGGACCAGGATCTTTGTATTTTGCGCTTAACCTGTTTTCGTCTAGCAATGATTGTATACACTTTGGTCCATCAGTTTGACCTTCTGGAGAAGTTGCCGTATCGTTAGCACCGTCCATCGTTCGCAACTTGGAGCGAATCTCTGGCGTTTCTGGTGTCCAGTTGAAGTAATAAGTGTATGTGTCGTTCTTCGCAATCTTATCTTCAATGGTATCGTCGTGGTCGATAACAACCTTACGAACAGCATATGGGGAAGTCTTGTTCCATACTTCCCACCACTTAGTCGGGTTTCCGTAATACTGGTACAAAGGTTCGTGCCCTAATATATTCTCTGAGTGCTCCGAACTCATGGCAAGTCCTTGGTTTAATCCTCCTGGCAATCCTGGGATAATCCACCAATCTGGGTCGTCATTGAGCACACTACCATCAAATCGCATGGATTGCAGAACTACATGGTTATCCTTCGCGTTCCAACCCCACTCAAATTGATAATCTGGTTTTACGCTCATCGGCGATGGAGTAAACGTACCAGGAACTCCTCCGACACTACTTGCTACCAATGCGCCACTCGCAGCAAAGGCAGAGTGGGCATGCTCGGAAAACTTGGAGTATTTCGCAGTCCATGCTTCAAGGGCACGACCTACAAGGTTGCCATGAAATACTGTATTCTTGCCTTGTGTATCATCACCGCCACCAGTGAACAAAGATCCAAAGAAGTGAAACTCCTCACCTCCAATCTTACCCTTTCTTCCGATAATATGCATACGATCAGATGAGAATGTAGTAAACCCGCCACAAGCAGTTGTGAGATGTTTTTCTGCTGTCATACGAATACCGCGACGAGCGTTCGGAATAATATCTTTATTCGACAGGATTCGATAATCGCCTTTTGTGATTACCTTATGCTCACTCGCAGTAAAATCTACGACGTCACCCCAGACCTTTGTATCTTTATTACCACGAACAATGGTTTGATGCGTGTCACCAGTTTCAGTAATATAAGAACCATGAATCGAGTGATTGTGATTCGCCCCAATATCTACGTTCATTGTACCACCAACAGTCAGATTATAGTTTCCGTTGACTGTTAGATTCATGTCCCCGTCGTATGTTATGTTGCCTTCACCCTGCACAATCAGTTCGTGATCTGCACCAACCACTTGAACCTGATGCGTACGCGAAGCGATAAGAACTGAACCGTCTTGCTTTAGTTCTACGCCTGCGCCAGTGTGATGTTTGATCAGGATCCGCTGATTCCCAGGAGTATCATCTATCTCAAACGAATGACCTGATGGTGTTACGTTTGCTTGGTTAAATGGGAATATAGAAGTTGTGCCGATCGGGACATCAAAACTGACGCCCATAGTGCTTCCGCGCATCCAAAGATCATTGACCTTGACGCCGCGACCAGCAGCACTTACGTTAGAAGAAAACCAGGTGTACCGTAAAGGATACTCACCTGTTGGATCCACTGATCCATCTAGCGGTATGCCTGTTGTTAACTCCTCGCTTTCTGCATTAGGGTCATTAATTCTGTCTGTAACTTTATTAGAACCAGTGGTCATTAGAATTTCTTCTCCATAGCGTCAGGGTCTTTGGTTAATATATCTGGACCTTGACCTTCAAGTGCCTTCAAGATGTCCTGAGGAGACAGTGCAGGATCGTTTGGAGGATCCATATACAAACTCTGCTTATTAAAATTGTTGTACACATAGTCGCGCACATCAAACCCAGGATCGTTTTGGGACACGTCTACATCCATATGACCCAATGCCTGCCCACCAGGATATTGGTCAAAGAACGTTCTAAAAATTTGATACAAACTATTATATTGAGACTGTGTAATGCTTCTCGGCGAAACTTCTATTTCCATATCCCTCGAATCTGAAGGTACATTAACACCGCCAACTAAGCACACACCAATCGAGTATGCATTATGGTTATTAACTGGGCAATGATTTCCTACGCTGTTTAGAGGAACACCTCTTTCAACTGCTCCATCTCTACGGATAATTAAGTGATATGCATTATCGCCTGCTCCAGTTAATTTAGTCAACTGCGCAGCGGTAAGATTAGCGTTCGTAAAAGTTTCAGACCAATGCACGATTATCTCGGAAATATCGCGAGTCATACTCGCCATCTCCGCTTCAAGTTCTTCTATAGAAGAAATGTAGGTGCTACCTGCCTGAATATTACTCCCACCTATTTCATAACTAGGAGGTCCGACAATATCAAGTTCTTGCTCTTCTGTTAATCCTATGATAGTTGGAGCAACATCACCAACGGTATCGGTATACTCTTTACTTGAGTTTGGTCCACCATTTATCCCTTGTATCGCGTTACCAGCAAGTTCTTTTGCATTTTCTACTGATAGTTCGGAAGTGTCAATTATTCCCGCAGCATCACCCGCTGCTTTTATAGATTCTTTTACTTGTTTTGAAGTTTTTGGTCCAATAACGTCATCAACTGAAATCAAATCTTGTTGAGATAAAATTTTGTTTACAACTATTGTTTTAGCATCGTTTATTGTAGCAGGTGCACCTGTATCCGATGTTATCCCTGCTTGTAGCAAGGCATCATTAATTAGTGCCATGCTGTCGTTTACTATATTGTTCGCAGCATTCTGCGCAAATCCTGGCAATCCAAGTTTCAAAACTTCTTGGTCAACCGCGCCAGCAATTTGCTGTAACTTCTTCTCGTATCTAGTTGTTATGGTTGCTAGTTGATTTTCAATATTAACCGAAGGTGCCTTTTTTGTCAGCACTCCAGCGATATCTGTCGACCGAAGAACATTTGCCAAAGTTTCAACACTCATTCCTGGTGTTGATCCGACCATCAACTCCGCGACCTGCTCGTATAATCCTGGCGTTGGATTTCCGTTATTTTCTCTGAGAGTTGTAGCAACCAGAGTGTCGATTTCTTCTTTAGTGCTGTCTGGCAATGTTCCTCCTGTCAGAGAATCAAACGCCGCAGCGGTTCCATTCGCCGAGACAACTGACTGTGCGATGAGAGTATTAAAGGCACTTTGTGTTCCAATCGCCATATTACATTATCCCTTATTTTTCGGAGGAACTTCGTCGACTGGTGAAATAAAGTTCACGATACCGTCAATCTTATCCTTCACGAACTTCAATCCTTCTAAAGGTGCATAGGTGCCGACATCTTCCGCAAGTGCTGGCAAACTGCCATCATACATACCGTTTGATTTTTCTTTGATGACTTCTTCAAGCATAGTCTTCACGCTCAGAGCAGTTGCGCCATTCACCACTCGCCATGGATAGTTGTTTCTTTCATTATCCAAGTGATATACGATATCATCGTTATCACCATCCGCGGCATCGCCTTGTTGCTCGCGAACTTGGTCGCCGCCAATCGTATAGGTGATTGTACCATAGAACCAAGCGACCTGATCACTGTAAAGAGGAACAGTGCCTCCTGGTTCTTTAAAAGTTCCGCAGACTATTTGAGCAGGAACTGCTACATCTTGCTTCCAAACATATCCAAGGTCCCAATCTTGATCTCCCCAACCCGAAGCGAGAGATCCAGTGCTCGGTTTAGTTAATGGAGTTCTTCCTGGCAGTCTAACATCGTCATCACCAAACTCTGGTTCATACCAAAATTGTGGGATGTAAACTGGCAAAGATCCTGGTGTGAGTCCACCATTACCAACTTGTTGATACAAATACTTTTGAGTTCCCGAATAGTTTACTTGGTGAAACTCATCGTTGTACATGTGATCACCTGGCTTACCACCCTGCTCTTTCCAGTATTCAGGCAACTCCATTTCGCCGTGTACATACAACATACCTGTGCCATATGTAAGGTGATCTATGTCGGGAACTTCTTCGGTCAACGAGACCCAACCATCTGCTCTATCGTGATGGACTGGACGCATGTCATTGTAAGGGTGTTTACCGAACGAGTTTAGATTACCTGTCCTCTCGAAGTCTCGAACGCTGTATCGACCAATGTTTGATAAGTTTTCAATCAACCATTGCTTGATTCTTTCTGCGTGTGCTTTTTCAAGGTCACGAAGTCCAATCCTATCAAAAAAGTTTTTGATGTATTGATTAATTTCGCTTAAATTAATTCGTGCCATTACCTTGCTCCAAGACCACCATAAATTGCCTTCGCCTTACCTTCTGCTGATGATTTACTACAAGCAGTTTTAGGATCAACATAATACTTCACAAGTTGTGCGACCTGTCCATTACCTTTCTCTTCAATACCGTCAACCTTCGCGCCAAACAAGTTGCCTTCAATCTCGCGCGCACGAAGCAACTTGGACATCGCATTAGAACGAGCAGTTTTAAGTTCGTGAAGAACATAAAGCAACTGTCCTTCAAAGTCTGTTGAATCTCTAGCAGGTGCCAATCTGCGTATGTATGCGTAGAAACGATAGTATCTAGGCGTGTTGGGTTGCCATCCAGCAATGCCGATACCATTACTCACGTTGGTGGGATCAAGTCCACTAATTTCTTGTAGCACTCCAGTAATTGAAGATGCTTGTTTTGCATTAAATCCATTGTCTATAAAATAACGAGCAACATCTCCTGCTGGTTTACTGCTAGTTGTTAATATTGGATCAATCGCCTCAGCATTAGATTGTTTAAATTCATAACTGAATGGGTTGGTCGCCATATCCTCGCGTTTTGACGCCTGAACCGTAGTTGGAAATTCAATACGAGGTAAAGAACCAAGCACCAACGGTAATTGTGAAGTTGCGCCATCTAGGAAGAATCCAAATACTAAAGCACCAGGAAGTATCTGAGAACTTGTACCGAGACCAGAAACACCATAAGTATCTCCTGGGTTCATAACCTGCGCCCAAGGCAAGTCTCTTTGTGGGATACCAGTTTTATCTGTTGTATCTGCGTGAAGACCGTGTATGCGAATCTGTACTCTACCTTCCAATCCATATGGAGGAGTGTTGTCGATTACGTTAGCAACGAACCAACGAACATCGTCACCGTAGTATTCCTGATTAAATGTTCTCACTTAGGAGTGCCTCCGTCATAATCGGCAACCTTTGTTACTGAGGCAACCACTTCGTGCTTTGTCGAATAGAACGCATTTCTAACTTTATGCACTAAGAAAGTACCTGATAAGTCTTTATTAAATTCTTCGTCGCCAGCATCTTCTACGTTTGTGTTCTTGAAATTAATTTTAACAAGGTCGCCAACGGTAACACCAGAAGCACCTTCAGATAATGTTTGCCAAAAAGAGACACCAGGAAATTTTAAGTCCATCATATTTTTGTTAAACATGCTCTTTACTGCATAATGCCTTAACTTATTCAGTGCTTCTGACTCGTCGAATACATCGTGATAACTATTTCTATATCCATAAGTTCCATAAGAAGTTACGATGTTTATAAAACGCGAGTCAAACTGATCCATAGTTTTCGTTTCGTTCTCGATAGTCAATGTTTGTTTGTCATCGAAAACATTTTGTTCTCCCTCTGACATCATCCCATATGCTTTCATTTTCTCCAGCAACTTAGTGATGTCGTATCTTCTAGTAAACCTTTGACTGCTGAACACATCATAAGAACTTAGATTGGCACCGAGAGCACCTTCTTGTATCATTTTTAACGTATCTTGTATGTTTTCCATTAGCAAGTCTTTTACTTGGAATTTCTGCTTATCCAAGGAACCGCCACCAGTTTCCGAAGCTCGACTTTGTGAATACAGTAGAGGTTGATCGGCGTTCCAAACCTCTTTATTAAACATATATTCAATGTTACCAAATCGCATCACATCTTTACCATCATTTAATTGCTGATCGTACAATGTACAGTATGCGTAAAAGGGTGCCCCAATACTCGTAGTTGCCCTGTCGATTAACCAATCAACAGTTTCTAGAGGTGTAATGTATGGTATGACTACTGTAACTGGTTCTTGTCGACTAGGTTCGCCGCCCATATAGTTTCTATCTGTACGAACATCAAGGTGATTCTTCAGAACTGCTTCAGAAATATCTTCTAGTTTACCACTGTATGATCTAGATATCTTAATCGCTTGATCGCGATAGGCATGCGGTGATATTAAATTTAAATGATAGATTTCCGAACGCTCGCCAACTTTAACAATTTGAACTATTGAAACCACATTGAACTTATACTTGACTTCAATTCCCTCTAATTCAGGGATTTCAATCGTCATAGTAAGTTCTTCAGTGCCTTTTATTTTTATTTCATCAAAAACGCCAGCGTCATCTAAAATTGCAATTTGACCGGTGATGTAAGGTTTTTCAAGATCTTCGAAAAAGTTTACCTCAACAACCATTTGCTTTAATTCATAATCTTCGCCTAATCTTTCTGCGGACAACAATGCCCCAGTGATTTTATATTCTTGCTTTACATTTTGCGGTGCTGGCATGATTATCTTCTACTACCAGTCAGGAGAGAGTTGTACTCTGAGACAACTTGACTGATGACGTCCCGTTTCAATACCTTTATTGATCGTTGCTCATCGTTCACTTCGCGCAAACGTTGAAAATTTGAAACTGATTGTTGAGTGGTAACACTAGTCCAGTCATAAGCATGAGGAGAAGTAGGAGCATAGGTTGGTTTTATCCATTTGCCTTCAGCATCCTCATAGTGATGTGGCGCATCATACTGTTTATATGCCTGTATTATTCTCATTACTTCAAATTGTTTATCTGAAGGAGGAACGTGATCTTGCCCTTCTTGTCCAGCAACATTCTGATTGTTCATAATTAACTTAGCAGAGAACTCTGATGTGGTGATCAAGTTGGAAGTCAATATACCAGTTTGTCCAAGGTCTAAGTTGGGGTTAGTATTAACTGTTGTAGTAGCAGCAACGTTTATTGCACTTCCTATATTAAAGTCTAATGTTATCTGACCAAGATCATAATCAATTTTTATGATTTGCCCTGCGAGTTTATTTTCCCTCAACCAGACATAACTACCAAGTTTAAAAGTCGGAGAAGAAGATAGTGGTTTGTATACACCCAAAGAGTTGCTCAACGCTTCGCCAGAAACTCTAAAAGTAAAATGCGGATAATATTGTTGCGCGCGAAGATACAGTTGAGAGTTGTCTATCGGCCATCCTTGCTCTTTCAACTTATCGTTTAACAACCAGAAAGTCCAGTAGTAATCAGTCGTGCCATAAATCTTATATGAAACGTGATCTGGTCTTTCCCCATTTTGAATTTGATAGTTCTGATAAAATGTACCATACTCTTTAACTTGATCAAGAGCATCAATGTATACAGTTAAATTTTGAAAGTTTACCTTACTTTCTTCGTTACCAAATTTATATTCCACCAAGGGGAATTGTCTGAAGTAGTTTGTAGTCATTTATCAGTACCCCGCCAGAACATCTTCTTGAGAGATAGTTCTGGATTCAGTGAATGTTAAGTTTAAGTCTGTTTCAGCAAAGGTGCCAGTACCGCCTCCTTCCTGAAGCATAGTTTGTCCAGTCGGGTTATATGAAACCTGAAGTGCTTCTAGATAAGCAGGAACTGTTTTAGGGGCATTTTCAATTCTTTCCCCCTCGTAAAACATTTCAATTTCATATCTGTTCGGAAATCTGTAACCCAAAGAAGTTCCTTCATTTCCTCCTGCGAGCAAGGTGGGATACATTTGCGTACGAAACTCTTTAATAATATCTTTGATGTTGTTTGCTTCTTGCTGCGAAGTCGGTATCAACTTAAAGTTGTATTGAAAAGATCTAAGACTAACCTGTTTGAACAGCGCACGTGTATTTGGGTTTGGTGATGTTTTGTTTCTTAATTGTGCCGCTACTCCTGTTCCACCAGGACCCATTCTTCTAGCAAGTTCAGCAACGGCAACATTACCACTTTGCTTTAGAGTTTCTAGATAACCTTGTTCTTCTACTGCATTACCATCAGCTGATGCTGAAAAAGCAGCAGCGCCTGCTGCTCCCAGTCCCATATTTTCATATTCCATTTTATCAGCAAATAAAACTCCTGCTGGCAAATATAATTCTATGGTCTCGCCTGCTGGTCCATCGGTTTCGTCTACTGGGGTGAACCGAACCAAACCAGGATATCCGCGATCTGCTACTGGAAATTTGTACGCCATGTAACCTTACTCTTTGCTAAATATGGTTGTTATTATTTCAGTTATTTATATACAATGCCAAGAACTTATAAAGGCAAATACACTGTAAAACATCGTAGCAAGTATAAGGGCAACCCCGAGGAGGTCGTGTACAGATCTCATTGGGAAAAATCTGTTATGCAGTGGTTGGACAACAACTCAGAAGTTGCGCAGTGGAACAGCGAAGATTTTATCATCCCATACTATTACGATGTGGACAAGAAGTGGCATAAATACCACATGGACTTCTGGATTAAGTTTAAGAGTGGGAACGTATTACTTGTAGAAGTGAAACCAAAAAAGCAAACTCAACCGCCGAAGTCAAAGAATCCTCGCTCCAAACGCTCTCTCAACGAAGCATTCACCTACATCAAAAATCGTAACAAGTGGGAGGCAGCGCAACAGATCGCTTTGGATAATGGTTACAAGTTTGCGATATGGACTGAAGATGAGTTGACCAAAATGAAGATACTCAACAAAACTCCTGGCAAACTAAAGAAACTAAAACCTCTCGCTCCATTTAAGAAAAAGAAGAATTAGATTCTCCTTCCTCTATATGCTCCACGATGAGTTCTATCGCTCTTATCAGTTGGAGAAGGCATTGGACCAGCATTAATATTATTGTTGGTGACACTGTTACTTGTGTTACTTGGAGCATTAACAAGGGTTGCTGCTGCTTGCGCCGCATCTTCTTTTGCTCTTGCTGCCTTTTCGGTTTCCATACTTAAAACATTGTCGCGAGCGATTGCCTCACCGCCACCAACATCATCGCCGAATCCAAAGAAACCTTTTACCTTGCCGAGCAGATTTGTAGCATCTTCTTTTAACTCGTCTGTTGCTGGCGCAAAGAAGTTATTGATTTTTTCTGCGATACTTTTTTCGTTTTCCCTGAGGAAGTCTTTCACTTGAGTTGGAGTGGCACCTGCATCAATCATACGGCGAACCTTACCCATTACGATAGGACCAACCTCAAACTCTTCAAGGGAGTCCTCTAGTTCCTTGAACTCGTCAGTGGCAAGGTTATCAATCGATTTATAGGTATCGAAACGCACCTTACCCTTACCTGTCATGTCATCGAATGAGGCGGTAACTCCTGTTTGAGTGGTAATATTTTCTGTTTGTCCAAGTTCGTTTACAACTTGTTGGTCCACGCTCTCTTTTGCATATGAGAATATGCTATCGTCCTCAATACCAGAAGCATTATCCGCAAATGTTTTCTGATAGTCATCTCCAGAAGATTCAGTAGTCACCGAAGTTTTACCTGCAAGCTGGGTAGTGCCTTCGTCAGGACGGAAAGGATAGAACGGACCAAACCCAACTGGACCGATAAACGGAACATCAAACTCTACACGAGGAATACCTATCTCGGCGAACATATTCGTTAAAGTTTGTTGTATACCAGAAAAGTTAAACAGTCCAGCAAACCAATCTTTTAGAGAGCGGAGACCTTCTATCATCGGGTCCATCCACCAACTGTTTATTGACGCGATCTCGTCAATTAACGGATCAAACGCATTCATCGTACCGAACTCGAACGCACCTCCTTCTTCAGTTGGCATTTCACCCGTTGCTCTAGGAGCAGGTCCATCGCCAATAACCAATCCCCTCTTGCCAGTTTCTGGATTAACTTTAGTTGGAGCAGCAGGTGCGCTACCAATTACGCGACCACGCTTGCCAGGAACCTTTTGAGTTTGAGCATCTTGCTCTGCTCTAGATTCCTCATTTGCCATCGCAATTGCTTGACGCGGAGTGAAACCAAGGTCGGTAAATTTCTCTACTTGTTCTTTTGTCACTCCTTCATCGGCAATGTCAGGGTTGTCGCTTCTTTCAGGAACGTCACTTTCTAGGTCTTCAGGACCACCACGTTTGGCATCAGGAGGTGCTTCTGGTTCCTCGTCATCATCACCGCCGAACCAATTTAACGGATTAAGATATTTTATCGCGTTCGATGCCCATTCTGTTAAACCATCCCAAAACTCTGAAAGAGCATTTTTCATACCATCAAGTGCTTCTGAGAAAGAGAATTCTGGGAAGAACTTTTTAATTGCTAGGAATGCTACTCCGATCGCAGCAGCAATGGCAAGTATAGGCAGGAGGATAGGAGCAAGAGCAGCAACTATTGGCGCCAGCATGGCCATGAGAGCACTAAACATAGCAGTGATAGCAGGGACCACTGTTGTCATCACGAATCCAGCAACAGCACTTATCCCAGAGAATAACATACTACCCAAAGACAGCATACCAGTTTTTAGCAAACCAAGAACTTTAACAGTCTTACCTGCCCACATACCTGCTGTGTTAGTGAAGTCCTCTATTGCGGAAAAGATGCCTCCGAATAGATCTTCTTCTTGACCTTTCAAGAAACCAGATTTAAATTCTGTTTTTAATTTTTCAGTTCTTGATGGTTTGTCGTCACCGTCACCACCATCTTTCTCATCGCGACCTTTTAGTTTTTCGCGAGTGTCAGCATCTTTTTTCTCTTTTTCGTAGATACTCTTATCAGCATTGATTAGGTCAGCAAATCCTTGCGTCAACGCAGCGGGAACGGTGTTCATGAACGTGAGTAATACCTCTGACAACTGACTCAGATTATCGTTGATCTCAAAATTAGATTCTAAAGTAAGTTCTGAAAAAGTGTTCAGTTCTTTTAGTTCTGCTACGACTGACTCTAAAGATGCCATTTGTTATTCTCAGTTTAGGCGATATTGTTTATTTATATCACATCCTCGCGAGTTTTCTCTGCTCTGCTTTTTCGTTTTGTTCTTTGATGTACTCAGTGAGGAGGGTTATGTAGATCTCCCTCTCCCAAGGTAACATATGCTCTAGTTCAGTTAGCGAATAATTATGATGTTGCATCAGAGCGAAGTTGGTCTTATAATGGTTTATAAGACTGTCATGAGAGAGGGTAATCAGAAAAAATCAGTCAACCCTTTTAGTTCTAGTTCGTTCTCTGCGCCGCACTTAATACAATTAAACTGGGCAAGGTGAGTAAGTGCTGGAACATTCTGTAAGAATTCAGTAATTTTTTCCAACTGACTCGCTGTCATAGATTGTATAAACTCTACGATCTCAGACATTTCTTGCGATTCACAATCAATCCTTTCTTCTTCGGTAATAACAGCAGCAATAGATCTGGCGATAACTTCTAAGGCAGCGTTGACGTCCTTTTCAGCATTTTGGACATCACCTTCCATGAGAGACCCATAAGAAGGATATTGCATTTCTACTGAAATATGATCAGTGATAGGTATGATATTATTGCCTTTGGGAACGTCAATATGCAATTGTTCGAGATTGATGACATACTCGTTTCTCATCTTGCATTTTTCTTCTTTACAGGTCATGATGATTGTTGAGGTTTCGCCTACTGACTTTGATCTAAGTTGCGTGAACATGTACTCGATATCAAATGTAGCGAGTTTGTTCATATCAACATTTTCTGACGGGTCTAGGCAAGAAACAATCGTATCGGTCATTGCTTCAAGGCAAGTCTGTGGATCTTGAGACTCAAATGCCTGAAGTAAGATTTTTTCTTCTTTGACGAGGTAGGGTCTGTATTTAACTCGACGCCCTGTGGAGGGAATCTCCATAGTAAAATTCAGCGTCTCATTAACGCGTGGTAATGCCATAATATTCTCCAATAATATTAGGTGTTTTATTGAACCTCAAGTTGACTATATTGTAAGGTGACAGTCAATTCACCCACAGCACCAACTGCTTGATTGTTTAACTCAATTTCGTTAATACTTAACGGGAAACAATTTAGGATCTTTGCCGAGTAGATATCATTTCCCTGCCTATCTTGTTGCTTCACAGTAATCGGATGAACATAATTGTCATAAAATCCAGCAGTATATGGCGCAGTAGGATTAATACAAAGATCCATCCATCCTTGAAAGTATTTTCTTGCGCTATACGTGTGCGTCAAATAAAATGTCATGGACAATACATCGACGTTATACCCAGAGGCAACCTTTATAGGTTCCATCCCAAGTTGTCGGTCCAAGGTGTTTAATGATTTCCCTGGGATTCTCACTGCTGTGCACAATTCGCTGAGTGATGTGGCGAGAGCAGCAACATCTACTGCTTCTCCACCAGGAGTAGAACCAGAAATTGGGGGCATCTCAACCATCCACCTATTGGTGTATGCTGGTCCTTGTTCTGCTTCAAATCTTCCTCTAAGAGTATCTGTACTAAAACTCATTATCGTTTCCTGGCAATCTCTCTACTGTCTTTAAACACTCTTCCTTCACCTGCTTTTCGCCAAGAGGCGAGCGGTAGATGTACAGCAACTTCCCATTCAGGGGCAGGAACATTTGCTATCCTGCCATAAATCTGATCATATCTATATCTTTTTATACACGCTTTGTGTGCGCGCAATTGAGTTCTGGATTTCAAATAATCATAATCTATCTTCAGATATGTATTCCATCTAAACTCAGTATTACTTGCTCTTGACAGTAGATTGTAGAACAACCTTTGTCTCAGGTCTATCGGAAGGTAATGAAGATTCAATCCAGTGAATCCTTCCTTTTGCCTGCTTATCATGATAACAAGGGGGAATCTATCATAGTATGGTAGTTCCTGTTTCCCAACAGGGTTATATCTAAACAAATACATTCTACCAATAAATTGATTCGCCGCCATTTTTATAGGAGGATTCCTAATAATACTCTGGCGATCTACTGGTAGTTTGTTTATCTCCCTGATTCTGTCGTAAAACCATTCCTGAGAAAGTTTAGTATTGGACTCAATACCTTCTTCCTCGAGAAGATCCTTATATTTTTCGAACAGGTTTTCATCCATACGAAGTATTTATACTAAATACTTACATGAAAATACATAAGAAAATCGCTGAGTGGATCAAGTCGCTATTCATAGACCGTTATGAGATAACGATCTACTTCCCAGGACCTGTAACTGAAAATCCAGATGGCACAAAAGTCGCTGGGAGCAACCCAAAGACTTTTATATGTAAGAAAAAACCAGTTGTAGTGAAAGGTGAATGCGAGTTCAAGTTTACAACTGTAGAAAAGAAAGTCTACAAGATCAAGACTGTCAACCCAGTTGGGTTTGATATTGTTAAGGTAAAATAAAAAAGGGCACCGAAGTGCCCCGAGCTTCCCAAGTTTAATCAGCGTTCGCCAATTTCTGGAAGTAAGAGAAAGCATCCTCGTCGCCATCATCACTCGCTTCTTCAGCAGTGGCAGCGGCACTAACCTTAATCTCTGGAGCAGAAGCAACTGGAGCAGGTGCTGGTTCAGCAACTGTGTCCACTGCTGCTTCTTGCTGAGGGGTGTTAGCAGTCGCCCCCAAGACTTCGTTCAACTTCGCTTGGAGTTGATCATAGGTCTTGTAGGTGCTTGGGTCAACGAAAGTAGAAATATCATGCAGAGAGTTAACTGCTGCCTGAAGTTGTACTTCATCGCCCTCAAACAACGGAGCAGGTGCTTTAAACTCAGAACGATCATAGTTACGATACCCTTCAACGTTGCGGATCTTCAGTTGGAAGTCAGCACCGTTCCACAGATCAAAAGGATCAACAGGAGTTTCTCCAGGAAACTGTGGTTGCATCAGGTCTTGGATCTTGTCAAAGATCTTTTTACCGAACTGATACATGAAGACTTTGCCTTCATTCTCAGGCGCAGCAGGATCTGAGATAACCAAAATGTTTGTTACATAATGGAGACGTCGCTTCTGCTTACGAACCTGTTCACGATCTTCCTCATTGCCAGAGTTCCACAACTTGGAGTTGTACTCGCCGAGAGGATCTTGCTGACCGAGCGAGGTCAGAGACTTCTCGATGTACCACTTACCAGTTGGTCCCTTGAACCCATGGTCCCAGTAGCGAACCCATGGTACTTCATTTTCGGAAGGAAGGAATCGAATGACTGCGTAACCATTGCCTGCCTTATCGACAGTTGGTTTCCACATATTGGTATCTTCGGAACGTTCGGTAGAACCACCAGTTGCTTCTTGAGCAGCAGCAACCAGTTTATTGATGTCGTATCGACGTGATTTTAATGCGTTTAAGTCCATGTGTATTTTCCTTGTATGTCTGAAATGTACAGTGTATTCAAAGTATGTTGAGCAATATAACGCTCAACCATATTTATATCATACTGGATTTTGAGCAGAATGTCAAGCACTTTTTGGGAAGTTCATTAAGGATCTAACTCCCTTCTTACCTGCCCAACTAATCAGGATGACCCTTTTACCTTTCTTGACTTCGGTTGCTTCGTGTTGAAACCAAGCAGGGAACATTATAGTTTCGAATGGTTCTAGATCAACTTCGATTTCAATATCTGTAGTTGGCAACCAAACTTTCAGTTTCCCGCCTTCAAGGTCATCAGATTTTTCTATCATGGTGACGCAGGTAAAGTACCTATTATGCGCCGAACCTTCGGGATTATCGTCGCGGTGCTTTTTAAATTGTTGCCCAGGAAAATATCTCACCCACTCAAACTGCGCCCACCAAAGATCTTCCGATGCTTCGGGATACCATTCTCTAAACATCTCATCAATGGTAAGACTAACATCAAACAATCTTTTGTAGTCTATAGGCAGGTGATAGCAACTTCTATTGTGACTTGTAGATTCCCCATCTTTTTCATTATAGACCTTTGCCCTGAAGACTTGGGATTCATCTGCCTGCCACTTCTCTAAGAGAAACTCTTTTTGTTCTTCGTCAAAAATGAAATCCCGTACAAAGGGATCAGTCAATGGGTAGTTGTCCATTTTTTTCCAAGAAGTTTAAATCCATCGCCTCAGATTCAATTTTCTGTTTCAACGAGACGGAAACATACTTTCGAGAATCTTCTATTTCGATTCCATTCTCTTCACAAGCATAGATGACCGCATCAATGTAAGGCATCTTTTTAGACATTACTATGTCTTCAACCAACTTACCGAATTTGGTTTTGGTCATAAACTCAAGAGTATCAACAATCTCTTCTTCAGTCATCATGAGTCTCCTCCGACTCAGTTTCTTTCTCTAATGAGACAGGGGATGCCTCTTCCTTCAGCGCATCAATCAACTGATGCACTTCAGAGAAAGGTTTTGATGCAAGGTATTCTACAACCCTGTTAAACAGTATTGGAGGAACTGCTATGTATTGTTCGCTCATGCCCTTTGCTCCTTCGCAAGTTCTTTCGTCCAAGTCATTCCAATATCAGGATAGAACACTCCGACATCTCTTTTCACGTTGCCATTTTTATCATATGCCAACGCATAACACACCCATTCCATATCGCTTTCTCGGGCAGCGCCATATTTATTGTCGCACCAAACACCGTCGCGAATCCAGATACCAAGGTTCTTTACATACGTTTCAGCAATTTGAAACTCTTGTCTTTGTTTACTATCCTTGCTATCTTTTTGATGACGGATACTTTTAACTTTGTCGCGCCAAACTTTTAGTTGCTCCTTTAC